TTTTCATGTACATGACCATGTATATTATACTTAACTCTATAATCTAATTCACTTGTATGAATAGGATAATGAGTTAGAAATGCACTTTTACCAGATATTTTATCTTTAAATTTAGCCATTCCACATACAGAATTTACATATTTAAGTAATTCTGTAATGTGTTGTGGTTCATCATGATTTCCTAGAATCACTTTTTTTAAACCATTTAATCTATTTAGTAATGGATAAAATTTTGTTTTTTCCATAGTTATATCTCCAAGAATATAGGTAACATCTCTTTTACCTACTACTTTATTCCATTCTGATATAATATGTTCATTCATTTCATCTGCATTACTAAATCCTCTTTTTATAGCCATATTTTCATGACCAAAATGAGGGTCTGAGTAAAATCTAACTACACTCATCTTTTTTATTTTTAGGATAGTTTAAATAATTAAATCTTCTCATATCAGTTACAGATTTTTCTTTTCCACATAAACCACATTCTCCCTTGTGAGCTGTTACAACTCCACCAATGGCTTTTTGTTTATCAGTTAAGAATTCTATACCACAATCAAAACAGATATTGTCAGAAGTTCTGTCATTTATTTGTTTTAAAGTAAATTTCATTATTTTGCTATTTGAAAACCAAAATAACCACCAATTAAAAAACTAGCAGGAATTAAAATTTTAGTTAATACATTTTTATTTTCTCCTTTAGATACTTGTTTTTTAAGATTTTCAATATTAGTTTCAGCTGAAGCATTCAAATCTTTTTCTTTTTGAACATTTTCTTCTGCTGAAATTAATTTAGTTTCAGTATCTTTTTTATCTTTCTCTAAATTAGTAATCATTGATTGTTGATTATCAATGATTTTATCTTTTAAAGGTAGAACTTCTTTAACTCTATCTCCTTCTTCAAGTTCATAACTAACATCATAGGCAGTAAATTCAGCTAGTCCAACTTTATCTTCTACTACTTTATTTTCTTTAGTTTTGTATCTTTCATTGAAGTATTTAGTTAATCCAACTACATCTTTAGGTACTTTTATTTCTTTTTTGATAATATTATCAATCTTTGAGGTGATTTTTTTGTTGTCTGCAACAATTTTCTTATTTTCAGATTCCCTTCTTTTGATTTCACTATTAAGAGAATCTCTCTCTCTTTTTCTGGTTTCTTCAAATACTTTAACACCATCTTTTTGTTTTTTATAATCTTTCTCTAGTATATTATACTCACCTTTTAAAGTATTGTATTTTTTACTATTACAAGTTAATAAACATGAAAAGAAAATACCAAAACATATTAAAATAACTATATAACCTCTTTTTAATTTTTTTACATCTTCTTTGAAGATTAATTTTTCTTGTTCTGTCATAACTTTAGAGTTTAAAGAGAGGACTAAATGTCCTCTCTAATTGAAAATTTATCAATCTGTTCATTAGTAAATGTATCAGAAGAATCTACTACATAACCACCTTTGTCAAGTAATGTAATGATTTTTGAATTGAAATCAATTTTAATCTGATTTCCTTTTTTGTTTACATAATACTTTTTTTCAGTATCAGTTTCTTTAAATTGAAAGCCCATCATTGTGATGTAATCTACAAATGCTTTATCTGCTTCAAAAAATTTTGCCATAATATCTTATATTTATAAGATTAATAATAATTTAGAAAACTGTCTTTTTTCTTCAACAATAGGTTGAAATCTTGGTATTTTTATCTTATTATACTTTTCAATAGAAGAGTTATCAGCTAAAGTAAATACAAATCTATCTTTTCCAAATTTTGATACTTTGTAATTTATCTCAACATCTTGATAATAATACCATTGAAGTACTTGGTCAATTGCATGATAATTTGGTTGATGTCCAAGACCAGCATAGTGGTCAATTAATGTTACATCCCTATTTTCTTCAATTGATAATTCAATAAGCATCCTTATAATAAGAAAACTTCTTCCTGTTCTTCTATTTTCATATTCAGAAAATAGCATCTTCATTTGAGAAGCAAAAATCATATCATCAGAAAATCTATAATTAGATTGTACTTTAGCCAATTGTTCTTTTAATTTATCTATTGGAAAAGGATTCATGATAATTAATTTTTAGTTGTACTGCCATATCCACCAGCACCTCTATCTGTAATAGAGATTTCTTCAGTACTTTCAATAACTAATTTTGGTGCAAATGAAGGAACTAATTGTGCAATTTTTTCACCTTTAGTAACTTTGTTTAAGAAAGGTGTAGAATTATACATAATAACTCCTACTTCACCTCTATAATCAGAATCAATTGTACCAGGAGAATTAGCAACTAATAAACCTCTTTTAAGTGAAACTCCACTTCTACTTCTAACCTGTAATTCAAAACCTTGTGCAAGTTCAGCAACAGTTAAACCAGTTCCAAAAAGGATTCTTTCAAAAGGTCTTAATTTAATATAACCTCTTTCACTAAATCCTTGTTTCATTTTTTCTAGTTTTTCACCAATAATTTCTGCATCACCTTTAAAGGCTTTAATAATTGAATTTGCAGTAATATCCATTCCTGCTGAACCTTCTGTTTCATATTTTGGTAAATTAATACCTTCTTCTAATTTGAATCTTACTATCATTTCTTTTTTGTTTTTATGTATAGACTATAAATCCAACATTGTGTACCTAAGTAACTATACATTATTTAAACTCAATTTCACAAGCACCTCCTGAGCAACTAGCTCCAGATAATTCATCAGCTTGTAGATATTTCTCAGTATAATTTATTTTACTAAAATCTACTGGTTTATTCTTCAACACTCTGTTAATTTTTACCCATTTATGATATAAATGAATATCTTTTAAACAATCAATTGCTTTTGTTGCATTACCTTTAAAGTAATTTTTAGCAAATTTCTTAATTCTTGCAATAATATCTTTCTTTACCATTACAGTGATTCTATCTCCAGTCAACTTGAAATCTCTGTCAGTAACAGCAGAACAAGCATCCCATAAATCATCACCAAAACAATGTAAAGCATCAACTATTAAACCAGAAGCAAATACTGTAGCATTTCCATATTTAGAAATTAATTCTTCTAAAGTTAAAACTTCTACAAATGGAGATTGTTTGTAAACTTTATCTCCTGAATCAGCTAAGAAAGAAAGACCACAAAAGTACTCTTTATTTTCAAATATATAATCAAAAGTTTTATCCCAATCTTTTACAGAAACTGTATTACTTACATTATGAGTAATTGTATTACTATAACCTAAATGTTTATTAGTTCCTTCTAATACCCAATGTTTATATACAGTTTGTACTGCTTCTAAAAATTGAATTTCATCAACTTGAGATTTTACAACAGTTTCTTTTGTTTCTTCCATAGGAATAAAACATGCATAATCTGTTTGAGTAGGACTCCATACTCCTTGTTCTAATAATTCAGGATAATTTTCATTAAGATACTTAGCCATAGGTGTATCTTTATTCAATTGTACAGTTCTGAAATAATTATGAGCATGAGCAGGATGAATTCCTGAAGCTGTTTTAGCTAATACTGATGCATTACCTGAAGGTTTTACACAAGTAGTTCTTGCTGATTGACTAATTCCAATTAATTCTGCAATTAATTTATTAGTTTCTTTAACAATTCTTGCTCCTTCTTCAAGGATTTCAGGATTCAATAAAATATGAGGATTGTTCATAATACCTGTAATAGATACTCCTAACAAAGCTTCCCATCTTACTAATTCTTCAGTTTCAGGACCTAAGAAAGAAAAGTCTGTATAACTAGCTTGAAAAGTTCCTATAATTGCTGCATTTTTACATGCTGCAAAGAATCTTTCTCTTGTATCACATTTAGAACCAATAATTTCATTAAGGTTACAGAATGACCAACAAGATTTTTTAGTTCTTGGATTTCTTGGTATAAAGCCAATTTCAACACAAGGATTGCACATCATGTCAATATCATCTACCAATAATACTCCTGGTTCACCAAATTGTTTAATATACTCTTTATAAGAATCTAGTTCTTCTTTAGTTAAAGAGCCTTTAAGAATTTTAGCTGAGTTATTAGCTCTAGCTCTCCAAGGTGTATCAATAAACCAATTACCTGTTTTACAAGCTAACATTAATGTATCATCTTTATCAAATAAAGAAATTAATGCACTTCTTCTTACTCCACCAGATAATACAGCATCAGATATGATACATATAATATCATGACAATCTAAAGAAGTTAGTTTAGTATTACCACTAACTACTTTTTTAACTAATAGACTATTTAATAAGTCTAAAGCTTTATTTAATCCTTCAGGTCCTGGAGCTAAAAATTCTCCAGCAATAAGAGTTCCTCTTTCTCTAATTTGAGAGTAATCAAAAAGGATTTTATTACTTTCATTAAAATAAGATTGCATTAAAGCATCAATAGCTAATGCCCATCCTTCTATACTATCTTCAATAATATGAACAACAGGATTACTATCATTTCTTTTTTTAATTTCAGGTAATTGACTAATAAATCTATTTTCTACAGAAAAACCTACACCAGCTCCACATAATAGAACCCACATAATTTCCTTAAATACTTCTGGTCTATCTACATAAGTAACAGAACAGTTATATAATTTAGTATTATGTTTTAATATACTTTTTTCTCTAAATTGAAGATTTCTTTGTGAAGCTAAAATTTCCTGATTTACATAAGCTTGTTGGGCACTATCAAAATAAGGTTTTATTTCATTCCAATTTGGTAAAACAGAAAATTTATTATAATGCATAGACATTACATCTTCACATGCTTCTTTCCATGTTTCTAATCTACCTTCTTCTTTCTTATACTTTGCATAAGATTCATTAAATTTCAAATTTGAAATTAAATCTTTTCCAATCATTTTTATTAAATTAATAGTTTTAGAAAACTCAATTTTGTACCCTTAAAATTAAGGGTCACAAAAGTAATACAAAACTATTTATAAATTGATTTTATTATCAACTAAATATCTATATGGAATAAATCCTTTTAAATTATAGCACCAACCATATCCTTTTTCTTGTTCCTCTGTATCAGCAACAATTAAATGATTATAAGCTCTATCAATTGTATTATCTGATGCTTGAACATGACCTTTATAAAAAGTATAAAATTCTTCATCATCCATAGCTCTAGCACAATGTTCAAATGGTGATGAGTGAGGAGGTTGTTGAGAAATTAATCTATCATGTAAACCTATTAAAGTCTCTAAATTAATTACTTTTTCTTCTCCAACTATAGTATAAGAAGTTCTAGCTCCCATTGCAGTTGAAATTTTAACCTTACTAGGAATACCTCTAAAAGTCATAGTTTCAGGTATCTTATCCCAAATATCAGCTTTACTAACTTTGTCTTCAAAAGGAATATGCCACTCTCCAGCTTTTAATTGTTTAGGAGTAGATTCATTCTTAGCATCCCAAATAGCTTCAGCTAAAGCCATCATATGAATTTCAGCTTGACCTTTATTAAGTTGTAACCATTCTACATCAGATAAACTATTAGCAAATCTAATATCTTTCCTTACATCTTTTTTAGATTTATATACTTTATTTTCTAAGGCAGGTATTTGATACTGAGGACATCTTAACCTAAAGAAATTCTCCCAACCTTCTTTACTACCTGTAATAAGCATAGTAGTCCACATAAATGGTTCAAGTAATCTATTAGCAAGCTGTTTAGTAATTCCTGCATCAGTGACTCTCTGAGCACTTAAAATTGCATAGTTCATTGCATCTTTCCACTCTCTATTAGCTACTCTTAAATCTAACATATCAGTAATATATTCATTACCCTGCATTCCCTTATGCTCTTTTTGAAAAGCTATTGGAATAAATGGATTTTGTTTGATAGAATTTAACATTTTTTCAAATGGAATAGCTCTTGATGATGAAGTATTTTTACTTAACATTCTATGTGTATTTACTTCAGCCAAGACAATTCTTGGAAAAGTTGCTAGTACAGAAACTAGCTCATCTCCTTGTGGACTTAATGAATGCCCAACTATTTCTGCTTTTATCATTTTCTTAATTTTAGTTCATTTTCAAAATACTCAATATACTTTGGACTAATAATATTATCACTTGCAAGTATAGCTTTAATGTGGTCAATTCCCATATTTTTAATTAAGATAAAATTAGAGTTTGTGGTAATAAATTCATATCTTTATCATAATTTTGACCCCAGAAATAAATATCTCTTGGTTCTAATAAATTACAATCTACCATTACTTTTTCATCTTCAATATAAAGCCATGAACCAGGATAATTAGGTAGTATTCCACTATTTATTAAAACTTGACTTAATCTTAAATCAGGATAAAAGTACCATATTGTTAAAAATTCTTCAAAGTTTTCAATCCACTTTCTTACATGAAAATCATTATCATTAGATGGTTCATGTAATTTTAATTGAGCACCTTGTTCTGGTTTAAAATAATAATCAAGTATTATTTTTTTATTAGAATCATCTTTTAATAATTCTAAAATTATTTTTATTCTTTCAGGTCTCCTCATGATTATCAATTTTTACTTGAATAATATCATATACCTCTTTCCAAGTTGGTGGTAATCCCATTAAACATTTATCATCAATATAAACATCAGCAGATAATTTTCTACTGTCTGCTTTAAAGAATTCTACTGCTGATGGTATATTACAATTAATATAGTGATATTTAATACCTTTTGTCTTCAGAAAATGTTCTGCATGTCCTTCAAATGTACCTGTTCTGCAAGTATTAATAAGTATATTACACCCTTGTTCATACAACCTATTAATATATTTATCAGCTTCTGGTCTCATTCTTCCTAATCCAGGATATGCTTCTTCTACAATAGTCCCATCAAAATCAATAGCTATTGTTAATGGTCTTTTTTTCATATTTATTCTTTTTCAAATTTATCAATCCATTTTTTCAATGGAAGTATTACATTTTTACCAGGATGAACAGAATATAAGTTACCTGATTTAATATGGATTACTTTTACAGTACTTTTTCTACTATTATTTGTAATATTAAATCTTGTATCTTTTTCTAATTCTTTCATCAACTTATTATAGTCTTTATCATAATGCATAATTAAATATTTAAATAATACAATTCATTTTTTGCTCTTGTTCTTGCTACATACTTAAGATTCTGCTCTTGCTTTAATTGTTCTACACTTTTAGCAAATTTTGATGGTATTAAATTTTCATTTAATATATATACTATATCTGACTCTAAGCCTTTAGACTTATGTATAGTACATAACATAACTGCATTTTTTTTATCTATAAATAAAGATTTAACTTTATTTAATAAAGAATCAACAGTCTCATATTGTGTAGATAGATGTTGTGCAAGTTTTTTATATTTATCAAAATCTTCTTTAAAATAATAAAGTTTAATTTTTCCAGCATCAGATTTATCTTCTTCTAAATCATCTAATTTATATAACATCTCTGTTTTAGCTGATTCAGTAATATGATTACCATAAGGTTTGAGAAATCTAACTATACCAGTTAAAATATCTTCTCCTTTTATATAAGCACTTTTTCCTGAACCTAATAATTCAAAATATAAATCAATTAAAGGTTTTGAATTTCTACAAATAACCATTGAGTTTTCTTTTATCTCATTAGTATTATATACAGTAGCTACAACTCCTTTACTTTTCTTATGATATTCCATTACATTATAAACTTCATTAGCTTTATCAATTATCTTAGTAGAACATCTATAACAAATATCTAAAGGTAATTCAATAACATTACCTTGCTCTAAAAATAAATCAAATGATGATGAATAAGCACCAGAAAAACCATAAATAGCTTGATTTCTATCTCCAACAGCAATCCACTTTTTAACATCTCCTTGTTTGATAAGATTATCAATCAATTTATGTTGAGATAGATTTAAATCTTGACATTCATCTACCATTAAATAAACAGGGTCAATAGGTATTATTAAATTCTTAATTACAGGTAGATAAATCATATCATTAAAATCAATTTCAACAACATATTCTTCATAAGAATTATTTCTTAATTTAAGAAATTCTTCCCATAAATAAATAAGTTGGTCATTAATAATTAATACTTTATCCATACTTTCAAAATGAATTTCAATTTCATTAATATCATCAGTTAAAAATAATCTTGATATATCATTCATATCCATAAGATTATAACTTAATTTAAGTTTTTCTTCCCAAGGTATTTTTCTGAATATAGATTTCTCATTATCTTGTAGTTTCTTAATTAAATCAAAATTCTTACCATTATTAATTTTCCATCTTTGATAAAATTGTCTAATAGCTAGTAAACCAAGACTATGTAATGTCATAGCTTTACCTTGCTTTAATTCTTTTAAATTAATTTTAGATTGAATTTCCTCTTGGATTGATTTATTAAATGCTAAAAATAATGTTTTATACTTACATAATTCTAATAGCTGAAGCAAAGTAGTAGTTTTACCACTACCTGCAACAGCATTAATTAAAATATTTTTATCTGTATGTTCCCAAGTATCAAAAATTTCTATTTGTTTATCACTAGCATCAAACATATTCTACTATATCTTTAAATATATCAATATCCACTCTATCATCCATACTAGGTTTATTTTCCATCATCCATGAAAGAAATAAAGCATTACATTGAATATGACCTATATGAGAAAGTTTTGATTCATCATCAACATTTTCTCCTTCCATAAATTTATCTAAATGTCTTTTTAAACTTTCACAAATCTCTATAACAGATAATCCTTTCATCCAATTATAAGGAGCATATTTTTCAGCACCAAATTCAAGCACTTGTACCATAGGTAGTAATGCTGATTGAGGAACTAATGACCATTTTGGCTTATTTTGATTAAATCTTAATCCTTGATTAGTAAGTTTATTCATACTATTGTTTAATTTTTCCATAATTTATCTATTTTTTCATTAAAATATACAGTATCATTCTCTTTTTTGTAATTAAAAATTTCTTCAGTCTTTTTTAAAGGAAGTTCAAGTTCAGCATTTTTAAAATCTTTTGAATTAACTTCAGATTTAAATTCTAAATTAACTTCTTTTACAAAATCTTCAATTAGTTTAGGATTTCTTGATAATACATCATACTCTTTTTTTCTTAAAGTATTGGAAAATAATAATTTTAGCTCTTCATCTAAATACATTAAACTATAATTACCTTGAATAAAATGGTCATAAGCATCATTAAATATTTCTGGTACTAGAATTACAATCATATGTTTTCTAGAATTTAGTATTTCAGAGTCAGGACAATAGTTTGTTACATAGCATTCTTGATATTTAACCCATTCTAAAAAATCATTAAATTCTTTTGGATTTGTTAATTTATCACACAATATGTAAATATTTCTACCATTAGATATTTTAGAATTATCAACTAAAGTGTCATATATTCCTACTGCTAATTTGAAAATTGGATTAAACTTTCTTACAAAAATATCTCCATGACCTCTTAAACAAGGTAATAAAAATCTACAAGTTTTATTAACATAATACTTTCCAATTTCTATGTGCATATTTTATTCTTTTATACCATTCCAATCAATCTTCAAAACTCCATTATTTTTAGTAATAATTTCTTCTTCTTTCCACTCATTTTCATTTTGGTAATCATAAATATCAAGTAAATCTTCAAAACCTACAGTTCCTCTTATTACTACATATTCTTGACCATCTATAGAAGGTTTAACTTTTAATTCTTTAATACCAATTTGCCCAATTGTAATTACATTATTATCAAGTTCATACAATAATGGTTGTCCAGGATAAGAATTAGATTCTACTATAAAGGTGAATGGTTTTAATATGTCTTTAGTAATTTTACCTTCTAACTCAAATGAAGAATTATTTGATAATAATGCTGTAACATACCAAGAAGCTTGAATATCATATCTAAATGATTTTAAACTACTCATAAATTTAAGAGTAGAACCATTCATAGTTTTTAAATCAAAAGGTTGAACACTAATAATATTTCCACTATCATCTGTCACTACTACAAGTATATCAAGTAAAGCTTTACAATAAATATCTCTATAGTAAAAATAAATAGGTAGTTGATAGTAAACTGTTATATTTGGAGTTTTTTCAATCTGTTTTCTATTAAAGAATTTTTCAGTTCTTGAATTAGATTTTAAAGAGAATACAATATCATTAATAAGTTTACTTTCAGTAGCTGTAAGTATTTGTTTTCCAAGACTTTTCTTTAAATCTTCAAAATACTCATTTGCTTTCTCTATTAGTCCTTGAGTCCTCTTTTCTCCTGGTTTTCCACCATACCATTCATGTTCTATAATTGAGGCTTCTAAAGAACCAGGATAAGCAGATAATTCTAATATTGGTTTTCCATCACTTAGTTTTACTACATCATCAAATACCCAATTAATTATACTCATCTCTACATCAGAAGGTTTTTTAATTAATTCAGAAACATGATATTTCTTTTTAAATTCATTTTCTTCTCCAGTTAAAAGCATATCAACTGCTGACCCAATTATAAAGTGTCCTTTTTCTTCATAAAACATTTTCTTTTCCTCTTCCTTACTTGCAAGATAAGGTCCAATACCACCTAATAACTTTTTTAATTGAGATTGACTTTGAGCATCTGAATCAAAATATTTATCAATCTCTAATTGTGGTGTTATTTTAACTATTCCCATTTTATCATTTTTAAAATTTTTGCAAAATCTTCAAAACTCATGTTAACAATATCATCAAATTCAGTTCTTCTCTTTCCTTTAGTAATCTCTTTTCTATGTATAACAATTTTAGGATAATTATGTTCAGGAGCATTTTTAAGAAATTTCTCAACCACTCTAGTTGATATATCAGATAAAACACCAGAAGGATTCATAGCTTTTTGTTTCCCTGCTTTAATTTGTACATTCAAAGGAATATTAATAAGGTCTATAGCAGCATCATCATGTTGTCTGCTTCCATATCTGGAAGTAACACATTTATCAAATCCTAATTCCTTAAAAATAGTAGCATAATATCTTTCTGCATTATGTCCTTTTGTTCTGTTAGTAGTACCTCTACTAGGAGTTTTTTTAACTTCACTCATTTAATTTCTTTTTACCAACCAAATATCTGAATATCCTTCATCATTCATTAAGTAAAATATAGTATTATGAAGAGAAGAATCAGGTTGACATATATACACATTTTTTTCTATGTGAATCCCCCAAAAAGAAGGTCTATCTCCTCTAAAAGCACTACATTTAAAACTTTTTCCTGATGCTGTTTTTGATATTACTTTAAGATATTTTAGTTTAGAATTAGAGGAGATGATTATCTCATCTCCAATCTCTATATCTTTAAAACTAATTAACATATTTCTTCATAGATTTAGAAATATCTTGTAATCTAGCTACAATTCTTTTTGCATTAATTTCAGGAATTTCTGGTATTTCAATAGTATAAGCAGAAAAATCTTCATCATTAACTACTCCACTATAAACAATTTGTTCAATAAAATCATCTTCAAATCCATCATTAATATCTTCATCTACAATTATACCTTTTTTATCTCTTTTAATTAATTGAACTGGATAGTAAGCACAACACCTCATTTTTCCATAATCATCTTCTGGTGGTACAGCAACTACATCAGCAGGATTTACTAAAACCATTAAAGAGATTTGTCCAAAACCTTGCCCATATTTATTTAACCACTGCTTTCCAGCAACATGTAATCCTCTTGAACAAGTATTTTCTTGTATAGCATCACAATCTTCTCTTGGCATAGATACTACTTCACCAATTTTAATAGTAAATTTACCACTATGAGCATCAGTATATATTGGAGCTTCTTCTTCATCAGATAATTTAGTATATAACTCATCTAATTTACCAGTAACTGTATCAAGTTTAGTATAATCTACATTAATAGATAATTCACTATCTTTTAATCCAAGATAATAATTCTTGGGAGATTTTTTAAGTTTAGTTTTAACTCTTATATATTGACTACTAATAAAGTCAGCTAAATCAGATTTAATATTTTTACCTTCTGCTTTTAATTTTACATTTCTATAAGCAACAAATAATCCTGATTTAGATATAGACATACCATATCTATTCAAGAACCAAAATAGATTTGTTCTTGCTCTACTATCTGGATTTAAAGAAGCTAATGTCCAAAAATTCAAATAACTTTGAATTAATTCATCATTTTTTTCTTGTTCTGCTTTAAATAATGCAACTGCTAAATCTTCTGGAACTGTTAGTTCTGAGATAGACTTAATATAAACACTATTTCCAAATGTGGTAATATATTTTGAAGTATTAAAATTTTCTAAAAGTTTAGTTTTAATTTCAATAACTTCTTCTTTTTTAACAAATTCAGGGATTAATAGAGATTTAACTACAGATTCATCTTCCTGGTTATTAACAATTTTATTGTACATTTCATCTGTACAATTATCATCAGTTAAAACCACACCATCATTTAAAACAACTGTGATATGATTTTTTATTCTAATTATTTTCATCTTGTTTAATATTTAAAATTGTTTCATTTTTCATTTTAATAACTGCTGAGACATCAGGTCTAAATAATTTTCTTGCTAATATATAATCTACTGTAAGATTAATTCTATTATCAGGTATTTGATGACCATATCCATTACTATCTACAAATAATAATAATGATTCTGCATTTTTCAGCATATCTAAATGTGCATTTAAAACTCCTTTCATACTTTCATCAAAGTAATTCTTTTCTTGACAAAGTTCATATATCTCATTAATAACTGCCATTCCTTGAGTGGTAGTTTTATTAGTAAGATATGTATTTGTATAATCAGACAATTCTATCACAACATCTTGAAGTCTTTTAGATATTTTACCTAATGATAAATTCATTCTTTTCAATTTATCTAGGTAAGGTATAGTTTCTTCAATAAGTTTTGCAGTACCTATTTGTCTAATTAATTTGTATTTAACATCCATAAAATCCTCTAATTTAACAAAGTTTTCAAAATTATTTAATAATTTTTGTCTTGTTGGTGCTACTTCTATAAAATTTACTTTTTTACTATTAAGAGTTATATTAAATAATGCTCTTAATTTACTATCATCTTTATCTGAATATACAGTAAGTTTTTGATATTTCTTTTTAATATCAGCTAGACTATGAGTTGTACTAGAAGTAGTAACACTATTAATGCCTCTAGCAGATACTATAACATCAAAAATATTTACATTCTCAGACCAATCAATACCAAAATTCTTTCTTAAAGCTCTTTTAGCTTTATTATCTGCCTTTTTTTGGTCTATAAAAGATTGAGGAACAGAACTATCATTAAATCTTTGCATATTAAAAATATTCTCAATAAGAAATCCAAAAATAGTTTTTACAATTCTATAATCATAAGTTACACTATTATAGCTTTTTGAACAGTAAGATTTTATTGATTCAAAATACTTTTTATAGAAATATTTTATTCCTTTATTACTATAAACAAATTTTGTTCTATAATCAAAAGTTTCTCTAATATAAGTTTTACTCATATTATTAAGGGAGGATATATCACAAAAATAAGTATCTTTATAAAAATCTTTTAGAGTATTAATACTCATATTTGCACTATTATAAATTAACTTACCACTAGATAATTGATAAGAAACTGGAATAAGACCTAATGTAAGAATATAATCATGAATTTTTAAAAAATTATCTTTATGATATTTTTGCTTTTTAAGAGTAATTTTTAATTGATTAGAATTAATATTAATATAAACTTTATCTACACCATCTATTGTTAATAAAGGAGCTTGATGAGAATGTTTTAGTGCATTGACATAATCTCCTAACCTGTCAAAATCTTTATTACTATATTCTTCAAAAATACCATCTAATTCTTCAATAGCTAAATCTAAAACATTTTCTATTTTATCAATATTTTTTTGACTATATAGAATTTCTTCCCTATTAGGAGTTACTTCTAACTGACCAATCTCAAATTGCAGTGAAATAGGATATTGTCTAAGATATTGAGGATATTTATTAGAAAGTGAATCAATTCTTAATGGGTATCTTACTTTACCTAGAACTAAATCAATTTGTCTTCCATTATTATCTAAATCATTTACTAAAAAATCTCTATACTTTTTTATATGAAATTCATTAAATTCATTAGTTGGAATAATAGAAGTTTTTGTATTATCTACAAAATATAGATTTTCAAAATAAACTAATTGTTCCTTAATTGCACTATAAAATTTTGCTATTTCACTAGAATTTTTTAATTGTAATTGTACTTCTAAACCATTTCTATCATCAGTTTCTTGTTCAAATAATAAATCAATTGAAATACTATTACCATCTTTATACATCATGTATTTATACTTCACTCCTTCATAATTTGAAGTAATATGAACTACATCACTATAAGCTAAAGCAGAGAATCTTCCAATTCCAAATCCTCCTATTTGTTCATTATTTCCTCTTTTGGTTGAACTTCCAATATTTTTATAGACACTATTAAATCTTTCAGGAGATAATCCTACTCCAAAATCCTGTACTCTACAAAAGTAATTTCCTTCTGTATCTTCTCCTAATTCAAGAACTACTGGTTCTATAATACCTGCTTCTACATGAGAATCCCAAGCATTACTTACAGTTTCTCTAATAAAAGATTGTATTGGTTTTGAATATAAATTAGTTGAAAGTATAGTGACTATAAAATTTATGTTTGAATTATCAATTGAGACATTGTTTGATTTAATATCACCAATAACTATTGCATCTTTTTCTAAGTTATCAAATTTCATTTTTTACCATTTTATTTCTTTTAAACTTTTATTTTTTAATATACTATTAATATAGTAGAAATGATTACATCCAAAAAATCCAGCATTACCTCCAGCATAAGCTTCAGCAGCAGGATGAGGGGCAGTAAGAACATAATTCCAATCAGGATTAATAGGAATATTTTCTATTGTATTTTTATCATAACCTTTTACCATATATTTTTTATCAATATTAAGAGAAAATGCCTCAGCTTTTCTTCCCCATAATACCCATAAACAAGGTTGATTTATTGAAATATGTGTTATCACTCTTTTAGTGAAGTTCTCCCAATATTTTAAATGACTACCTGCTTTACCTGTTTCTACAGTCAATGCAGTATTAAGTAAAAATACACCTTGTTCTTGCCATTGTTTAGGATGAACTTCTTCAATTCCAGTACTATCTAAAATTTCTTTATAAATATTTCTCAATGAAACAGGAATCTTATCAGTACCATTAATAAAACTTAATCCTACAGCATCTCCTGGTGTTGGATATGGGTCTTGACCTAATATTACCACTTTTATACTATTTATAGGAACTGAAAATACATTAAATATATCTGGAGCTTTTGGCTGATAAGATATATTTGGTAATATTTGTTCATTTAAAGTAGATAATGGTTCTTGATACAGTATATTCATTACTGAATTCCAATCTTTATGTATCTTTTCTCTTGGATTTATTATCATAATATTTTATTTTGTTTTAAAAATTCAATTAATGTGTTTCTTCCTTTCTTATAAATAAGGTCTGATGGGTCTGTAATTTCATATTTTAACAATTCTATATCAAGACAGATACTTTTAGATTTACCAGGATAATAAGAATTAATATGATTTGATACTTTTTCTCCTGCTTCAATTCCAGCAGAATCATTATCAAAAAATACAATAACATATTTAAACCTTTTTAAGATTGGTAAAAGAATATCATCAGTAGGAATCATTCCTTCATTTTGAAATCCTATTACAGTAACTCCTTGATTTTTAAGCACTCTCCAATCTTTATAAGACTTACTAATTATTAATAAATTACCAAAAGCAGGTAAACTATTGATTCCATAAATATCATTTTGAGTACAAGTAGTTAGAAATCTATTTTTACCTTTTTGATAAGGTCTATGTAATTTCATTCTACCATTTTCAAAATCTGTATGTGCATAACATATATCATAAGTTCTGGAAGAATAATCTCCATATTTAGAATTAAGTATTTTAAATCTTTTAACTGCAAACACTTTATCTTCAAGTAAATTTTGTCTTGAAATCTCATATCTTTTATAGTATTGAGCATCTCTATTATCAAATTCTCTTACATCAAATAATATTCTTACTTCTTTTTTTATTCTTTGAGTAAACTCAACATCATCTCTTTCAGGTAATTTTTTACCTTCAATAAGATGCTTCTTTATAAACTTTAAAGTATTATAAAGATTAGTAAGACTAAAAAATATTTGAACTGCATCAAAACAATCAATATTAATCATTTTTTTACCTCTTATATAGATTTGACTTCCAAAATCAGTAAATTTTAATTTACCAGATGGATAATATTGAAACCAACATCCAGCATCATCATCTTTTCTAAAAGGAGAAGTGACATAATCAAATTCTTTTGGTTTAAAACCAAAAACTAATTCAAAAACATCTTCTTCAGAAACATATTTCAAAATATCATTTTTATCAATAAACCCTTTTTTTTCTATATTATCATCACTTTTATTAAACATACATATAAATTATAAAAAAGAGGGCTGTTATACCCTCTTTCTAATTAACTATTACCAAGTTGATTTATCAGCAGTACTTGCTGGACTATTAAAAGCTGCTGTTCCTGTTGAAGGAGCACCTACACTTTGTGGTGTACCTTTATTTCCTTCCATAAAAGATACATCTCTATCAAATGGATGTCTGTTTCCAGCATCATCTACATAATGAAGACCTTTATCATCTCTCACTTCAACCCATTTACCAACTGGAGCTACATGTGGTTTTAAGAATGCCCCACCTTTCATGTTTTTAGGCAATTCAGGATAAGTTCTATCTTGGTCCTCTCCAATTTCCCATTGATATTCTAAGAAAGCATCAACTGATTTCTTTTGAAATTCTGCTGGAACTAAAGATAATATTTTAGTACACCAATCAGAAAAATCTGTTGCAGGAACACTTAATACTTTAGCAATTTGCTCATTGGTTACACCAACTGCTTTTAAGGCATGATTTATAACAGCCATCTTTTGAGTCATATCCTCTTTATACAAAGCATCATAACCTTCTTCTCCAGGAGCTACTTTTACATTTTTCTTACCAAACAAGTCACCAGTAGTTTCATAGATTCTTCTTCTATATTCTCTATCTCCTAGTTGAAACCAAATATCTACTGCATTTCCAGGTCCATTATCTTTTCCTGCTTTATCAGTAAACTCTAGTTTGGTAATATTACCTGTATTTAAACCAAATTTACCTCCACCTGATTTACCTTTTAATGAATCATCTTCATCATTAACTACTCCAAATACAAATTCTGTACTCATATTATATAATTTTTAAATTTATTTTTTTAGAAAACTCTTTTAATTATATAAAACTCTTTGTATTATGTTATTAGTCTTTCCAAGTAACTTGTGGAGCTACATCTTCACTAACTTCTGAGGTCTCAGGAATCTCACTATCTCTAGTTTCTTCAGAAGTATCAGTGTCTGCATCAATCTTTTTATTATCTTCAGTAGAAGAAATATCTTCTACTTTAACTACTTTAGGTATGTCAGTATTTGATTCACCAGTAATTATTTCATAAGCTGGAGTATGAAATTTTCTTATTTTTAAACCTGCACCTTTTAGTGCATTAGCCATTTGTGAAGCATTAAGACCATAAAAAGCCATTAAAGCATCTTTCTTCATTCCTTCATTAACTTGTTTAGTTAATGTTTCAAGATTAATTTTAACTGTTGTCATTTTTTTGTATAAAATTTAATTAATTTTTAAATAAAACTCTTAATAAGATAATAATTTTTCAATAATGAAATTATAATCATTATCAATTACTGGTTCAAATAATCCCATAGGACTTCTTGCTGTATTAATACCATCATTCTCAGTAGTTAATAAATAATGAGTTTTACTTCCTTCTTTTTTAACTTCAGAATAAAAGACTGATTCCAATCTTCCTTCTAACTGCATTTTAGTACCAATTTTACCAAGAATTTTTAATCTTTTCTTATTATCAATACCTGATTTATAATCTTCAGTATGTCCTGTAAGAATAGCATATTTTTGTTTTTCAAACATACCTCTTTTCTCAATTTCATCAATATGAGAAATTACATCTCCATAAGATTTTGGTACTAAGTGATAAGGAAGTCTTGGTTCAAATTTAGTACCATACTCTGTTTTACCACCTTCCCATACTGGATTTTTATTATCAGCATTAAGCCATACATTTGTATTGTGTGGCAGTGTTCTCATACCTGTTGATTTACCAGTTCCTGGTTCTCCAAGTATCAATATAATCTCAAATCCTCTATCTTGAAGGTCTGAAATTAATTGCCAAATATCCTTACCCATATCCATCCAAGCATCATGTCCTGGTTTCTTGATTGCTGTCATCCACATTTCATTTTGGATTCCAGTTAAGGTATCTATACAAACAGTTCTAATTTTCTCTGACATATTAATCTTGTCTATAAGTTAAATATTTCACAACAGCCATTTGAGATGCTATTAAAGCATTAAAAGCTGTTGTTCTAAAAACATTCATAATCCAAGAAGACATTGCTCTCCCATCATCAGTAGTTTCTTTATGATGATTTTCAACCAAATCAATTAAATCTGCACTTAATTGTTTAGCTTTATTCACTTTATCATCTCCAGAAGGATTAAATGATAATCCAACTGCTTTTTGTCCAAAAGTCAGTTCCATATTACTTTAATGAAAATTTAGTTCCAGCTACAATAATATATTGAACAGTTCTAGGGTCAATTTGTCTCATTCTAGCATCAGAATCAGCTTTTGTACCTTTATCTTGTTCCATATCTACAAAATGAACTCTTCCTAAATCATCTACTTGTCCATAGTGTCTTCCTTTCATGACTCTTAATTCACCAGGAATTACTTTAGAAATAGGATTATCAATCAAGTCTTCTAACAATTTAGCAGCATTAGCTAAAGAAGCTTCTTGAACTTTTTTAATAGCTTCTTCTTTTTCCGCTTTGTAAGCTTTTTGAGTTTTAGCTACATCTTTTTTAAAGAAAGCTACTGTCATAGCAATTCTTGGACTATTGATAAGAATATCAGCTAGTTCAGTCATTGTTTTCTTTTCTTCTTTCTCATACAAATCTGCTGAGTTCACTACTTTTTCAACATAAGGATTACTAATATTTACCTCATTACCAAAATCATCAGTAACAGTAATATCATTTTTATTTACTTCTTTAACAACAAAGAAAGAAGTTTCTGAAAGGATTGAACCTTTTTTTAATTGACTTGTTTTCATATTTTTTATTTTTTTACTACAGTTTTATACATTGCATACACACTATCCATTGTTGCATCTTCTTTTACTTCAGCAGAAACTGATTTAGACATAAAAGCACTTCTAGTTGCCTCTCCACCTCTAGCAAGAGATGTAGCTTCCATTAAATTAGCTGTTTTAGCTGAATCTTTAAATGGTAAGCAAACTCCATTAGTGATTTGTGATAATTCTTTATACCATCTACCAGGATTAATCTCAAGAGTGTCAAAAATAATTCCTTTATTAGAAGCTATTTGAGCTTCTTCTCTCCAATCTGGAGATGAAGGATAACCTGGTCTAAATACATATCCATTTTTATGTGGGTCAGCATCAGCAATTAATAATACTGATTTACCAGCACCATCTCTCCATTCTGTTTCATTAGTAATTTTTTGGATAATTAATTCATAAAATTCATCACTATCTTCACCTGAAGTGGATTGAGCAGTATTTACAAAATTAATTAAATCATTTTCATTATTAGTAAGACCAATAACTTGATATGCTTTACCAAATTTACTTCCAGATTCCATATCACAATAATCTCCAAATGCTACAATAGAAATTTTAAGACCAGGATTTTGACTAAATAATTTAGGAATTAATTCCTTAACATGATTCTTAACTGATATAATATATTTACTCATACTACCTGTAGTATCAAAAGCAATTACCATATCAGTTAAATTTTCTACTATTACTACATCTTCTTTAGCAATACTTTTTTTAGTAACTTTTTTAGTTGATTTTTCAACTCCAGAAATTTGACCTTCAAGATATTTTTTGTAATCTTCTACTGTTTTGTACCCAGCTCTTTTAGCTAGTACTAATTTTCTTTCTTTATTGCTTCTCTTTAAATTAGACAATAAATCTTGGAATAATGTTCTACTCATTTTTTTAATTTTTAATCATTAATTAATAACCAATCTTCAGCAGTTAAATCATCATGTTGAAATGTGTATGTATAAGCTTTACCTTCAGTATCTTGAATAAAGAAAGAAGGGTAAAAAGCAATATTATCTTTAGTTAAATATAAATAATCTACATCAAGACCTAACCATGCTCTTCTTGTAACTTTTGCTCCTTCTTTCATTTTAGTAAGAGCTTCACTAAAATTACTTAAAAATGGATTTTCAACATCTGCAACATCAGGATTACAAACAGGACAATTCTCTGGATTTCCTGAACAAGAGATTACTTCTTCTTGCACTTCTTGTTTTAATTCACTTTCATCTTTTAGTCCTTCAATTGCTATTTTTAATGTAGCCATTACTAACTTACCAAAAATATTTTCTTTAAGGAAATTTGTTGCAAAATCCTTATTTAATTGGGTGATGTCAATTTCTTTTCCATCTTGATAAATTCTTATCATAAATTTAATTTTTAATATTAATTTGTTTAAAACTCTTTATATTTCCAAGCATTTCTGCTCTAAAATGTTGTGGAAAAATACAATGCCTTGACTCTACTAAATGAAATGTCCTCATACTAGGATAGATAGGATTCCCTTTTGAATCCTTAATAGCAAGTCCAAAATGTTTTTTTAAATTATATCTTTCATCATTAGGATTAAATACTGTAAATACATAATCAGCATCTTCTGCTAAATTACCTGTATCTTTAATATCATCTGATGTTGGATATAATTGGTCTCCAGCATGTCTTATTCTATCTACATCAGTCATACCTCTATTAGTATGTATAATAGGTACAAATGTGTAACCACACCAGTTTCTTAACTCTACCATATATTCAACCATCTTATCTACAGTTTGTTTCATCTGCCAACCTCTTTCATTAAGAAGTTTTCTTAAGTGGTCCATAATAATAATAGTGTACTTTTCTGGATGGTCTGACACATATCCACCTATTCTTGATACTTTACCAGAATCATAACTGACAAATCTACCAGATTTTTCTGCATGTTTTTTGAGATATTTATAAATACCAGTTGGATTATCTTTTTGCTCTATAAATTTTATATAGCCTTTTTTAATCTGTGTACCATTTTTATCAAATTCTCCAAACAATGAAATAATTCTAGTATCATAAACAACTTTTAAAGCATCTTTAATACTTTCTTTAACTTTGATAACATTTCCATTATCATCTTGCATTCTTCCTCTTAAATAATTAGGAGATAATGGGATAGTAGTTAATACTTTACCTGCTTCAGTATAAGTTACACCTTCATCTAATTGGATTGTCTCAATACCAAAATCATGATATAAAAAATATGCTGCAAAGTCAAATTCTTTACTAATTCTATCTAATTCAAAAGAGAAATATATCCATTCAACTGGAATATTATGTTCCATAGCATATAAATAAGGCTGAATAACAAAGGAATAATCTACAAATGTACTTTTACCAGCTTTTGCAGCAGCAGCAACTCCATATATTCTTCCTCTTTGTACACCATTTATTGCTCTTGAAACATTTATTAATCCTTCTCCCATTGGTAGTCCTTTATTACCACCTTCTTGACCTTTTTTAAATTCTTCAATTAAATTCACTTATCATAAATAACAACTGTTACATCATGCTCTGATAAAACTCTTTTAATAATTCTTCTAACTTTAACCCAATCTCCACCTCCAATACCAGCTCCAATCATAGGTAAACCTATTTTAGAACTAGGTTCTATTGTTCTTGCTAATTTTTTTAAAGATAATTCAAGAGCAGTATAATCTAAATCAGAACCAGGATTATATTGTGTATATAAATTAAAAATAGATGTTATAACATCACCTGTTTTATATCTCACATAAGTAAAATCTCCCCATCTTTGAATTGGACTTCTTTTGTCATTAAAATCTTTAATAAAAGCATCATTAAATTGTCTTTTAATTTGAAAAGCTATTCCAGCTCCCATTATTTTTTGACAATTTGCCCCATGAGCAATTACATCAAATTTACCTTTCTTAAATAAATCTAATAAATCTCCCTTTACTTCTTTATAAGTATTGGCTGACATCTATAAAGTTATATTATTAAAATATAACATCTCTTTTTCAGATTCAAAAACAACTCCATAAAATAACTTACCAATAAATCTATTAAATCTATTGTTTTTACCAATATAAATAATAGTACTTGATACATAACCATCTATGAAATCAATATTTTCTGAATTTTCAGTACCTTCAAAATATTCAGTACCTTTAGGAATAATAAATAGATGTGATTTTGTCTTTCTATTAATACTATTTCTTGAATGATACCCTTGATTGATTTCATTACTTGAATACCTAACCAAACCTGGTGTCATATAAATTAAAACTTTTTTATTAACAAAAAATCTTGAGTATTTAAAATTTCTAAGTAAACTACGATTTTTTTCTAAAGATTTATAGCAAACAATATTAGTTTCTGCTATTTTTGATTGAGCATTCTTTTTTACATTTAAACACATATTTTCTATTTTTTAATTTATTTATCTACTATTCTATAGACATTTTCTACTTTCTCCAATTCAGGACATTTTCCTTTAACTTTTTCTTTAAGTTCATTCATTTCTACAATTAACATAATTGTAATTGCAAATACTACAGAATTAACTATACTAAAAAACATAATCCATTCTAATGTACTTTTTTTATCATCAGTAGAAAGAACTATTTTTATAAAACATAATAACCAAAGTATTCCTATGATACTTAAAATTAAAATTTGTGTATTATACATAATATTAAATATTAATTAATTTAAGTTTTTCTTGCATATTTCTATTAATTTTTTAAGACATTCAAGTTCTGCTTCTTCATATGATTTAAAATAAAGTACTTCACTTACAACATCATCTATTTGCATATTATTAATGTTAAAATACCAACTATATGATATACTATCAATTATTAATGAGTTTAATTTATACTTCTCTCTAAACCATCTAAATGCTTGTTGGTAAAGTGGAAGAGCAACTTGGTCTGGTCTGTTAAAATGACTATTTTTGTAACTTCCTCCAAATCCATCAAAACCATTTGAATCGTTCCACTGAGCAAAACAAGGTTCATCAAACCCTAATTCTTTTAAAGCTAATGCTTGTTCATAAGGTATAAATTCTTGTTCCATTATTGCATAGTATTAGTTACTTCAGTTCTACCTTGTTCCTGGTCTTTAGCAATTTCATACTTTTCTAACCAAGTCATAATAGTTTGTGTCTTATCAGCTCCTTTACCTTTCTGAATAAAATAATGAGGAAGCATCAAATATTTTGAATCACTATTCAAAATATACATTTTAGTTGCTCCAATAATATCATCTTTTCTCACACTTGGATTCTTAGCAAATAATTGCTTTAGTAATGAAGTAGCTTCTCTTACATACCCACCTTTATCTGTGTTAGCATCTTTAAATAATTGAACATACTCAGTTTTAACCCATTCAAAAGCAGTTTGTTGTCCTTCAAATAAAGGAATATTCCATTTAATATTTCCTTTATCTTCAGAATAAATACCAGTAGTATTCATTTTCTGTTTAAAAGCTTCTGGAATATAACTTGGTTTATAATTATAAAACAAAGAAAGTAAATAACAGATTCCATCATCTTTCTGAATTTTAAACTCAGTAAAGATTTCTAAAATTTCATCATTTATATTCATGATTTAGATTTTACTATCTCTTGTAGTTTAATAATAGTACCACTACCCACATAACTAAAGAATGAGGTTAAATCTTTTATAGATAAACAGGGCTTATTCATTAGAGTATATTCTTCAGCTTTTTCTCTTGTTGAAAAATACAGACTATTTGTTGACAATCTATCTTGTGAGTAAAATTCATAATTTGCAATAGCTTCACAAAAAGTCCATGAATGAAATCTAAAATAATAATAAGAATCACCTTCAAAAATATCAATACCATCTTCTGTTGTAAATAATGATTGTTTTCTAGCAGTTTTAAGAAGTGTATTATAATTATTATATCTATTACCAGCACTAATCATAAGCTTACCTTCAACTTTCTCTTTTACAGCAGAAGCCACTTCTGAAAAAACATCTTTAACAATTCCAATCTTAGTAATTTTTATATCTTCTCCATCTTTATCATGAGAAATAGAGTCTGGTGTTAATACATCTCCAATAGTAAATATTTCACCATCAGACAATCTTTTAATTGAATGAATAGTATAGTAGAAATCTTTTAATAATCTTTCCTCAGAAAATTCATTATTTCTACTTGTAATATCTTTTCCATTTGTAGAAGGAAACATTCCATAATTATTCTTATATCTAATACCATCATTAGAAGATGAAGTTATTAATTGGAAAGATAGTATTTCATAATCTTTATTAATAATTTCTTCCCAATATTCAAAAAATTCTTCTGGATTAAGATTAGAATAATGTACATGAAAATGTTCAACTGATTCTGTAGCAAATTTAGATTGCCAATAAGCTCCATTTTTAAATATCTCAATTCCTATTGTAGTTGGACTACCAGGATATTCTTTAATTAATTTAAATGTTTTCATAATTTAAAATTTTTATATCTAATATATTCTACTTTATTTTTATCAAAACTTTCAAGTGCAGATTCAACCCACTTCTCATCTTGAGTACCAACTAAGCATAATAACCAAATAGTTGCTTTATAATTTTTTTGTTCTAATAGTGTTCTAGCTATTTTTTGAGAAGTAGTTCCATTTTTATCTGAGTCAGCTTGAGCCATTATTAAATGGTCTATCTCTTTATATGTCCAACCAATACCACCTGTATTTACCATACTAATTTCATCAATTTCTCCTTTAATGAATTTTTCTACATCTTTTGTAGAACTTTTACTATGATAAAAATATTCAGAAACATTTTCAGCTTGTTTAATACTAGCACAAAAAATTAATTTTCTTCCTTTAAGATTCTCCATTAAAAATTTAGCTACTTGGGTTTTTGCACCACTATCATAAACTGCTCTCATTCTTGCTAAAATTCTAAATACAGCATCTTTTCTTTTTTGGAAAATAGCTTTTTGTGCAGTACTATGTAACCATTTATATTGTTCTTCTTCTGAAGTTAAAAATGGTTTATCTTTAGTACCTGCTGATAAATTTCTTTCTTTACCCATATCAATCTCAATTACTTTAATAGAATAATTGGCTAATATGCCAATATCAACTGCTTCATTAATTGATAATTCATATAATATAGGTAGTTTTAAAGACTTATAAAGGTCTTTTTTAGCTTCATGCTTAGTCTGAGTTCCTGTCATACTAATAATATAATCAGCAGTAAGTGAACCATCAAGTAAACCAGAAAGATTATTCTCAGTAGCAAATTGTTCTTCATCTAAAATAATCATCTCATAATGACCTTTTATTTTATTTAAAGACATCCATGTTACTGTTTTTAATCTACTTTTAAACTTAGTAGCTTTCCAAGTTTCAAACTCATTAGGTATATCTTTATCAGCAAGTTCTGCTGATGGTGTGACCCAAAGAATTGATTTTGGATTATTCTTCTTAATTATATCAATAGCTAGTTTACTCTTACCTACTCTAGGAGCAAGTAGTAATCTACCATGAGGTTTCAAATCTAAAGAATCAACTATATCTTTTTGGATTTTACTTTTCTCTTTATTTGTCATGTATTAATAATTATACATTAAAAGCACTCTTAAAAACTCTAATGACATTCTCCATAATTATTACCAAAATCTACACTGATACCTATTTCAATATTAAGATTTAATTCTTTATTTGTTTCAACCATAGCTTCTTTAAGTAATTTTTCAAGATTAACTTTTAAAGATTTTGGACAAACTAATAAAATTTCATCATGGTACTGTAAAACTATATCTATCCCCATTCCTTTGGTTTTTTGTTTTACTTTTCTTACCCAAGAATCAAACACAAATACTCCACTATTTTGATTTAGTGTAGAAAATCTATCCTTTTCAGCTTTAAGAAATAACCAAAAACCACTAATAGGATTATATAACCATTTCTGACCATTTACTATTTTTACTGTACAAGCTTCAGCAGTTTGTTTGACTGCTTTATTTCTTTTCCAATAGGTTTTATGTAATTTGAAGGCAAAATCTAATGTACATTTTAATGTTTTGGAAATTTTATCTGGTCCAGCTCCATAAGTAGCTGAGAAATTTACAACTTTAGCATTTCCTCTAATAGTTTTAATTCTTTTATAGATATTGGCATCTTCTTCTGAATTAAATTTAAATTCAGATTTTTGTTCTTCTTTTTGAGATTCAATTCTTTTAAAAAATTCTTCTTCCTCTTTTGTAAGTAACCCAGCAAGTACACCAATATCAATATGAGGGTCAAAACCAGGAACTCTCATATCTTCTACATATTTGGGGTCAAACATGTATATGTAATGTTGCTTTGTATTATCTTCAAGCCCAGAAATATCACTTCCACACATTATTAAATCAGGGTCATTAACTTTTAAACAAGACCTGATTTCAGCTCCAAACCATTTATCAACTCCTGGTAAATTCACTACTGGTTTAGAATGTTGTAGTCTAAGAGTATTAGTTAGTCCATGAGCTGTAGAATATATTTTATTATTTTTATCTTTGTTTTCCAAAAATGATTTAAATAATCCATATCTATGTTGAGCTTTATAAAGACCATCCAAATCTCTAAGACTAGGATTATCTTCAAATAAATCTTTAACACTCTGGCATAATCCTGCTCCAAATGGCAATGAAACTTGAGCCACTTCTTCTTTTGTATTCTTACTTAATTTAAAAGTAATTGGTTCCCATCCTAATGAATCTAACCAAGCTTTTAATTGATTTGGTGAACCAGGATTAGGTTCTTCTCTTATTTCAGTAGTATCAAAAGGAAGATTTAATTCTGTCAACTTTTCAATCCATTTTTCACCATGAACTGATAAAGTTCCATCCTGTTTTAAAGGATTTTTCGGGACTTTATAAAGTATTTTACCTAAGTTTTTAGGCATACTATTAGAAAGAGATTTAATTTTATCTTCAATAATAACATCTAACTGTTTCATAGATTGTATTACTAAATCAATATCTAAATCAATTCCTACTATTTCTTGGTCTCTCAGACACTCTAATTTAAATCCTAAATAATTAAATATAGCATTAACCATATTTATATTATTATCATAGATTTGCATAGTATAGTCCATTTGTCCATGAAACAGTCTAGTATTAATTTCAACATCACTTTCACATCTATGAATATAAACTTCAATAGGTTGATTTTTCCAATCTTCAACTATAGGTTTTCCAAATCCTAATCTTTCTCCCCAAGCTCCTAAACCATGTTTAAAATTCTTAATTGGATAGTGATAATAAGAAATTCCTATTGTATCAATAACTCTAGTATTAATAATTACTCCTAAAATTTTTTTAATAACAGGAATATCATATTTTATTATATTATGACCTACAAATATATCAACAGTCTTCAAGTAATTCTTTATATCTTGGTAATTTGTAAATGTACCAGAAGATATTAACTTCTTACCATCATATCTTCTATAGGATAAACAATGAATTTTTGTTACTGTGTCCAATAATCCATCACTTTCTAAATCGAAGACATCATAAATCATTTTATAACTTTGTTATATTATTAACATAGATGTTATTGTATCTCTTTCCATTCTTTTCAGAACCTTCAAATGAGAATTCAATTTCAACAACTGAATTTTCATATAAATTATCTAACATTTTTAGTTTAACATTTCTAACTTCAGGATATAATACTTGTTCATCATTTGTTTCTAATGTTAAAACTCTTTTATACAAATCAGGAATTCCTTCTCTTTGTATGTGTACTAACTCTCCAATTTCTGTTATTACACCTTTGATTTTTAAATAATCTTTTTTCATACTTTAAATAAAATTAATAATTCACTTGCTCTTGTGACTGCTGTATATAGCAATCTTTTTAATTCTTTCTGATTTTGGTTAATATTTAGATTTTTTATATTGACAATCACTTGTCTATATGTACTACCTTGACTTTTATGAACTGTAATTGCATGATTATATTTTAAATCAGCAAACTTCTCAATAAATTCAAAATAATCTCTCCAACCAATTTCAGCAATCTTGGCTTTACTTTTAAGTAATTTAACAAGATTTTCAAAATCCTTTTCAGAATCTTCATGCACAACAATTACATTATCTATCCATCCACTTTTAGAGAATTCACTCTCTTCAATAAATATAGGATTAATAGAATAGCACTTAAGTTTAATGTGTTCATACATTGGATTACTACTTTGTGGGTCATCTATACCATCTTTATTAGATAGATATTGAAATTGTTTTTCAATTATTCTATTGGATTTTACTAATATTTCTTGATTAGTGAAATAATCTTCTTTATATGGTGCATTGAAAATGAGAGTTTCTCCCTCTTCAATTTTTTTTGGTTCACCATAAATTCTTTCTCTTACTTTATTATTAATTCTATCTACTTCAACATTAGTATATGCAAGGTATTTTAGTTCATCTGTACCATTTACCTTTGCAAGAGTTTGAATAACTTGTTCTTCATCATAACTGTAAATATAACCACCAATTTCTGTTCTTTGTGCTTCTTTACTTTTTATGAGAGATAAGTTTCTACTCAAATCAATTATTGGATTACCAACTCCTTGTCTTACTATTTCAGTAAGTTCTACTTCAGGATAATTTCTCTGAAAGACTGGGGATTCTTCTTCATTAACAGGATTTAATTGTTTATTATCCCCAATAAAAATAACTGTACAATCATTTTTAATTGCATGTTCTTCAATATAGTCTAATAACTCATCATTAACCATTGATGCTTCATCTATTATAAATAGTTTAACATTTTTTAATGGTGGATATTTAGAATCAAATGAAGGTTTAAAAGAAATATCACCTGTTCTATAATCAATATTTCTTTTTAATTTTAATGCAGCATGAGTAGTAATAAATTGTAAATTATCATAATTATTAACTTTACCTTTTAATACTGACACTGCTTTATTTGTAGGTGCAGAACAATATATTTGACCTTTAAGATTTTTTGATAATATACTAATTAAAGTATCTACCATAAAAGTTTTTCCTACTCCTGCTGACCCCTGGATTCTTAACCTTTTACTTCTGGTTAAAATCTCTAAACTCTCATCAAGTTTTAAGTGTTGATGATGTGTTAATGCCATGTTTTTTCTATTTCATATTACTTTTTTTAGCTTATAATACTCTTTAAGAAAACTCTACAATTGAGAAGATTTAAAACAATCATTAGAACAATATGTTTTATCTGTTTCCATTACTTTTCCACACTCAGAACATTCAAATTCAACTTCAGTTTCAAAAGTACTTGTATGATATATAAAGTCAAGATGACAAAAACCTTTATCTGTATGAACCATAATTTCTTCTGAGGTAGTATCAATACTAAATTTTTCAATAATACCTATATTTGATTCTGGTGCTCATTCATGATGAACCTTATCACCAATTCTGAAGAAATCTCCATCAGAATTTATTGCAATTTTATTATCTACACTAATAAAATTTTGTTTTAAATCTTGTGCTCTTTCTTTCATAATAATTTTACTTTTAAATTGATAATGCAAAAAAAAATAGTGTATCACATGGTTGATACACTATTTTTATAAAAATTGCTATAAACCTAAATATTATAGAGATTGTTCAGGAATAACATGAACATCTCCATTCAATTCAGCTTTAATTTCTTCACTAGCATAAAAATCTGATGGGTCTAATGTTCTTAAATCAATATCAAGTTTATCTTCTTTACTAAATGCAACTCTTCTGTATTGAATTTTACCATCTTTTAAAGCTAGTTGTCCTTCATTTTCCACTCCTTTAGGAATTCTTACAACTTGCTTCTTAGCAAATGAATCTAAAGTTACAAGTGGAAGTTCAGAATTATTAATAGCATGTTGTTCTGTATCAGCAATAATTGGTGAATTAGACAATATTCTATATAATTTAGAATCAGGAAAAGATTTTAATTGTTCTTGTACAGTTTCAATAGTACTATCTACTGGAACATCAATCCATGCAACTCTTACTTCATTGTTTTCAAAGTTTGTTTCTTCAAAACCAAAGTCAGACATTGCAAAAATATTCTCACTTAATGAATTAGCTACAGACTTTGTTGGGTAGTAACTATTTGTAGTTACAGTCTGTTTTAGCTCTGCTGTTTTTGTGTCTTCTTTCTGAAAATCTGATTTGTAAACTCTGTTTACTGAAATTCCAGAAACTTTGACTTCTTTTCTAATGTTAGAATTTGCTTCCATTTTTTTGAATTTAATTTATAAATGCTTTAATTTAATGTAACACTTTCAAATGTTAAAGTGTGAAAACCTTTATCAACCTCAATATGTCAATGAATTTATCTATACTTGTTTAATAATTGTATTAGTCCTTTTGAAATAATTTACTGCATTATTATAAGCTGTAATTAAAAGAAGAATATCTCTATCATTTCTGATAATAATTATTACTTCTTTTTCTTTTAATGCATGTATATAACATTGAACTATTGCAATCATTTTTTCTACTGATTCCATAGTTTATAGTAATAGTAGTTTATAATTACCAGGATAACACTCATTTGGAGTTAGTGGATATTGTTTATCATATAAACGAAAATATCCTTCAATAAATGGATATAAATCAACTGTTTCAGAACCAAATACATAAGATGGTATTGTCCCATGTTTATATTTCCAATCATTTGGGTCATTTATTAATGGTTCAAAAATACTATCTGGTTCAAATAATTTAGACATTTTTATATCTCCATTATCTGATAGAGTATGATAGATAAAACAAGGTTTATCAGTCATATAACAATATCTAGCTTCTGAGTACTGTCCTTTACCAACAAATGTTTTCCACCTATTTTTTTCTATCCTTACTGAAGTATATATAGGAACAAGAACAACAAAATCTGCTTCTTTTAAATCTTTATCACTATATGTTCCTGACACAAACTCTGTAACTTCAAAACCAGAATCAATAAGAGATTTTCTTATTGGTTCAAGTATTGTTTCTGGTAATTGTAATGACTTACTTAAATAAACTTTTAAAGGTTTATTTTTTCTTTCCATCAGTAAACATATCAGTTAGAGTATCATTTGCAATTTCAATTTCTTTTTCAAGTAATTTAATATCTACAAGAGCTTTGTGATAATCATTTGCCCAAGAATCAATCTTAGAGTCAGCAGTTGTTACTGATATTGCTTCTAATGCTTCTTTTTGAGCTAAAAGTTTATCTTTTTTAGCATCTAAATCATCAATTAATTTTTCTTGATTTCTTTTTAATTGTCTTGCAATTCTCTCTGCTGCTTTTTTGTTTTTGTCATCTTTTGATGCTGTTAAAATAGCTAAAATTTTCATTCTGTTTTTTATTTAAAGGATTAATAATAATTTGTTAGTTTGTTGTGGACCTCTTGCATAATTTTGTAAAAAATAATTATCTACAATAGAATCATATATCATTTTTGCTCCAAAATGAAGCTTATCTTTAGGAAAATTATCAAAAAATTGTTCTATTGAAATATTAGAAGGAGTGTAATTTAATGAATTAATTTTTATCTTCTGAGATAATGAATAAGCTGAACCACTATAATTAATAATATAATAACTATTACAACTAATATTATAAACAATACTTAAATATCCATTTTGATTATAAATGGTTCAAAAGGCAATAAATTTGATTTTTTCATAATTGAATATTAGATGTTAAAAAATATTTTATATTCATTTTTTCAAACATTTCCATTAGATTTTTATTATGATTTGATAAAATTAAGTAATCATAAGTAATTGATTCTCTAGTTAACTCTTCTGTTCTACTAAATTCTATTGCATCAGCAACTACTTCTTCATGTATTCTTGTGATTGTTGAACCAGTACAACTAAAGTCATCAATTATAATATTAATATTGTCTATTGAATATCTAGTTTGTATCTTTTGTGAATGAGATTTCTCTCCTCTTTTTTTAATATGGTCAATAAAAATATTTTTATTAATATACACACTTAATAAAGAAGCTAATATAGCACCTGAAGAACCAGTACAATATACCACTATCTTTTTTTCTGTAGTTTCAAGTACAGGTTTTAATATTTCTGCTACTTCAATAATATAATCTCTAGCAGATTTAATATTCATACCCACTGGATATGGAATTTCACCACATTTTAATTCAATTAGTTCCATAAAAACTCTTTTAATGTTTAATAAATAGTGGACTTGCTGGGAATCGCTTTCCCTAATGATTGAAAAATTCAAGAATTAAATTTTCTCTTTGTAATTTTTCTTCTTCAGTATATTTACCATTTGCTTTGGTTGCTTTCTGAATAAGATTATAGATTTTAATTCTATGAACTTTTTTTGGATGTATTGATGTAAGTTTATTAGCAACAGCTAAAGCATTTCTATAAGCATATTTTAAATCATAAGCATCTTGGTGATTTTCTTTCTTTGCTTTTTTCAAAGAAATATTTCCTATTATACCAATATCTTTATAAATAAAATCTCTAATTTCTTCAAGTATATTTATTTCATTGTTATGAAAAGATAATTGAAGACTTTTATTAGTACCTTTAGTATGTTTGACTGCTGTTACACTTCCATCAGCATCAAAAAATCCTGTAATATATTTCCAATTCATAGTATTTAATTTAGACTACAAAGATGGGGTAAATATACCACAATTCCAAACATTTTCTCATATTTCTATGAGGATTGGACTATATCATCACCTGTTCTAGATGTTGCTTACTCTAGGCTCACCTTAGTGTCCTTAGTCTCTGAACCTTCCACAGTCTTCCCTGTGGCTTGGCTGCTGATTGGCATATCTTATCAGACTTAGCTTTCCAGTCAATTCAAGCAATTTTTAACTATATATCCCTATATAGTGGGTCCAATTTAAACCCAGGTCCTTAAATACATTCAAATAAATAGATTATACAAGTTTAATTACATTTCTTTTAATTCTTTATGCTAGAATAGAGTCAACTGATTAATCAGTTAAATTCCACCACTTTATTTTGAAAAAACAAAGAAAACATCAATTTATTGTGACTATTATAGTCTGCTATTATGCAGCAATTAAGTCAAGTACTTGCACTTCTGTTTCTACCTGTGCATTCAAGGCAATCACTTTAGGATTAGAAATCTCTAAAGATGAAATGGTAACATTATTGTTGCCAGTTAAAATAAATTAATAATCAATTTTTAATGTGTAGCTTATCAACCACATACTTGTCTATTTATTCTAATAATATCCAGTCAAAGCCAGTCAAGCCCAATTGTATTACATAAAAAGGTAATAATTTATTTTATTACCTTTTTACTATAGTAAAATAATACAGAGTTTCTCTCTCTACTGGTTATCCAGGTGATTTTTTATTGTACTATCTCATTTTATTAATTACTCTTTTCTTTTTTTGAAAAGGCTCTTTACTATCTTTCTTTTTCTGAATTTTTATATTATCAGTCATTTCAGATAATTTAAGGACTTTCCATCCTTTTCTTCTCATAAAATCTAATTTACCTAAGATTTTTAATCCTGGTGTTACATTTAATGGAATTCCTATTTCTTTAACAACCACTTGATTGTTATTACTATCATAGTCATATTCTTTAACTACAATCCCTTTACGCTGTAATATAGGTAACACAGCTTCTTCAGTATGAAATTTTCCTTTCATAGTTTTAATTTTGTTTTTGGTTTATAAAATGTTTTCACTAACTCTAGTGATTTTTCAACAACTTCAATTTGATTTTTGAGAATACTTAATCTTTTTTTATTTCTTTTAATAAAATTTGTTCTTACTCCTTGAATAGTATCATAAGGATATCTTTTTCTTCCAGATTTAGAAACCCATTTCTTTTTAATCCAATTACTATTATATGGTTTTATCCAATATCCAGAGGGAGTTTCTTTTATAACTTCTAATTTTAATAATTGAAGTCTATATACAGGACCAGAAAGAAGTGAATCAAATTTAGTGTCATCCTCAAATAAATGAATATATTCAATTCTGTAAAGTATCATAATAATAAGTATTATCCTGGTGCTTTTACACACCAGGAATTTATATTACTCTGCTTCTTGTAATTCAAGAATCATTTTATTCACTTCTTCAAGTGATAATCCTTTTAAAGCTTCTGTAGATTTAGATGCAGCCAACTCTTTCAATTGAGCAAGTTTAGCATTTCTATCAGCTCTAACAGCTTTGGCTTCTTTCTCAGCAAGTTTAACTTCAATGATATGTTTTAGAATTTCTAACTGAAGTTCTAAAACTGCATTTACAGTGTTTCTTTTACCAATAAAAGATTTTGTACCTGCTGTCTCAAGTTGTTTATCAACTGAAATAGCTAATGCATCTAAAGATTCAAGAGATAAATCCCATAAATCTTCAGTAGATAAATTACCTTTTGTGGTATTAAATCTTAATTTGGCTTTTGAAGCCTTTTCAAATAATGACATAATTTTTAAATTTTAAATTAATTTTATTCTTCAAATATAATAGCAAATAAAATTACTATAATTGCAAGTACTACCCATTTAATAATGATTTCCATATACTAATTGTTTAATCTTCTCCAAATACAGCAAATATTAGGACTATAATAAATATAGCACCTAAACCTATAAAAAATCCTTCCATAATACTAAAAATTAACTTTTAACATTCTTTTAAAATTACCATCTACTTTTACAATTAGATGATTTCTTTGAGTTTCAGAGAATCCAACACCAGATAATTGATTATCAGTATGTTCAACTTTCATTTTACCACCCATAATTTCAAGAACTTTTCTATTCTCATCAAATTCTTGTTTTAAGAATTCATTAAAGAATGGTCTAGCAATCTCATCACTAATACAATTCTCAAGAAAAAACATATAATGTTTATTACCTGTTGGATTTTCCCAGTAATTAGGTGAATACATAATCTTTTTTACTTTAGTAAATTGATTAGTTTTAACTCCCCATTTTTCTTTTGAAATTACATTTGATTTAACATCATTTTTAAATGTTATACCATTAACTTTTGAATAGTTAAATTCAACAACATTTATAGTACCTGAATCAGCAGGAGATTTATCATATTCAAAATCAACAATTTCTCCTCTACATTCTATCTGAACAATAAAACCACCTAACATAGACTCTCTTTTAGCAAAATTATTTACTTCTACTTTATAGTTTCCATCTAACATTCTGTCTTTCATAGACCAAACAATATTTTCAACAGGAGTTCTACTATTTCTACCACCAGCATTCATATCAACATCTAATTGTCCTCTTGATAGACTTATTCTATTATTAAAGAAAATTCTATTACCATTTGGTTCAGTTACATGAATATCTAAATCATCATAATTAAACCATGAAAGAGATACTCTCAATTCACCATCAACATTACCCCCAGCAGCTTTAACTTTTTCTTTAATAGAATCAGTTATACCACCAGTATATGACCATGAGAAATTATTATTCCATTTGAATAGTGACTTAGCATCTGAATTTACTGAAGTAATCAATGATACCATATTTGGTAAATGATTATTCTCAAGTAAAACTTCAATAGATTTACTTGTTGGAATTACTTTTTCAACAAAATCTTTAGCACTAATTTCTTCAATTTTAGATAATGATTTTGGATTAACTAAAGTTTCTTTAGCCATATCACCAAATACATCAGTGATTGAAGATGATTTATCTGTATAGATAATATCTTCAACACTTAAGTCAGTCTCATTGGCAAATCTTCTTTCTAAAGAATCAATTAATCCTAATTCTATCAATTTATCTTTTGCAGATTCAATCATTTTAGGAGTAACTAAAGCTGTTGGTCTTTTATAATTTGATGGTGCTACAACCTTTTCAAAAGCTGTTACAGCACTATCTAATTCTCTACCTTCTGACAAATCAATAAGTAAAGTTCCAATAGCAGTATTTCTTACTCTACAAAGAGCTTCTGGTATTTCTAATGATTTTAACCATAAAAAGTTCTCTACATTACCACTAACAGTAACAGTAGAAAATTCTTTTTGTAATTTAGAAAATTGTATAAGAATACTTTCAGATTCTTTACCTCTATAAAGAGAATTTTGTGCAATTAAATCAAGTACAGTATCAACTGCATCAATAGTTAACTCAGATAATGCTCTTTGAAGCATTTCTTTATTAGTTCTTTTTGAACCTTTAAATGAATCAATTAAATCTAGTTTTTTTACAAACTTATTAGGTAAAACTAAAGCAAAATGATTCCAAGTTACTTGTCTTACAGCATCAAAGTTTTCAGCAGTACCACATTTAGAAGATTCATTAACAAATACATCAGTAATTGGTAATGAATGAATATAATTACTTAAATTAAGAATTGAAGCTTTATACTCATCTGGAACTTCCATATTATCCCATATTGAAACTCTTTTACCATCAATAATAGATATAATTCCTGCATATTGTCTTAAAAATGATTTACAACAATTACAATTATGGGATTGTTGTTCTTCTAATTCAAATGCTTGGAGATAATTATCCCAAATAACCTCTCTATCTATAGTAACATAGAATAGATGTTCAGATAAAGATAACATTTTCTGAAAGTTATCTTGTAATTGTTGTTTTACAATTTTAAACATGTTTTTATATTTTAATTTATTATTTTTTAAGAAAAAATACATTATAAGATTTACTTCTATTACCTAGGAATATTTTCTAATGTCCTGTCCATCCACTGTAAACAGCAATGACCACTCATAATGTATTTGTAAATTTACTGGCAGGAATATGCTACACAATTGTGTGCCAGGCTTCTTCCATATTTAGTCCTGTTACCCTCAACCTATAAGAGACCAGTAATAAATTTATTTAGAAGTTATAGATTCCATTAAATAAATCTAATAAACCTTGTGCTATTTGTTCTTGTGGTGTCATAGTATTTGTTGTTCTAAAGTTCTACTAAATGTAATTGGTACTAACCTTCCTCCTTCAAGTGAAGGAGATTCATTTATGAATACTGAAATAACTTCTTTCTCAGTATCTGCTTTCTTATCTCTTCTTTTCAATTCTCTAACAAACTTATCTGTTACAGAATTATAGATTTTAATACTATCTTCAGTAGATAAATCTTCTAAACCAGAAGAAAATAATAGTTGCATAATAGCTCTTTGATTATAGAGAACTATGTTCTTTTCTCTCTTTTTAAAAAGCTTTTCTACCCATGTATTTAATAATCTTTTAAATCTTACTAAATATCTTAACATAGTTATCTTTTTCATAAAACTCTTTAATTAATTTACTAATAAAAATTAAGGTGTTAATTTTATTATTAACACCTTAATATTAAATTGTTACTCAGCAGAAATCTTAGCTATTCTTTTATTTAAAGAAGCAATTTGTTCATCAATTTTAGATTTAGCTTTACTATAAGCCTCTTTTTCTGATTCAATTCTTTTTTCAATTGCTTGAACATTCAATTCATGATTGTCAAGATTATCTAAATAAATTTCTTGAAAAGCACTTTGTTCAGCATTCTTACCAATCTGGTCCATATCAACTTTCATGTAAGCTTCATTTAATGCTACTTGAGCATCTTCTAATGAATCATTTAATTCATCAATAGCTTGGTCATGATTGAATTTAAGATTACTTAAATTCTTTTCATGAGCTGCAATTTCTTTACCTAAAGCTTTTGTAACTCTTGTAAAGAAACTTTCTAATTTTCCATCATTTCCTAATTTAAGAAATGCTGAAATTGCTCTCACAATTGAGAATTTACTTGTTGAAACTGCTACACTGTTTGTTTTTTTAGTGTTCATAATAAATATAATTAAAGTGTTAAATAATTCTTCTTTGTTTTACAGGGATTAAATCTATCTCCTGTATTTTTTTTGGTTTTGAGTGCATAAAGGCACTTCTTCTTGTTGATGGTCTAAAAGATTCTTCTGAAATAGATGTCATTTTTTCAAGATAAAATTCTTTAGGAAATTCCTCTACTTCAGAAGATGTAGGTTCAGGAGGAGTATTTGAAATTGGGTCTATACCTATCTCTCCTCTAAAATATATAGTAAAATAATGCTCTGGATTCTCTTGACCAAAAATCACCTCCCAAAAACTATTACCTTCTGGTGACTCACTCCAATTAAATCCTCCAGTAGCTTCAGTAGAATACTTATTTTTTTTATAAGCTTCTAAACTTTTTAAAGAGGATTTTAGTCTTATATTTTCAAGAATTTCTGGATAATCTTTTAAAAAACTAATATTTCCTAAATCTTCTGATATTAATGTAGTTAAAATAGAATCTTTTTTTAAAACTAATCTTTCAAATTGCTCAAAATCTATTCTAGCACCATTAAAATCAGATGGATGAGTTTTTGCTGATGGATGATTATTTACCATACCATAGGCAGAACCAAAACTAAAAATTTGATCATCAGGATATTTAAGATCTGCCCACCATTTTTTAATAATTTCTACATTCACACTATCAATAAGTATAAACCAATTATGAGGTAATTCAATAGATGTACTTTCTTGTTTTAAAATATTCTTTTTAAATTGTTCAAATGTTATTTCTGTATAATCCTTATATTTTACATTACCTTTTACAGTACCAGAAAAGTATTTAGAGTTATCTGAATGATGCTCTGATACTAATGTATAACCTATGCTAATAATTTTTCTATCTTCACAAGAAATATTTGGTTGTCTTAATCTCCATTCACTTGCTGCTTTTTGATTTTCTTCAGTAATTACCATAAACCATTTATTAGGAAATGATTTAGTAGAATTATCAACTTTATTTTTTATTATAGCCATCTTATATTATTTTTAAGATGATAAATAATAGTCATATAAGCTGTTTTTCTACCATGAGTATTTACAATAATATCTCCTGAAACATTATACTCAAAAGTGTCTCCTTCTTCTATTTTTAATATAGAATCTGACACATTATTATAAGGGTTAAGATGAGCAGGAATATATTCTGTTCCTGGTAGAAACATATTTTTAACTATTTCTAATTGTGGAGCCATAATATTATTTTGATTTAAGTTTTTCTATTTTTCTTATAGCTATTTGTTTAGCTATTGGTTCATAAGTTCTTAAAACGATATAATGCATCATAGATGTAATACCCATAATACAAAATATTGTTAATATAAAGTTCATTGCTTGCCAATCACAAAAATCATAACTATAATCTACTATAAATAGTAGAATAATAGTTATATAATGACCAAGGCAATAAGGACAATGTATCAACTCTTCCAATTTAGAATGAAGAGTTGATACATATTCTCTTAAGAATTTAAAAATACTTGTTACTGTAATAGTAAATGATACACTACATACAATAAATGATAATAATAATAATTTTTCCATTATATTACTATATCACCATCTTCATAATCTTCAGCCATATCACCATCTTTTAAAAGAGAGTCAATAGGAACTTTTCTTAATAAAGTAATTTCATCACAACCACAACCACAACATGATGTATATTGTAATTTTACTTCTCTGTAATCTTTTTCTTCTTCTTTAGCTAATGCCATAATTAAATTTATTTAATTAATAATAAAATGGAATATTTAATATTCTCATTATAATAAGTTTGATTAACATTTTCATGTTAAATATGTTTTAGGTAAACTAAGAATAATATAATGAGTGTATAGTTGATTAATATACTCAGCATATCTATCTTTATGTCTGTATTTCTTTATTCTTTCTAGTTCATGTTTTTGAACTAATACTAATGAATCTCCTAATTTTAATAAGTTTACAAGCTTATCATTAATAGAAGGACCAGGATTCTTTTCATGAATCCAATTGCTTGATGCTGTCATATATAATATGTTTATAAGTTTTCTTCTACTTCCTTTCTATTCCAATTATTTTTTAATTTCTTAATTGTAATAGTATTATCTTTAGGATTTATTTTAGTACATTTACTTAAATCTCCTTTAGTCCTTCTATTAGAACAATAATCATATTCAACTAATACATCAGTAATAATTTCACCTTTATTATAAGATTCAATATATTTTTTAATGAATTGTTGTGATGGTTGAGGTAAAATATATTTAACACTAGAGTCACTTCCTCTAACAAGACATTCTTCTAATTTAAATAATGAAGTATCTGTTGTAGCTATAATTTTTCTAAGATATTGTTCATAGTCTAAAGATTTCATATTATGAATAACTACTTTAGTAGCTTGATAAACAGAATTTTTATAACTGTCATATATATAATCACCTTCTTTTATTTTGTCATCTTGTTCTTTATTGCCAGATGAAATAATATATAGATTACAAGGTATTAAATCACTACTAGAAGAATGTGTATGTAATAATTGATTTTTAGTATTTAACCATAATATTTGTGATTTTCTATCAATACTATCCAATATAGTATGTAATAGTATTATCTGTGCTCTTTTAAACTGATTCATATCATTTGTTTTTAAGATTAATAATTTATTTGTATTTTACACCTAAAACTAATAAAGATTTATTCGCAAACTTGCAGAACTATTATAAGAAACTGGTGCACTCAATATCTTGTGAAGTTATTAAGTTTTTTATCTGATTAGAGCATCTCACTCCTTTACATAACTATACCTTTTGAGCTGCATCAATGTGGCTGTTCATAAACTAGCTTAAATAGCATCTTAAGTATATATCGTTCTTTAATGATTAAGACTATCTTGTTTTTAGTCAACTATACTATTTACATATTTTAAAATCACTTGTCCATATCTAGTGGAATATAATAGTGGTTATCTCCACTATAATATGTTTTTATTTTAGAATACCTCTACAATATTAGAAATGTTGATTTCATTTGTGATTATTTTAAATTATTAATAAAATGGTTTAGTCATAACATATAAAAATGCTGAATATGAACATCTACCTGATTGATAAAAATATTGAGCTATTGTAATAGCTCTTGATTTATTCTCTTTAGTAAGAGATTTGAATAATATACTTGATATATCCATAATATTTAAGTTTTGGCTATTAGTATAAAATAAATAAAATACTATCCTAAATGGGAGTAAACCCCTATAGGTCATGACTCCTATATTGTCTGTTTATTAGGATAGTATTTCCAATGAACTTGTGCTTATCTATCAAATATTGGCTTAATAGAAAAATGCCCAGAATGCTACCAATATGGTCTAACATTTTATTCCAACACATTTTTGTCAGGGTGTAATTCATTGTTTATTGTGGTCATGCCCACCTGTTATACATGAATTTGTAGCATTGAGAGGATTTACACCTCCAAATAGGGCTGATGTTTGGATGCCCTTGTTTTCTATTTTAAACTACAATGCTTGAATTTTAATACTTTAATATAATTACCCATTGATAATTAATAACTTAGTTATGTAAATTCTTAAAGTATTAGTATATTTTGAGTAACATCTTACCTCTATTTTGTAGTTGTCGAGATTATAAAGATATTGCTCTTGAAGTATTATATACCACCAGTTCTATGTAAAACAGCTATTTGTTTATCAATAGAATATCCATTTAATGAAAGCTGGTGTTGTTGTGCTATTTTATTCTTTAGATTTTCTGTCTCTTCAAGTAATGCTTTACCTAAATAACCAGAAGCTATTAATCTAAATTTATAGTGGTCTAATATATCTAATAGTGATATAGTTTCCTCTTCTGTTAATATAAGATTGATTGGTATCATAATATAAATATTAAAAGATTTTTCTATTAATTTCAGGGTAATCAGTTGATTCTACTTTAACCATTATATCTCCACAACATATTGTATAATGTGTTCCTTTAAATACATCACTAAATGATGTAGTATATTTAAGGTTATATTTATTAACAAATTGTCTTCCTTCATAGAATGAAAATGAAGCTATATTATGTCCACTATCTTTATTTTGAGTTATTTCTTTTGGTATGATTGATGTGTTCATAATTTAAGTTTTAGCTATTAATAAATATGTTTTATTTATTTGTGTAATTTAAATGTAGTTAAAACTGGATGTATATGTAGTGACACACACTCTTATCATCATATTAATCAATATAATTGGAATAATATAGTAAGACTTCTATCTATTACTATATTAACAATCTTGCCTAATACAAAATGAGTAGCATTTACTTCTTTAATATTCAAATTTTACTTTTAATATCTTATACTACATATACTCCAGTTTTTATTCCAACTAATTATACTTCCACCTTATTTAATCACATCCTTTACCTTATATATGTAATATTGTAATCACCTCAATACCTTAATAGGTATTATATTAGATTATATCTACAAATTAGTGTGGGTTTTTAGAGTGGGAAACCACTGATAAATAAGATAGAGAACAAGGTTCTTTGATTTAATAGTGTTGTTAAATAAAAATAAAAAAGAAAGGGAGATTGCTCTCCCCTTATTATTATAGTGTCATCTCAGCATCAGCATATTTGACAATTCTATAAGCTTGGTATTCACCTTGCTCACCTTTTCTTACTTCATGTTGTAGTCCTAATCCAGCTAGATTAGCATCTTTCTTCAACTCAGCAACAGTGTCTTTATGGATAGATACAGCAACTCTGTTGTCATTATCCCAGTGTCTCATCCACTCAGTAGTTTCACCAGCTTCATTTTTAGCAGTGTTCAATTCAAAGGTTGGAATTCCTAATTTAGTTTTAATGTCTTGTAATTTCATGATAATTTAATTTAATGATTTATACTCAAGATAAGTGTGGGTTTTTAAGATGGGTTATAGATGAAAACAAAAAGGGCTAATTGCCCTTAATGGTTTACTGTCTGTCATAGCTGTTGAAATCTGCTAGGTTAGCAGACAATGAGCCATCAGGTAATTGATACATTGTTCTCATGGGTAATAGTGGTTAGTAGTAAGGATTAGTTAGGGTTTTTAGTTCTAGTGATTAGGATGAAGCCTAATGCTAATGTGCTTAATATAAGTATATACATTGAGCAGTTGTACATTTCAACTTCTTGGTCTAGTACAGCAGACATAGTACCATGAACATCATCAACATTGACATGATTGTAGATACAACATACAATAGATGAGTAGAACATTGATAGACATAGGATAGAGATGAAGAATATTTTACATACTTTAATCATGGCTGGAGAATTTAGTTGTTAGTATAAAGAGTGGGGGGTAGTTCCCCTCTAAGGATTGGTGGGGGTCTTTATGTGGGGTGGTTCACACTCCTATTATTTCTCACTAAAAATTTTTTCCTAGAAAATTTTAGACATAAAAAAACTCTCATAAGATTGAGAGTTCAGTAAAAACCTTAAAAGAAAAAGAACCAAAAAGAAAACTATATATTTAGCCTATTATTCTTTCAGAATCATTGGTTGACTATGGTGTGTGAACACACATAGAAAACTATGTTTGGCAAAGTTAGTCTTTTTTTTTGACATAATCAAGTATTTTATAGAGTTTTTAGAAAAAGTTATTAACAATCTGGCTACACTATTAACTTCCTGGTATTATTAAATTTATTAAAATGTTTTTGTTTATATTAATTTTTTAATTAACTTTGCTTCAAATTAAAATGAATAATATGATAATAGAATTCAATACCTCAAAAGCTTCTTTAGAAGAAACCTTTGATAGAGCAATGCAAGCAGAGACTACAGGAGAGGCTTCTCTAACTTTTCATAGAGAAAGAGATTACATTTCTACAACAGCAATTGAAATGGATAATGTAGTTGATTATGAAGTAGGTAAAGTTTGGGTAAATAACCAGGAATATGATTGTGTGTATGCTAAGTTAGATATTACTGATGATTCTTATACAAGAAATCTAATGATAACAGGTGCAGATTTTAGAGTATTATTAGAGAGTACTAGAAATATAAAAATAAGAAGTGCAGAAGAAATGTTAAATAAGATAAACAATGAAAATAATCCAACAAGTATTTAAGTTAGAAAGAAGTGAATATTATACCATGCATCTTGGTATTATTAACTCTGTATTACCAGTTAAATTAAGTGATAAAGAGTTGGAAGTTTTAGCAGCTTTTATGGCATTAGATGAGAATATTATTAAAGATGATAATTTTAATTCATTTGCTAGGAAAATTGTTAGAGAAAAATTAAAACCTAATCTTTCTTCTGCTGGTTTAAGTAATCACTTGAAGTCAATGATTGATAAAGGTTTTCTTTCTAAAGATAGTATTACAAATGTAATTACTATTAAAGAGTTTTTAAAACCAGAACAAGATACACAAGGTTATCAATTTAAAATTAGTAAAATATGAAATACATATTAGGAGTATATGGTAAAACAGCATATAATTTATACTCACATCAACATGAATATACAACTAAAATTTTAGTCTCACAAGATGTTCTTGATTTTTTAAATAATCATGATATAGAAATAACATCAAAAGGAGAAAGACTTTATATTATGAATAATGTAAAGTATATTTATTTAGGTATAGATTTTGAACCAGAAGTAGATATAAAAGAAGTAGTAAAAAAATATCAATATATGTATGACATTATAGTTGGAAGACTTGAAGAATTAATAAAGAAAGAATATGAGAAAAACAAATGATATATTAATTACTGAATTTCATAAAGAAAAATTAGATGTGTATCCTGATATTAATTTAGACCAAGCAAAAGAAATATGTAATGCTCCCTGGTTATTTTTAAAAGAAGAAATGGAAAGTGGAGAATTACCAGAAGTTAGATTTAAATATTTTGGCACTTTTCAAGTTTATAAAGGTAGAGCAAAGAATATGTTAGATAATTTGAAAGAAAGATTTAGGTTTAATAAGGTAGATAAAAAAGAATACTTTAGAATTAAAAATATTTTAGATAATTTTTTAAATAAAAAAGAAGATGATTTGGAAAAATAAACATATAAATATAGGAGAAGTTAAAGTAGGTAAGAAAAAAATGATTACATTTAATGGTCTTGAAAATCTACCAGAGATTAGAAGTATGACTTCAACTTGTGGATGTAGTGCTCCAAAAATAGAAGGTAATAATATAGTAGTTATATTTGTTGCTCCTTCTATTCCTTTAAATAAGATTACTATTGGTTATGATAATATTATAAAACAAGTAAAAATTATCTATAGAGATGGTACACAAGATACATTAAGTTTTTCAGCTAAAATAATTAAAAATTAAATTATGAGAACAAGTGTTAAAGGAATAGCAATGATAAAGAGTTTTGAAAGTTTACATGATGGGGATTTAAGTATGATTGGTTTACAACCTAAAATGGACCCAGTGGGAATATGGACTGAAGGTTATGGTAGAGCAATGAGAGATAAGAATGGAAATTTTATTAAAGGTATTCTTAATAAAAAATTAGTTTATGAATGTATTACTATTAAGACAGAAGTTCAAGCAGAGAAAGCTTTAATAGAAGATTTAGCAGCAAGAGAGCATGTTGTTATGCAAAATATTAGAATTAAATTAAATCAGAATCAATTTGATGCATTGGTTTCCTATGTATATAATACAGGTGGTTCTTCTACTTTATATAATCTTATTAATAAGAATGCAGGTAAAGAAAAAATCCAAAATTGGTTTGAAACTAAGTATATAACCAGTGGAGGGATTAAATTACCAGGATTAGTAAATAGAAGAAAAGCAGAATCAACTTTATATTTTAGTTAATATGGCATATTTATTTCAAATAAATGGAAAGGCAGTATTTCCAAATCCTGAGACTCTATTAATCTCTCCATTCAAAGAAATATGGGATAGAGATTTAAGTTCAGAAAAAGAAAATGCTATACAAGAATTTGCTTACATAGAGTTTATGACTTCTATGTTAAAGTCAAATCCTTATAGGGAATATCCAGAAACTAAGAAAGATGAAATTATTAGAAAAGATATTATCACACAAATAGAATGGCAACCTGATGATTTAGTTGTAGAAGCAATGGAATGGTTGGTTAATAAACAAACTGAAGGTTCTATTACTTTTACTTATTGGTTATCTAATAAAGCAGCTATTGAGAAAATGATTAATTTTTTTAATAATTTTGATATTGATGAAAGAAACTTTAAATCTGGAATGCCTATTTATAAACCAAAAGATATTACAAGTGCAGTGGCTGATGCTGAAAAAACATTGACTACATTAAGTGCATTAAAAACAAAAGTAGATGAGGAATTATATGAGAGCAATAGAAATAGGGCAGATAAAGTAATCAGTCCTTTTGCAAATCCAAACAGTTTAAAATAAAAAATTATGAGTGTAGTTAAAAAAAATTTATTAGATTATTTAGATAAAGATGAATCTAATGAGAATGAAAAATCTTCTATACAAGCAGTTTTATTTAAGGCACAAGTAGATACTAAAATAACTCATTTATTACAAAAAGATAAAACATTAGCAAGACATAATGCAATGGGAATGTTTTATGATGAGATAGGTGATAAAATTGACACATTTGTAGAGACATATATGGGATTATATTCTATTGAAGATATATGTACAGAAGAAAGTTGTTGTATTAAAGAGCCATTGACTTATTTTCAAAATTTATATAGTCAGATAGAACTATTAAGAAAGCCTATTAAGGAAACATTTTTACAAAATCAAATTGATGAAATGCAACAATTAATTGCACATACTCTTTATAGACTTAAAAATATAATTACATAATATGAGTCAAATAAATTCAATAAGAAATCCAGAAGGTATATGGATAAATAGTCAAGCATTTAGAGAGGAAGGTAATAAATTCAAAAAACATGGATATTATATTGCTGACCCTTGGGGTTCACCTGCTTGGTATGATTACTGGACAGAACAAAGAGGTAGATGTATTAATGGTTACTCAGTAGGAGGGGCAAAAATAACAGGAGAACATTATTTTTATTTAAATTTTACACCTATTCAAAAGGTAGATAATATTAATGGAAATAGAGCAGATAAGATAGAGGGTTTTCCTGACTTTTGGGATGGAGATTATAATTATTTCTGGTCAAGAGAGATAGCAAAGAATGGTATTGTTAGAGCATTAGGGTTAGAGGCAGAATTTGAAGAAGAGTTTAGAATTAGTGTAAAAACACTTCCAGAAGCAGAGGCTCAGAAAAAGATTTTACAAAAATTATTTGATGGGTTGCAACTTGAAGTTAAGATTGAAGTTGATTTTCTTGGTGGTGGATATAATTTGATTGTTGGTAAATCAAGAAGAAAAGGTTATTCACTTAAAAATCAAGCTATTGCAGCTAACAATTATCAAACAATACCTAAAAGTTATACAGCCTTTGGAGCTTATGAGAAGAGATTTTTATTTCCTGGTGCTATCTTTTCTTATACAATGGACACAATTAACTTTGTTAATACCAATACAGCATGGGCAATGCCCTCAGATGTATTAAAAAAAGCAGACCATATTAAGTCTAGTTATATTGAGTATAAGAATGGTATTAAATTAGAGAGTGGTTTTAAATCAGAAATACAGGCAGTTACATTTAAGGATAACCCTGATGCTTTAAGGGGTAAGAATGCGAAAGATATTTTCTTCGAGGAATCAGGAGCATTTGGTACACCAGGATTATTGAAATCTTCGTATGCTGCTTCTCAGGACTGTGTAATGGCAGGAGCTATTAAAACAGGAATGATTACAATCTTTGGAACATCTGGAGATATGGAAGGTGGTACTTATGATTATGCTGATATGTTCTCAAGACCAGAAGCATTTGATTTAATGCCTTTTGTAAATATATGGGATGAAGATAGTTTGAAAACTAAAGTAGGATTCTTTCACCCTATTAACTGGAATATGGAAGGGTTTTATGATGAGCAAGGTAACTCAAATAAAAAAGCAGCAAAAGATTTAGAATTAGCACATAGAGCAAAATTAATTAAAAATGGGGCTACTTCAACAGAGTTACAACAAAGAATGCAAGAGAAACCTCTTGGTCCAGCAGAAGCATTTGCAGCAGTGTCAAGTAATACTTTTCCAGTAGTAGAATTAAAACAACAATTACAAAAAGTAAAAGCAAATGGATTACAATTTATAAAAGGAACTCCAGTTGATTTATTGATGGAAGATGGTAAGATAATAGCAAAACCAATTCTTAATTCTAGTAAAGAACCAATTACAAGTTATCATCATATACCAACTAATAAAAGAGGATGTCCTGTTATTTATGAATATCCAGTAAATAATGCTCCTTCAGGTTTATATAAGATTGGATATGACCCCATAAGACAGGAAGAAGGAACTTCATTAGCTTCAATATGTGTATATAAAAGTTTTCATGTTGGTACTGCTTATCATAGTATTTTAGTTGCTGAATATATTGGAAGATATGAAGACCCAGATGATATTGATAGAATAGCAGAGATGTTTGCTGATTTATATAATACTAAAATAATGTATGAGAATGAAGTTACTGGAGTTAAGAATTATTTTAGAAGAATTAAAAGGTTAGGTTTACTAGCATTACAACCTGATTCTGTAATTTCTAAAAATGTGAAACATAGTAAGGTAAATAGGGTCTATGGGTGTCATATGAATGTGCAACTTAAAGATGCTGGAGAAAGATATGTTAAGTCATGGTTACTAACAGTATTAGATTATGATGAAGAAGGAAATCCTATTAGAGTTATTGATAGAATATATTCAATAAGACTACTTGAAGAATTAATCTCATATAATAGAAAAGGTAATTTTGACTTAGTTTCTTCTCTATTTATGTGTATGTTTCAAGTACAAGAAGAAGTCTTAGGTAAAGAGTATGATGAGAAAAAAGAAAGTAAAAATGCAAAATTATTATTAGAAATGATAAATGATATGTACAAGAAGTAATTAATTTTGTATATTTGCAATTAAATTAATTATTATGAAAAAAATTAATATAAAATTATGCCTACAATAAACCAAAATCAAAATCAAAGATTAAGTTATGCAGCAAAAAATGCTGATAATAAACAATGGTATAAGAATCAAGCAAATATGATTGATAATCAACATCATTTAAATAATTATAATACTTATCATACTGATAATGTATCTGATTTTAAAAGAATGAAAGTTAATTATGATTTATTTAATAATATACTTGATTTATCTGATTTTGAATATGTTTGTAAACCATTTGGTGCAGAAGCTGGAGAATTACCTGCAAAGATGATTAATAGAGATATTGTTTCTGGTAAAATTAAAGCTATGCTTGGTATGGAAATGAAAAGACCTTTTTCATGGAATGTTATAGCTACAAATCCAGAAGCAACTACTAGAAAAGAACAAGAAGAGTTTGGAAGAATAAGAGATTATGTTATTTCAGAAACTCTTAAACCAATTAGAATGCAAATTGAGCAACAAAAGGCTCAAGAAACTCAAGGAAGAGAATTAACTCCAGATGAAATACAAAAAATTCAACAAGAAATTGAAGAAGAATTACAAGCACAAACTCCAGAGGAAGTAAAGAAATATATGCAAAGAGACCATCAAGACCCATCAGAGGTAATGTCTCAGCAACTACTTGAATATTTAATTCAAAAATGTGATGTTAAAAGAAAATTTAATAATGCACTAAAGCATGGATTATTATCTGCTAAAGGTATTATGTATGTTGGTATATTAAATGGAGAACCAGAAACTTGGAATACAAATTCAATGAGATTCAACTATGATAAATCACCTGATTTACAATTTGTTGAAGATGGAGAATTTGCAAGTTGTGAATATCCTATGACACCTTCAGAGATTGTTAGATTCTTTGGTGATGAGTTAAAGCAAGATGAGATTGATAGAATTTATAAATCTTGGGGTGGACCAAATAGAGCAAAGATAATTGATAGTGATTTATTTAATATTGAGGAGACTGTTAGAAACCACAATAATAATAGTTCAGTAATGATGGTTCATACTGTATGGAAATCATTAAGAAAGATAGGATTCTTAAAGTATAAAGATTTTAAGACTGGTAGCACTGAAGAAATGATTGTAGATGAAAACTACAAATTAAATAAAGATACAGGAGACCTTTCTATTCAATGGGAATGGATTCCAGAAGCTTATGAGACATGGAAAGTTAAAACAGTAGAACCTATCTACTTAAAAATGCAACCCATTCCAGGGCAATTTAAAGATATTGATAATTTATATTATTGTAAACTTCCTTATTATGGAATAATTTATGATAATATGAACTCACAAGAAACTTCATTAATGGATAGATTAAAAGTTTATCAATATTATTATAATATTGTAATGTATAGACTTGAATTATTACTAGCTTCTGATAAAGGAAAAAAAGTGTTAATGAATATTAATATGATTCCAGACTCAGCAGGTATTAATATTAAGCAATGGCAGTACTTTATAGAGTCAACCCCTTATATGTGGTATGACCCAAGTGAAGAAGGTGCTCAATATGCTGATGCTAATACAGTTGCAAAAGTTATTGATTTATCTATGGTATCTGATATTCAGAAATATATTGAAATTGCTGAATATCTTAGAAATCAATGTGGTAGAAGTGTTGGTATTAGTGATGCTGTAGAAGGTCAAATTGGACCAAATGATAGTGTTGGTGGTACAAGACAGAATCTTATACAATCTTCACATATTCTTGAACCTTATTTTGAATTACATAGTTATTTAAAAAGAAATGTATTACAAGCTTTAATTGAGACTGCTAAGGTTGCTTACTCAGGAACTAAAAAGAAAAAATTAACTTATTTTCTTGATGACATGTCTAAAAAAATTATTGATTTAGATATAGGTTTAATTAATGACTCTACATTAGGATTGTTTGTTTCTAATTCAGCTAAAGCAGAAGAAGCTAAAGATTTAATAAGACAACTTGCCCATGCAGCTTTACAAAATCAAAAAGTAGAACTATCTGATGTTATTTCAATAATTAGACAAGAGTCAATAATTGAAGCAGAAGAAACTCTTAAGGTTGCAGAAGAAAAAAGAAATGCATTTGAATCTTCACAAACTCAAGCAACAATAAAAGCAAATGCAGAAGAAAAAGAAAAAGATAGAGAATTTGAGAGAGAAAAATGGGAACATGAAAAAGATATTGTTATTGTTAAAGAAGAAGAGAAAAGAGAGACTGAAGTTATTAAAGGTGCTCTGGTTGGAGCTTCATTTAACCCAGACCAAGATGCAGATAATGATGGGGAAAATGATTTTGTTGAAATTGCTAAACATGGTTTAGATGCTGAAATTAAAAGACAAAATGTTCAATTACAAAAAGATAAATTTGAACATCAAAAAAATATTGATTCTAAAAAATTAAAACAGAATGATAAGAAATTGAGTATTGATGAAAAGAAATTAAATCAAAAGAAGTCTAGTTCTTAAAAAAAGCTATTAGACATTATTTTTGAAAAATTAATTTTAAAAATGTAGTTTTATTAATTTTTAATATTAAATTTGTAGCATGATAAAAGAGAATAAAAGTCTTGAAGGATTTGAAGGATTTGAAGAGATGTCATCAGAAGTAGATTTTTTCAGTCAGACCCAAGACACAGATGTTAGTACAGATACAAAATCTGTTATTGATGAAATATCTAAAGATGATATTTCATCAGAAGAAAATAAAAATGTTGAGGTAACAAGTGCAACAGAAAAAGATGACTTGTTTAGTGATAAAACTATATTAGATGATAATGAAGAAGAGGAAGCAGAGGTTAAAACTGATTCAAATATTTCAATCCTTAATAAATTAAAAGAAAAAGGTTTCATTGAATTTGAACTTGAAGAAGGAGAAGAATTAACTGAAGAGTTAGCAGAAGAATTACTTGAAGATAAGTTTGAAGAAAGTGTAGAAAATAAGGTAAAAGAGTTAGTAAATGATTTACCTGATGAAAAGAAACAAGCAGTACAATATCTACTTAAAGGTGGTAGCTTAACTGACTTGATAAGTGCTTTTTCATCAAATGATGTTTCAATTGATTTAAATATAAATTTAGAAAAAGAAGAAACACAAATTAGTACTTTAAAAAAACTTTTGAAACTTGAAGATAAAGATGATGAAGAAATTGAAACAGAAATTGAGTTCTTAAAAGATTCTGGTAAACTTAAATTAATTACTGAAAAGAAATTTAATAAGTATAAAAAAGAAATTGAAGAAGATCAAAGAGATTTTCTTGCTGAACAAGAAGATAGAAAAGAAAAAGAAAGAATAGCAATTAGAGAATCAAAAGCAAAAATTTCTACTTTCTTAACTAAAAATGTAGAAGTAGATGGTATTACATTTACAAAAGAAGATAAAAAATCTTTACCTTCTTATATGAATGATAAGACTGTAAAATTACAAAATGGTACTCTTATAACAGAAATGCAAAAACAACTGTTTTATGATATACCAAAGAATGATAAAGCATTAATACAGCTTGCTACATTATTGAAAAATAGAAATGAAGATGGAACATTCAATTTTGATAGTATAGCAAAAAGTGCAAGAACAAAGGTAACACAAGAAGTGAGAAAAGAAATTAGAAGAGGACAGAGTATTCCTGGAAATTCAACAATTACAGGTAAAGAATCAGTGAAAAGTTTAGCTGATTACTTTACAAAATAACTAAATTTAAAACAATTAAATTATGGCAATGACAATTAATAAATTGCAAGTAAGACAAGCAAAATTTGATTCTACTAGAATGACTGACTTAAATCATTGGAGTAAGAATCTGGCTATCAAGCCAACTGTTTTTGAAGCACCACAGAGAGCTTTGTTCTCTTCAAAAACAAATAGTATAAATTTATCAAGTGGAAATATCCTTGAAGGTATTTTTGGTTTAGGTAAGACTAAATATATTGATGATTTAACTTGGTCATGGAAAATGAATGTAAAAGGATATAGACCTATTACAATTCTTGAAAACAGAACTGCTGGTTCAACACCAGGAAAATATAGAGGTAAAATCAAAGTCTTAGTGGATGTTGATTTAGCTGCTATTGGTGAATCTTGGGGTCCAGGTTCTTCTGACAAATCTCAAGTGGTAACTGTTGTAGATAAAAGAAAAGATGGTAGAGGATATGAATATACTTTACAAACTTACACTGAAGGTGCAGAGCACTTTATTAAACCAACTTATCTTGAGCCAGGAACAAAATGGACAAGAATGTACACTATGAGAGGTGAGGCTGCTGAGTCAGGTGGTCATACAGAAGGGTACACTCAGGTTGAATACAAAAATTCATTAGTGAAACTAAGAAAAGAATTTAAAGTAACAGACTTTGGTGCTCAAGCTGTTTTGGATATTGCTTTCCAAGATGAAAATGGTAAAGTATATAGAGCTTGGATGGATATGCAAGAAGCTCAATATCATATGGCAATGAATAAAGAGATGGCTATACATGGAATGTATAGTAGATTGGGAGACCAACCTCTTATTGACCCAGATTCAGGTTATCCAATTAATCCTGGTGCAGGTATGGAGCAACAAATTGAATTTGGTGGAAACAATGAAAGATATACAACTTTAAGTGCAGAATTAATTGAAGCATTCTTTGATAGAATTGTTTATTCAAGAATTAGTCCTGGTGATTTAGGAGATGTAATTGGATTGTCTGGACACTATGGTATGAAAGAATTTGCAAAATCTTTAGATATTTGGGCAGGTGGTAAAGCTATTGTTAGAAATAGTCAAGATTTTGTTAAAAATGATGCAAGTGGTGTACATAATAACTCATTAAGAGTAGGTTATCAATTCACTCATTATGATTTACCTAATGGTGGTAGTTTCAAATTAATTCATAATCCATTAAATGATGATAAATCTATCCATAGAGATATTGACCCATTAACAGGTTATCCTTTACAATCACAAAGAATTACAATTCTTGATGTAACTGGAGGAAATGGGCAATCAATTAATGAAAGAGATAATATTTGTTTAGTTAGAAAAAACAAAGTTTATGGTACAACTTTAATTGAAGGTAGAGTAGGACCAGGTGGTGAGATTTCTAAAAATCCTAAACACTCTGGGGATTATTACAGAGTAGATATTTCTGATTCAGTAGGTGTTGAAATTAAAGACCCAACTGTAACAGGAGAATTAATTAAAACAGTAAACTAATTTTATGATAAATAAAGAGTTAAAAATAGAGATTAGACCTATTCCAGACAGAAATAATATCAAACAATTTTCTGAAAATTTAGAATATTTTTCTCAATCAAATATTATAGCTGCTTTTGTGAATCCTGTCTCATTAAAATATGAGACAGGTCTTTCACCAGAAGATAAAGAATATTTATTGAAAGAAGAATTTCCTTATAATATTTCTGATAATTATACTAAAGGTATTCCACATCCATTCTGGGAAAGTTCTATGGCAAAGGTAGAATTGAAAAATAGTCCAACATTTTTGTTTCCAGGAAAAAGTCTTATTGATTTTATTAAGTATAAATATTTACTTGTAAATAATTATATTTATAAATCAGAAGAAGAGATGAGAAGTGGTATTAAACCATTAGCCACTCATTATATTCATAATGAAGTTGAAGCTACATCTATAAAAGCAGGAAAATTAGAAACAAGAAATACATTAATTAGAAAAGTATCAGATTTATCATTAAAAAGAAAAAGAGATATTGTTCTTATTTTATTAAATGAAGACACTGATAATAAAAATGAAAATTATTTAACTGTTAGGTTAGACACTATTATCAATGATAAAGAATTGTCTGAAGAACTAAGTGAACTTTTAAATCAAGATTCAGAAGAAGTAGCTTTAGCAGCAGAAATTAAATCTGCTATACATAAAAATATTTTAAGAAAAACTAAACAAGGTATCTTTTTCTTTGAAAATAATCTTGGTTTTTCTGAAGAAAATGTAAAAGAGTTTTTAATTAATCCTGACAACCAGGAAATTTTATTAAATATCAAATCTAAAATTCAATAATTATGAAGAGTACATTAGCAGACATAAGACAACTATTCAATGTTACAAATATTGCTTATAGCACTAATATAAATGCTTTAACAGAAGGGCAGTTTGCTGTCTTTGCTGAAGGAAGTGATGTCAGTGTGGCATCAGGAACAACTTATCTAACTTTACCTGATAAGTTTAGAATTGTATCAAAATTAGGAGGTAAAATTTATTACAGTCTTGATACAATTGAAAAAACAAGAATGTTTAATCAAATGGCAACAGAGTATCAACCTCAACAAATTAATATTTGGGAAGCAGTTATTCAACATTGTAATTGTATTGATGGTGTAAGACTAAATATCAATGTTAGTGAACAATCATTAATTCAAAGAGATGGTCTTACATGGACACACAATGACTTTGTTGTTATAGTATCACCACAAGAATTACTTTGTTTCTGTAATTGTGATGGTTCAAAACCAGTTTATGAAAATAACATTTTGACACAACTTTTATATGAAAAAGTAAATGCATTAAATTCTCCTTATTATGAAGCAGCAGTGTCAATTGATATTGCAGATTTAGACACTTATGCCAATCAAGGAGCTTTAGATATAGCAGTGCCATCTCCAACTCAAGGTGATTTAGCAATTGTAACAGGAGCAGGTTTAAAACAATATAATGGGTCAGCATGGGTAGTAGTAGGTACTGTTCTTGGACAATTAACAGATGTAGCTACTTTTGTAGAAACTAATAAAACTGTTAATACAGATGATAATTTGTTAAATGATGGAGTGCTTTTAACTTTAATAATTAAAGGAAAATTATCACCAACATTAACTTATAAAGAAATTGATGTAAATTATGTATATCCAAGAGGAGTGAGAATTAATCCTTCACTTAGTATAAATAATGAAGTTTCAATAGCATTTTCTGAAACACAACAATTAGCATTTGAAATTGGAGCAGGTTATGATTTAAGAGCAGAAGAATGGGAAAATATGAACTTCTACACAAATATGAATTTCTACCCAAGATTATCTGATGGTGTAACAGTACCAGGATTGACTTATCAATTTGAGAACAACACTACTTATAATACAATTACTTTTGAATTTGGTTCTAAGAAAAGTGGATTAGAAGATGTTCCAGAAGGAAATTACAAAAAATTCATGATGTTACTTGGTATTGAAGATGATACTTTATATAGTGCATTGGTAGATATGTTTATAGCTTAATAAAACTTTAGACCATGACTATAAAAGATATGCACTATGACTTCAAAAAGAAGTTAAATAAAATTGATAGTCAACAAAATAGAAATTTGTTGATTCCAGAAATTGATTGGGCATTGAATGAGGCACAAGAATTATTTGTAAAAATGATTGCTCAACCTAGAATAAAGTCATATCTTGGTTTTGAAATGAGTCAGAGAAGTATAGATGATATTAGGACAATTGTTGTAAAAAACAATTGTCTTAATATTATTAATAATACTGCTACATTACCATCTAATTATTGGCATTTTGTAAAAGGAAGAGTTGAAATGAGTAAAGGAACATGTAGTAATGTTAAAGGAAAATTTCATCTTAGACAACATGATGATGAATTTGAAGAGAGTCCTTTTGATAATTCAAATTTTGAATGGAGAACTGTCAATGGACTATTTTATGAAGGTGGGATTAAAGTACATACTGATGGTACATTTACTGTTAATAAATTATGTGTTGATTATATAAGAAAAACTAATTATATACATAATGCAGTAGATTTTAGAGGAGGCACTTATAAATTACCTTCTGGTACTATATTAACTGGTTCAGTCAATAGTGAACTTCCTGAGCATACTCATAGAGAAATTGTAGATATTGCTGTACTTATAGTGACAGGAGAAATACAATCCCCAGACTATGAAATAAAAATGAATAAATTAAAGTTCAATCAAATTACTTAATTGAATAACTAAAAATCTTAAAATGGCATTTACCTATATTTATAAAAAATATAAAGATGTTCATACTATTGAAAATACTGGAGGAACATCTTTTAATTATAAAATAGATGTTAAAGAATGTGATAGCTTAAATCTTTTTAAATCAGGTATAATATTGCCTGGTGCTATTTTTACATTACCTATAACATTTTCAGATGGTATGTACATTGTAACTTTATCTGATAATACAGATGAGGTAATTCTTACTGATATATTACAGTATAATAATATATTAACTTCTTTTATAAGTGGAACAGAAAATAGTATTTGTGGATGCAAGAAATGTGATGATTGTAAAGATTGTAATGAGTGTGAAGATTATCTTAGTACACTGGCTTATGGTTTAGGATTTCTACACATAAATAATCCAAAATATAATGATTACTTAAATATTATTTCAGAGACATTAAAATGTAATTACTCACAAGAAATATTAACTACTATACAAATTGAAAATCTTACAGGAGTTAAAGAAGTTAAAAAATTAACTCTTTTAAATATTGCAGCATTATATCTTGTATTTTATCTTATTGATTTAGCTCAAGCTTTTGATATAGAAGAAGCTAATTATATTAAAACAAAATATAAATCTTCTAAAATACTAAAATGTATTAGAAAATTAGGTATTGATGTTGATTTATTCATTGATAGTTTATTTAATGATATGAAAGTGTATTATTGGCAATTAGATAATGTAACATTAAATATTGAGGATATAATTCCATTATTTAACAGTGTATATTTAAATGATAAACCTGTTTTACCATTTACAATTTTTGAACAAGGTAATATAGTAAATTATTCACAAATAGGAAGAATTGCTTTTGCAATTAAGAAAACTGATGTTTTAAATTTTCTTATTACAGATTCACTTAATAATGATATTACAGATGAATTTGACTATGAATATTTTCCTCTAACTAAAACTGTATTATTTGTATCTAAAAATCCTTATAGTTTTAGTAATGTATATTTTAAATTTAAAAAAATAACTAATTTATAATGAGTGATATAAATAATATATTAACAGGACTTAAGATTCCTGCACAAATACCTTTAGATGCAAAATTATATAGTGCTTCTCAAAGTGTATTAACTAATTTAGGAACTGACAATAATCTTGCATATACTTATTATAGTGGTATGATTGTTTATTGTGTACAAGAAAAAACTAGATGGGAATGGAGAGAAGTAGTAGGTTCAGAAGAAGGATTATTACCAAGTAATTTTCAATATCCTACAGGTCTCTTTGTTTTTGGAATAGATTATTCAAATAAGATTTATAATTTTTTTGAAATTATAGGTAATACAATTCCTGTTGTTCAAGATAATTTTGTAAGAACTTTAGAGATTCAAAGTGCATCATTACCTAATCCTTATACAACTATTGATATATGTACATATATATTATCTCTTCCAGAAGAAGATAGAACTATTCTTGAAACAGATAGTAAATGGAATGTAGTTATAAAAAAACTTGAAAGTATTCTTATAATAGAGATATATGAAATTATTAATATAGGAAAAGGTATAATTAATTTTATCTCTAGTTCAAATTTATTAAGAATAGAACAAAATGTTTCTGAATATATTGCAAATAATATGGACTCTTTATTACCTTATAAAAGTTATATAGCAATACTAACTCAAGAAGGAACTACAGCTCCTAATGCTCAAGTAGTATTTAATAATACAGGTATCACTTTTACATATACTAGATTAGGAGAAGGAGAATATCATATAGTAGCAGACACTTTGTTACCTACTACATATCCTCAAAAAATAGTTCCTAGACTAACTAATGGATATTGTGATGGTGTAAATGGAGTAGCTTATGATAATGATGGAGTAGGTTTAAGAATCTTTTGTAGGTCTATAAGTAGTGTTCCAGGAGACCAAGGACAGTTTAGAGATGGAACCTTATTTAATGATGTTTTAGAAATAAGAATATATAATTAATTTATGAAAAGAATAGTAATTGCAAACATAGAAAGTGGGTTTCAAAAAAGAGAGTGTAAAACACAATCAAAAAAAGATTGTAGTTGCCATTCTAATTCTCATAATAATTTTAATCAAAATAATAAAATAAAAAGTTTCATTATATATAATGAAACTTCTTTTAATAATCCTTTACAACAATTAGTAAATATTATTAATCAAGATAATATTATACTTGATGAATTTGAAATAGGTTTTATTAATTTTTATGATGATGAACAAAGAATAATACAATACCTTTTTGGTCCAGGAAAAGGAAGTTATGGATTAAATGGTATATTAGTAACTACTGATATGTTTGTGAGAGTAGAACATTTACAATTATCTACAGCCATAACAGATAATTCATTAGGGTCTAATGGAACAGATATTATATCTTCTGATGTAAAAATAATAAGTTTTTATAATGAACATTTTAAACTTATAGACTCTCCATATAATATATCTAATATAATTGGAGGGCATACAGTATTAAGTTTATCTGATGATTTTATAGAATCTTTAATAAGAACAGGAGATTTTAGCACTTTCTTAATTGGTAGTATTACAGATTCAAATAGTGCTGCAAGTACTCTTTCTTTAAATGCTAATAATTTTGAAAATTATTATACTTTTTTAGGTACAACTACTACTTGGACAGTTCCTATTATTGGAGGAAATTATAAAAAGAAAATTACTGTTATAAATCAAGGTTCTGGTATTATAACTTTAAACTCTAATTTAGGAGGAAATGATTTTTTATTAAGTGGCACATTAGTTAATACAATTAATATATCTTCTGGAGAAATTTTATTATTATATAATAATGGAATAAAATGGTGTGTATTGTAGTATTATATATAATAAAATAATTAACTTTGTACTGTATTAAATAATAATAAAATGAAACAAAATTTAGGTAAAACAATAAAAGATATATATCATAAAATTTCATGTCTTGAAAATAAATTAAAAAATTCTACTTCTACTGACTTAAGGTTATATAAAGTCTATACTGCATTACTAACTCAAACAGGAACAAATGACCCTATTCCTACTATTTTAGAGAATACTCTTGGGGAATTAAATTTTAGTTATTTAGATGTTGGTAAGTATGAAATAAGTTCTTTAAACTTATTTACTAATAATAAAACTACTATATTTTTTGGTAATGTTATTAATAATGCAAATGCACAATTAGGTAATGTTACATGTCAAGGTGAAGATATTTCAGATAGTTCTATTCCATTTGTAGTAAATGGTGATTTTGTATCAGGAGCATTAGATATAAGTAATAACTTATTATTAAAAACTTTAGTTGAAATTAAAGTTTATTATTAAAATATATAAGTTTTATATTAATTACTAAAATACAAATACATGGAACAAATCAAAGAAATTATTATTACAAATTTTACAACAATTTTTGCATCTCTATTTGGAGGTGGCTCTTTATATGCTTATTTTATTGAAAAAAGAAAAAACAAAGCAATAACAAATCAAGAAGTAGCAAAAGCTGGTCAAGAAGAAGCTACAGCTTTATCAAATATGAGACAAGCTTATAAGGATTTTACAGAAGACATGACTAAGAGATATGATGAGTTAAGTACAGAAGTAGAAAGTTTAAAAAAAAAGCTGGCAACTGTTACAACTCAAGTAAAAGAGGAAGAGAATAAATATGATACTTTGAAAGTATCATATGATAAGTTGAAAGTCTCCTATGACAATTTAAAGAAAGAGTTTGATAATTATAAGAAAAAACATTTAAAATAAATGATAAAAAAACAAATCATAGACTATTTACTGTCTAATTCTGGAAAGTTAAAAGATGGTGAAACATGGTATGATATTGGATTAAGGTTTGGGATAGAACCTAAAGACAAAAAAAGAGCAGAGACAGATGATGCCTATAAAGTATCATCTGTCACTAAGAAAGCAAATGATATATGGAGGTATTATTTAACAATAAAAAATACTCTAAAATTATCTAAAGAAACATACCAAAATGGTAAATTAAAGTTTGAAACCTTTAAAAATATACCAGAAGAAGTTAAGATTAACCATGAAGATTTTGATATTGAAAGAATGACTACCAGTCCTTATGGTGGTGCATGGATTAAACTAAAGAAAAAAGAAAAGATTTATGAAGAAGAACATCTTGATAAATTAACAGAACTACTCAAAAAAGAATTAAATCCAATTAAATACAGACAACCAGAAACTACAAATGATAAAGCATTATTTATCTATGGGTCTGATAAGCATATAGGTGCATTAACTAAAGAAGATTCTATATATACTAATAAATATGATAGAGAAGTAATGAGACAAAGAATTGTAATTAAAACTCTTGCTATTATTCAAGACAATATACAATTACATGGAGAATTTGACTCATTATATATTATGGATTTAGGAGATGCTTTAGATGGATTTAATCAAAAGACTACTGGAGGATTAAGAGGAACATCCTCACACACATTACCTCAACAATTAAATAATAGAGAGCAACATGATTATTATGTAGAATTACATAAAGAATTATTTGATAGTATTATGGCATGTACATTTGCTAAAAATGTCTATTTTGTAGCTACAAGTAATAGTAATCATGGTGGAGATTTTGAGTATGGAGCAATGAGAAATCTTGAAACATATTTAAATATTAAATTTCCTGACATTAAAACTTATGTGTCTTTTAAAGCTTATAATCATTTTGTATATGGAGAACATTGTATAATTTTTGGTCATGGGAAAGATGATGAAGATATGAAAAATGGACTACCATTAGTTTTAAATGATAAAGTATCTAATGTAATTGCTGATTATATTAGAGTTAACAAACTAGAAGATTATAATGTTACATTTGTTTCTGGTGATTTACATCAGAGTGCTGAAACTTATGCTAAAAATTTTAGATATAAAAAAGTATTATCTCAATATGGTAGTTCAAAATGGATGCACACAAACTTTGGTTCAGGTTCTCCTGGTATTTCTTCAGAAGTAATTATGAAGAATGATAATAAAATTTATAAATCAGATGAATTTTTTAACATTAGTAATCAATCAAATACAGGAATTACCTTCTAATTAAAATTAATTTGTATCTTTGCTTTATGGAAGAAGCAAAGATACAAATATTAGAATACTTTAAAGGTTTAGAATTTTATGAAGATGAACATAAATATATGTATCATTCTAAACCTATTAAAATATCTGTCTCTGGACTTATTAAACATTTTTATGAACCATTTGATTCATATAATATAAGTTTAAGGATAGCAAAAAGAGATGGAATAAGTCAAGAAGAAGTTTTAAAAGGATGGGATAATGAAGGAAAGAAAGGAATAAGTAAAGGTAATAAAGCTCACTTATTTGGAGAAGTATATCCATTTAATAAACATTTAGAACCTAATGATAAATATGATGAAGCTATTATAAAGTTTTGGAATGATTTACCATCTCATATAGTACCTGTTATTATGGAGCTGAGAATGTTTCATAAAGAATATATGTTTGCTGGAACAGCAGATATTTTGTTGTATAATACAATTACTAAAATGTTTATTATTGGAGATTATAAAACTAATAAAGATTTATTTAAAAATTTTAAAGGTAAGAAAATGCTAGGTCCATTTAAAGATTTACTTGATTCTCCTTTTAATCATTATCAATTACAATTATCTTTTTATCAGATACTATTTGAACAATGTGGTTTAAAGGTATCTTCAAGAAAATTAATATGGCTATTGTCTGATGGTACATATAATATGTATGATTTAGAAGATTATACTAAAGTTTTAAAAGAACAACTACAAATACTAAAAATTTAAATAATGGCATATCCAAAAAAAATAAAAGATAATACTACTAAAGAATTAATTCAATATATTTTAGATAAATTAAGAATGCAAAAAAGTGTACAAAGTATTACAGGCACTTTTGTAGATAATACAGATGCATTAAATCCTGTAATAGCTTTACCTTATAAATCATATAAAGCATTAATAACACAATCTGGTACAGATAAACCAACAGCAGTAGTGTTAGAAAATAGTATAGGAACAGTCTCTTTTCAGTATATCTCTGCTGGTATATATAGACTAATCACAAGTAATTTTAATGTGAATAAAGTTAGTGTAGATATTAATCAAGGAAGAGTAGATTCAACAAGAAGTCTTGTAGGAGCTTTTTATGGTGGTGGTGGAGTTACAGAAATAACTTCTATTGCTAATGTTACTCCTACAAATGGGATATTAAATAAAACAAGTATAGAGATAAAAGTATATAATTAATCATGCTGATAAAAGAAATTATACAAAGGATATTATCCCTTTATTCAAAAGGTGTACAATCTCAATCTAGTAGATTGTCAGATAGACATGTTTATAATAAAATGGTAACTGTCAGAAGTAAACTTGTTGCTCAAGAAGCAAAAAAGAAACAAAAGATAAATCAATGGAGTTATCAAACATTATCTTGTGTTGAACTTATTAAAGCTCAACCAAATGAATGTCCTTGTATAGCACCTCCTGGTTGTGAGATACTTAGAAGTAAATATCCTATTCCTAAACCAATAACAGATTTAAATAAACATTTAATTCAATCTGTTACTAGCTTAGATGGAGATGTTATTTTTTCTGAGATAACTTGGATTGAAAAGAAATATAAAGCATTTAATAAATACACAGCAGATAAACCTGATTATTTTATTAGAAATAATTATCTATATATCACAAGTAGAAATGGGTTAAAAGTTATAACTATAACTGGATTATTTGATAATCCTATTGAGGTTTATAACTTTCCATCTTATTGTGAGGATTGTATTGATTGTCAAGAATGTGTAAGTCCATTAGATATGGAATTTCCAATTGATAATGATATGATTGACACATTAGTTGATATGTGTAAAGAGGAATTGATAGGACAATTTACTCAGATGACAGAAGATTTAAGAAATAATTCAATTGATAATCTTCCTGAAAATAGTAAATAATGAGTTGTAAGAATGTAAGAGATAGTTATAAACTATATAAAAAGATAGTAGAGAATCCAGTTGATATTAAAATTTACATTAAATATGTTAATGATTATCATAAATTTTTAATGGATAAAGTTCTTAGTGGAGAAGAAATTACTTTGCCAGCAAGAATGGGCACATTATCTATTATAGGTAAAAAGCAAAAAATAACTTTTGATGAAAATGGTATTATGAAAGGATTAGCTCCTGATTGGGTTAAAACTAAAGAACTTTGGGAAGTAAATCCAGAAGCTAAAGAAAAGAAGAAATTACTCTATCATATTAATAATCATACAGATAATACAAGATATAGATTTTTATGGTCAAAAACTAATATTTTAACAAAGAACAAAATTTTATATTCACTAAGAATGACTAGAGATAATAAAAGAGCTGTTCATGGTTTAATAAAAGAAGGTAAACAATATATAACTAAAAATTAATAAATATGGAAGCATTAACAAGAGCAACATTTAAACAGAAAGAAATTGATAATATTCCTAAAGGAGCAAAGATATTGTCAAAAGATGTCTCAATTACAGTAGAAGAAATTGAAAATGGGTACTTAGTATCTAAGTCTATTGATATTAAATATGAATATGATAAGAAAAATGATTATTCATATATTACAAAAAAATACTTTGCAAAAGAAAATCCATTAGAATTAGATATGGAAAAAATATCAGATAAATCCTTAGCAGATAATTTCTCAGATAAAGAAACAAAAAAAGAAGAAAAGAAAGAACAGAAATCATTAGCAGATAATTTTTAATAATATGTCAGAACTACAATATACATCAATAAACACAGTACTTGCTAAATTTCATAGAGATTTAAGAGGCACTGAAATGAGTGAGAGTGATATTATTGAATGGGTTGGAGAAGCTTTAGAATTTTTAAAAGTTCAACAAATCCAAGACCAATCTATTGCTTTTATGGAAGTAAAAGACCATCATGCAGAAATACCAAAAGGATTTCAGATGGTATTGCAAATTGCAAGAAATAATAGATGGACACCAGAAAATAAAGAATTATGTTCTCCAGGTAAAACTATTTGTGAGATTGAAGAAATAGATTTTGAAGAAGTTAATACTTGTGCTGATAGTATAGTTATTACAGATGCTAATGGATTTATAATAGAGAATGGTGATGTAATTGATTATAGACCTTATTTTGATTTAAAATTTGATTTTCCATATTGGACTCATAGTACTTATTATAGAAGACATTATACTCCAGTAAGATTAAGTAATCATACATTATTTAATTCTATTGTTTGTAAAGAAAAAGTAGATGAATGTATTGGATGTACTGATGAATATACTATTGTAGGAACTACTGAAAAAAGAATAAGAACTTCTTTTAGAGAAGGATATATTGCAATGTCTTATCTCAAAAATGCTCTTGATGAGCAAACAGGTTATCCATTAATTCCTGACCAAATATCTTATATTACTGCTATTACTTACTATATACAATGGAAGATAGCACAAATGTATGATTGGAATGGAAGAGAAGGTTATGCAAGAATAGCTCAAGATAAAGAAAGACTTTGGTTAAAGTATGCTAAACAAGCTAAAAATTTTGCAAAAATGCCTAAATCAATTGATGATTTTCAAGACCATTTAGAACAGACTCATTATCTTATTCCTAACCATAAAAAATATTATGGTTATTTTGGTAATCTTGGAAGGTCAGAACAATTAAAATTTAATTTAAATCTTAAAGCAAGTTATGGATATAAATACTAATAATGTTACAGAGAATACTGGTGGTTTACATTCTGATAATTCTTTACAGAATCAACCTAAAAGTAGTCAAAGATTTGTATTAAATGCAATTAATGAAACTGAACAAGGAGATGAATTCTATAGAAGTAATGAAGAAAGTAATGAAATATGTGCAGCATTAAAAGAAGATTTTGTACCTATTGGTAAATGCTATAAAGGTAATAATGAGACTATTATATATTCAGTAAAGAAAGATAATAGTGTTTCAGAGATTGGTATTCTTAGTAATAGTTGTCAATATACTGTTCATGTTAATGATGAAAATTCAAGTAGTAATGATAAATTAGGATTTACTGTTGAACATCAAATCCAAGCTACTTATAGATTAAGAAGAGGATGTGAAAGAACTACTTATTTTACTGATGATAATAAGAAACCAAGATACTATAATTTTGATAAACCAGAAGATTTTAAAAATGATAATGGTACTTGGGCAGGTAGAAAATTTAATTTATTTAAAGAGTATAATAAAATACCTAAATTCAAATCAGTTCAAGTAATAGATTCTGGTGGTGTTATAGAACCAGGAAGTGTAAATATCTCTATTAGATATGTAGATGAAGGTTTAAATCCATCTGAATGGATTATTTCTTCTCCTATAATAAATATTTATAATGACTCTCAAACTGAGGATTTTTTAAATATAAGAGGAAGTATAAATTCTGATACAGATTATATTAATTTTCCAGCAACATCTAAGTCTATTAAAATAGAATTAGATAACCTAGATGATAATTATCCTTTCTATCAGTTAGCTTTTATTGAAGCAACAAGTGGTAATGGACAAATAACAAAAATAAAATACACTGACACTATTCCAACATCTAAAGATTACTTTATATATACTGGAGAAAACATATCTACAATAGGAACTGAAGAAGAAATATTATTTTTTAATGATATTATCTACAGAGCTAATTCTATTGAACAAATTGAAAATAGATTAATACTAGCAAATACTGAAGGAAAGAGTGTAGATTTTTGTAAACTTCAGAAGTATGCAAGTAAGATAAAAGCAGATGTTATAACAAAAAAAATTATAGTAAACCAGATTCAAGACCCAAGAAATGCAAAAAATCCAACAATGCATTTTGGAGATATGATTACTGGTGGTACAGGTTACATGCCAGGAGAAATGTATTCCTTTGGTTTAGTTTATGTATTCTCTGATGGTAGTCTTAGTCCTACTTATCATATACCAGGAAAAAGTAATGATATTAACCCAGATACTATATTTGAATCTGGAGTGAATACATATCCTATGAGTAATGATAATGAAAGTGAAAATAATACATATATAGATAATAATAATTGTTCTTCTGATGATTATTGGGGGTTAGATTCTGAAGGTGTATTACTAAAAGGAAAGCCTGTTAGACATCATAGATTTCCTCTTAGAAGTAAGCTTGGTTTACCATTAGTAACTGAAGAAAGTTCTTCTTCTCAAACTTTTGATTATTATAAATTAAGTTTTTCAGCTAATGGAACAACTCCTTTACCATGTACACAAGAGATGATAGATGCTGGAAGTTGCTCTACAATAGTAGTAGCTCCACCATTTCAAGCAAGAGTAAGTTATACTGTTGATGGTTCTCCAGAAACATTAGTAATGAATATAGATACAAATAATATTCCTAATCCAGTAAATATAACAGAGTTATCTGCTTTATACAGTTCTAATGTTATTGTTGTCACTCAATTTGAAGAGTCAGATGGAGCTGGTGGTTTTTATACAGTATCATCTTTCCCATCACCTAAAGGATTAACTTATACTTCTAATATAGTTCCTTCTTCTTTTGATATTAAAGGTAAAGTATATTCAACAGAAATTCTTGGAATTAAATTTTCAAATGTAGAGATACCTAATCTAATAGATACAAATGGAGAACAAATTATAGGTTACTATATTGTAAGAAATGAAAGAGTTGAGAATGAAAAAACTATATTAGATAGTGCTGTTCTTACTCCTTCTCTTATAAACAATAAGTATATATCTCATGGTTTATTACAACCACAAATAGGAGATTCAAATAGATTAAGTAAAGATATTTTTGGTTTAATACATCCTGAGCATAAGTTTAATAATAAAGAATATACTAATTATACAAGTATAATACAAGAAGGAAATTTTGATGTAGTACAAAGATATGATAGTAAGACAAGATATAATGATGTTCTTGATGGTTCATCTTATGATTCTAGTATTCATAAGAAAGGAAATGATGATGGAGATAATCAAGATGGTTGGTGTTTAACAACTGTTAATAGAGATACTCATGTAAAATTTACTCCTAAAACTTCTTTTAATATTTTAGAAGAAGATATTAAAGAAAAGTTTTATTTAAGTGCTGTACATAGTAGAGATATAAATGATGGTGCAAATACAGTATATAATATAGCAGGAGATAATAAGATTGGTATGATTCAATTAAATGCAAATAATTTAATTAATCCTGTAACTGAGAATCTGCCTTATGTATTATTAAAAAGAAAAATTGCTGATTCATATTCTAATTTTAGAACCTTACCTTATTATAAAGATAGTATTAATATGGAAACTACTTCTACTACTAATGTGTTTAGTGGTGATACATATGTTTCTCCTATGAGATATACTAATACTTTATTTTGGGATAATAGAGTAGCCAAAAGAGCTGGAAAAACTTCTGTGTGGAATTATATTATTGGAGCAATTTTAATTGTTGTTGGAGTAGTATTATTAATTTTTGGAGGTTCTGGTGCTTTAGTTATTGGAGCAGGTATTGCTGTAATAGGTGGTGGTGCTTTATTCTTATCTTCTGGTATTGAAAAAGATGCTCTAGTTAAAGCCTATTATGAAGAGTATGATAAAGGATTAAGAGAGACAGTTTTAGATGATTTAATTCAACTATTTTATAGAGATAATATATCACCATTTGGAATAATAAATTATCCTTATAGTAATGATGGACCTTCTGATGATGAAATACAATGGATAGGAGAGACTGTTACAGACCTTTGGTTTGAGTCTCAAATAAATATGTCTCTTAGAAATAAGATGACTTCTGATGCACCTACCTTTTTAGATGGACCAGGATTATTAGAGAGTGGTAATACTGAACCTTTAATTGGAAAGGAATACTATGGATTAAATTATGATTTATCTGTATCAAGATACCCAGTATCTAAAATGGATAATCACATAAATAAAAAATTACTTGTTTATAATTCTAAAAGAAAGGATAATAGAGGGTATATAGGACACTCTTTAGGAGAGTGGTATCAGGTTAATCCTGATTATCATAGGATAAATAAACAAAAAATTTATTATCATCTTCCTTTAGAGTATGATTGTTGTTCAGATTGTAAAGAGAATTTTCCTCATAGATGGCACTGGTCTGAGCAATCTTTTCAAGAAGAATTGACAGATAATTATAGAGTGTTTTTACCTAATAATTATAAAGATTTAGAAGGAGAGACTGGAGAAATTACTAATATCTTTAAGATAGGTAATAATTTATTTATACATACAGAGGAAGCTTTATATCAAATACCTAGAAACTATCAAGAAAGAGTTACTGACCAAATTGTATCTTTTATAGGTACAGGTTCTTATGGAGAAATACCTGCTCAGAAAATATTAGATGATGATACAGGAAGTTCAGCAGGGTCTCAACATAAATGGGGATTAATAAAAACTCCTAATGGTGTCTTCTTTCCAAGTGAAAATCAGAGAAAAATATATCAATTTAATGGACAAAATTTAAAACCAATAAGTGATATTGGAATAAGTAATTGGTTTCAAAATAATATGGAAATAAAACTTGATAAGCAATATTATGATGCTAAACAAGAATTATATCCTCATAGAAATAATCCATCTAATCCATTAGGGTCTGGATTTATTTCAACTTATGATACAACTAAAGAAAGAATAATTTTTACAAAAAAAGATTTAATTCTTAATCCTGAGATATTTGAAAATTTAGATTTTGAATTATGTATAAGTAATAATCAAGTAACTTACTTTGCTAATTTTAATGAAACTATACATAATAAAGAATTAGATGGTTGGAGATATGAAGGAATAAGTAACTGTAGATTACAATTTAGTAAGACACTACCTGTAGTTACAACAGAAGTTAGAGAAGTACAAGTATGGCATCCAGAACAAACTATTACTACAGAAGAGCCCAGTGGTTGTGACTATTTATCTTCTGCTGAATATATTTTTACTTATGATGCTTCAGCAGAGTTTAATAGTAATTCTATTACATATACTTTATGTGGAGATGATACTCCAATTATTCAAAATATTGTTTTAGAAGTTGATGAAGTATTTACAGTGAATTTAAATAATATATGTATATCAGGAACAATTAATGTTACAGGAGATTCTATAATTACAGGAATTGGTGATGAGATATTTGGTACTAATCATGATTGTGAATTTAATACTGTTGTTACTATCATACCAGGATTTTATACAACTTCAGAGGAAATAGTAAGTGTCACTACTTTAGAAAAAGTTTTTAGTTATATAGATGGAGTAGTAATAGAAAATGCAATACAAGCTAATAATTCTTGGACCATAAGTTATTCATTAAAACAGAATACTTGGACTTCATGGCATTCTTACTTACCTAATTTCTATATTAATGTCCCAGAGAAATTTTATTCTTGGATTTATGGAAACAATAATATTTGGAAACATAATAGAAAAGGGCATTATCAAACTTATTATGGTGAATTATATCCATTTATATTAGAGTATGTATCTTTATCAAATCCATTAACTACAAAAATATGGGAATATTTAACACTATTAGTAGAAGCTAAAAAATTTAATTATTCTCTAAATGAATATGTAGATGTAAATGATGTATTTTTTAATAAATTAATAGCATATAATGCAAGACAATGTTCAGGATTAATTAATATTAAAGTGAAAGATTTTAATATTGATAGTGAAGATTATTTATATCAACAAATTGAAAATTTAAATAATAATGAAATCATTGTAGATAGAAATGAAAGAAACTGGGCTATCAATGAATTAAGAGATATAAGAGTTAATTATACAGAACCAATATTTATTTCAGATTTATATTCATTACAAAATGAATATTATATTGATAAAGTTCTTAATAATAATGCAATTGACTATAATAAAGACTGGACAGAGCTTGAAAGTTTTAGAGATAAATATTTGGTAGTTAGATTAATATTTGATAAATTTGCTGATACAAAAATGATTATGAATTTTTCAGTTGAAAATGAATCACAATCCTTTAGATAAAGATTAATGTTAACCAATTCAGATTAAAATGAAACAACCAAATAAAGATAAAAAAATTAAGGTCAGTTCTGAAGATAATGATTTTATCACAAATTGGTATAAAACTAGAAAGACAATCTTAGGTAATGATGGGAAACCAACCAATTTACCTAAGATTCCTCTTAATTTTAATCCTGAGATAATCGAACAAAATTTTAGTAATTCAGGCACACTAGGAGAATATAATCCAGCAACAAAGCAAATAGGAGTAAGTCCTAATTATAAAAATATTCCTGGTATTCTTTCTCATGAAACAAATCATTTTGTTTTAGACCAATATAAAAGACCTGATTTTAGAAATATTGTAGCTGCTCCAATTGAAAAAATTATCAATGAAGATACTGAGAATAAAGTAAAAGATTTAGGAGACTATGGTAATTACTTATTAGACCCAGATGAAGTTCATTCAAGATTAATGCAATTCAGACAAAATAATAAATTTAAGCCTGATGAAATTATTGATGCAAAAAGATTAAAAGATTCTAATAATAGAGAACTTTTTAAATTAGATATGTTTGATGATAATCAAATGTTAGATTTATTAAATAAGACAGTTCAACTTGATAATACTGAAAGTAGTAAAGTTCAGACAGCTAAATATGGTGGGACTATAAATTCAAAAAAAATGAGAAAAAATAAAAAAACTAACTTGCCTAAATATGAATTTGGTACTTATGTTGATAATCCATCTACTGATTTAGCTCAAAATCAAATCAATTTAGAAAAGGCAAAATTAAAAGCAAGTAAAAATCCTTGGGTTCAAGGACTAGATATATTTGGTAATTTAGCTATGCAAGTTGGAACCTCTATGATGAATAAAGGTATGTCTAATGGAGAAGGAGCAGATGGTAAAGGTGTAGCTGGATTCTTAGCTGGAAATAGTGGTACTATTCAATCAGGTCTAAATACTTCACAAACTTTTGCAAATTCTGGTGGTTTTGCTTTTGGTGGCAATGTACCAGGAAGTAAAGTAGAAGTAGAGGGAGAAGAAGTAGGTCAAACTCCAAATGGTGATGTAATGCAATTTTCAGGACCTTCTCATGAAGCAGGTGGTATTCCAATAGCTTTACCAGAAGGTACAGAAATATATTCTAAGAGAATTAAAGTTGATGGTGTTTCTATGGCAGATAGAAAAAAGAAAAGAGAGAGTAAGAGTTTAAGTTTAGAATCTTTACTTGAGAAAAATCATACTGATACTTTACTTAAGAATTCATTATCAAGAACAAAACAGAATAATGAACTTGAAGAAGTTAATGATAATAAAATACAACAACTTGTAAAAATGTTAATGGAAGGAAATGGAGATGCAGAGCAACATGCTTATGGTACTCCTGTAGGTCCTGGAAAAAGAAATAATGAGTTTAGTACAGATATTGATGGTTTCAGTCCTTATAATCCAAATGTTGATATGGCTTATAGAGTTAATGAAGATATGCAAACTATTGGAGGTTCTCCAATGAGTACAGCTCCATTAGATTTTAATGCAATCAAAGCTGATGGTAAAAAAGGTAGTGGATCAACTTTAGATGATTTGATTGGTGGTGTGACTGCTGGAGATGCTATGGGTATTTTTGGTAATCTTTATCAAGCCTTTGCTCCAGCTAGAGAAACTCAAAAAAATAGAGCAGGAGACACTCCAAATATAAATGCTTTTAAAGATTATGGGAAAGATGGTTTAGATGTTTTAGATGAAAGTAAAGGTTATGTTAATCAAGTAAGAGATGCAAAATTAAAAGATTTAGAATTGTCAAGAAATGCAGCAATCAAATCAAGTAGAAATGGTGCAAGAGGAATTAATACTTCAAGAGCACTTAATTTAGCAACTGATGCAAATATTAATAATGCTAAATCTGATACTTATAGTCAATTTGCACAAGAGATGTTAGGCATTCTTGGACAAGAGGCAGGTATGAAAAATCAACAAGACCAAGTGGTTATGGGTGGTGAACAAGGTAGAGATTTAGCTGATAGACAAGATAGAGATAATTTCTTTACTCAAACTGCTGCTGATAAAGCAGCTATTGGAGAAGGACTTTCAAAAACTGGTGGTAATTTAAATGATATTAAACAAAGAAAAGTTATAGAGAATTTAATTAATCAACTATCTGCTTATGGAATTACAGTTAACTCAAGTGGTAAATTATCTAATAAGAAAAAATAATGGGAAGATTTTATAAAACAGTTCAAAGAAATTATGTTGATAATTTTATATATCAACCTCCTGTTGAGTTAATGACTAAAACAATTGGTAATGCAGACAATCAAATTAAAGAAAATGAAACTGCATTACTTTCTTTATATGATAAACTGCAAGCAAATTCTTTGAAGGTAGATGAACCAAGATTAAAAGAAATTATTGGAGGTTATCAATCACAAATTGAAGAGATGGCAGGTAAGATTCAAACAGACCCTTTAGCTTTTAGAAAAGAAATTGGTAATATTAGACAACTTAGTAGAACAATCAATAATGATTGGACACAAGGAGAAGTATCAGCTATACAAGGTAACTATGGTGCTAGAGCTAAATTTGTTAAAGACCATTTAGAAAAAACTAAAAAAGAAAAAGGTTATGTAACTCAAGATGATGTTACTTTTGCTACTAATAAGTTTGATACAGATTTTAATAAAAGTGGAGGAACAGGATATAAAGGACCTGATAACTATAATCAATATAAAGCAGAAGATTTAAATCCATTTGTTAATATTGAAGAAAGGGCTATGGAGACTGCTAAAGGTTGGTTAGCTGATAGTGTTACTAAAAATAATGCTTATACTGATGGTAAATATATCTACAAATCAAAAGATATGAAAGAAGTTGTTCCTTATAAAGAAGTTAAACAAGGAATTCTTTCTTCTATGGTTAATGATAAAGAATTAATGGCTTATTATGGACAGCAAGTAAGATTAGGTAGATTTTCTCAAGAAGAAGTGGCAGGTAAATTAAGTCAAATGGCTGATGTTGCTGCAAACAAATATAGTTATTCTAAAACTGAAAAAGGAAAAACAGGAATGGATGAAAATCAGTTTGCTCTACAAAAAGATAGTCAAGCATTCCAAATGAAAATGAAGATGATGGATTGGGGTAGAGAAGATAAGAAAGAACTTGCTGGTCCAGCAATTGATGCAAATATTAGAACAGGAGAACAATTAGATATTTTAAATAAAAGTTTTAGTAATTCAATGAATGTTCTTGGTAATAAACTTGGTGTACAACCCTCTCAATTAGATGGAAGATTGAGACCAAAAGATATTAGAAGTAAAATTGAAACATTAAAAAGATTAGCAAGAACTTCAGCACAGAAAAAAGCTGTTGACCAGTATTCTACTCAATTAAATAGTATTACTTCACAATATAACTCTGGACAAGTTAAAGCATCATGGGCAGGATTTGGTTCAGTACATGGTACTGGTGTTGCAGCAAGTGCAATGAAACAAATGGAAAAATATACTAAAGATGCAAGAAATCTTTATGATAAACCTATGGATTTTAAGATTAATGGTAAAACATTTAAAGATGCAAATCTATATGATATATATAATAATCCATCTAAGTATGGCTTAAAACCAGATGCCTTTGTAAAAGAGGATGAAATCACTGGAGAGAAAGTAAAAAGAGATATTAAAGAAGTGTTTGTTCAAGGTTCACAAGTTCCAATTATGGTAAGTGATAGAAAAGAAGATTGGCAATATAATGATATGCTTTTTGAGTTTGAAGGTGATGACTTAAACATTGAAGGTCAAACAAGTTTTGGGAATTTAGGAATTGATTATACAAAATAAAATAAACATATATGTCTAAAAAAAGATATTCTGACCCTACATATCAAAATGTAGTGAATAAAAATTATACTGGAAATGTAGATGAAACTGGAGTAAATGCCAATAAAGTAATTACTAATATACTTCAAGGTGAAGATAATAAAACTAATTCAATTTCTCATCCTGAAGGGTGGGATGATTTGTTAATTCAAGCTGATAATCAAGAACAAAAAGCAATACAAGAGAAAGCTGATAATGCAAAAATTATTGAAGAACTTGGTAAAGAACAACAGCATTTTGATTTAGCTAAACAAAATAAGACTCAAGAATCTTGGTATTCTGGTATTGTTAACTTCTTTGATGCTTTTGAAGATAGAAATACACTTGCAGGTTATACTAATGAAAATGGGAAGTGGTATAAAAAAGAATCTGAAAGTGGTAGTTTTTTTGGAAAACAACTTCATAAAGAAGTTCCATTTGAAGAAGTACAAAATCTTATAGACAAACAAGCTAATAAGATGACAACTTCTGGTGCTTACCAAGCAGGTGTTGGTATAGATAATGTATTGAATAAAGCTTGGGAAGATGGTGTTGTTAATGGTATTAAAGGATTAGGAAGTTTAATTACAAGAGGTGTAACAGGTAATTGGGATAATGTAAATGATGCTCAAATAAAATCTCTATGGAATAGAACTAAATATTATGGTGCTAACACTTTAGATTTATTTAATGATGCTATAACAAGTGCTGATGCTGGTTTAGAAAAAGAAGCTGAAGACCCTAATAGTCCTTTTTCATTTTTAATGAGTAATAAAGAACAAGATGTTAGAAACTCTAAATATGATAAAGAATATAAAAATATTCAAGTTGAAGGTCAAAAATCTTTAGATACAAGATTTGAAGAAGAAAAGAAAAGAAGAGCTTCAGGAGATAAATTATTTATTGATAAAATATATGATATGTCTGGTGTTGCTGAAGATAATGAATATAGAAATCAACAAACTCTAATGAAACAAACTATTTCTGAGAGAGCTTTAGAACTTGAAAATAGAAAGAAAAAATCATTCAGTAATGTGGATGATGTTATTAATCCTGGTACTTTTAAATATGTAGATGATTCCAAAGGAATTAATATGGATTTACCATTGGAGATGTTAGGTGGAGATGATGGAAAATCTAAAAGTGTATGGGATGTTAAAAAATTAGTTATTGATGCTTCTGGTAAACCTGTATTAGATGAAAAAAATTCTCCAATATATGCTGATAAATATTCATTTACTGAGAAATTAGCCAAGTCTAATTGGGATGTAATGAGTGATGCTTATTATTTACAAGATGATTTTGCTCAAGGTGCTGGTACTGCTTTAGGATTTGTTATTGGTGGTAAAGGTACTAATGCTCTTGTAGAAGGTGTTACTGAAGGAATTGGTAAAGTGGCTAATGTTGCAGCTAAAGGATTTAATCTTGAAAATAAGTTGTTTAATTATACTAATAAAATATTAAGTAAAACAAGTCAAGTTACTGAACCTTTTGGTAAAACAATTAATACTGTTGATAATATTGCATTTAAGAAAGCAGTAAATGTTGTGAATGACAAAGTATCAAGAGCAATAAATACTACTGCTCAATCATATATTATGACTGATAGTGAATCTGAAACAATTGGAACACAAGTTCAAAAAACTGTATTAGATGAACAAATTGATAAATATGCAAATATTAATATTAATGGTATTGTAAATGATTTAAAACAAAATGGTAAATTTTCAAGTGATTCTACTTTATTTTTACAAGCTAAAATGCAAGCAGAAACTTTAAGAAAAAAATGGGCAGAAGAAAATCCTAAACTATTTAATGAAGTATTACTACAAGCTCAACTAGCTAAAGAACAAGCTAGAGGAATTAATAATATTAACTTTATAAATAATATAACTTCAGCAGGTTTATTTGTTAAAGGTAAGTCTTTTGCAAGAAATCTAATTGATAATCCATTTTCAAAAAAAGCTTTAATGAAAAGTGCATGGACTTTATCTCATGAGATGGTTCAAGAAGGTTTGATAGAAGAAGGTTTAATAAATGGATTTGCACAAAAAGCAGGTGAAGAAACTGGAAGAATGAAATTTTATGACACTTCTGATTTTATGAAGAATGATGTTGGTTCTGCTGATTTTGCTGAGAATGTTTTTGCTGGTGCTCTACTTGGTGGATTACAAACAGGTGGAACTAAAGCAGTAAATGTTGTTAGTGAATATGAACATTTTAAAGACCAGAAAAAAACAGTGAATGAATTGTCTTCTATTGGTTCATTGGATATAAAAGAAAATATTAAAAAAGTAATTGAATATTCATTAGATAAAAATAATAATGAAGTTGTTGCTCAAAAAATGAATGATTTACTAGCAGAAGGTAAAGAAGCTGAAGCAAATACTTTAGCTGATACTTTATTACTTAACAAGTCTGTAAAAGCAGCTAATACTGGAACAACTGAAGTGTTAAATAAATCATTACAAGAGTTAATGAAAAATGAAGATTTAACTCCTGAAGATAAACAAGAATTACAAAAAGCAATTACTTTTAATAATAAAATTGCTGATACTTATGATGCTCATATTCAATACAATAATAAAAAAGATATTATTGAAAATAGAGGTAATAAAGAATTACTTGAAAATTATAAACAAGAAATTATTCAATCTCTTTCTGATATTGAAATGGACTATAATAATAATTTAGAAAGACAAATTAGAAAAGAGATAGGTCCAGAAAGTACTTATGCAAGTGATAATTATAATGAGATATTTGAAAATAAAAAACAATCTTCTAAATTACCTAGTGACCATAGAGCTTCAGTTGAATTAGCTAATGCTAAGAAACAAATTGAAGAGTTGCAAAATACTCAAGATGAATTAGATGATAAATATGATTATCTTGTTTCAGATAAAGGACAACAAGAATATGCTGTAAAAATTAATGAATTTAAAAAATCAAATATTATAAAAAGTGTTAATGCTAATAATATAAATAATGTAAAAGAAGAACTAAAAAATAATAATCAATTAACATCAGAAATAAATTCTCAATTAAATCAATCTGTTGAAGAGAAAATTGTAAGAGATAATACTGAAGTTGTTGCTCCAGTTATTAATCCTATTGAAAAATTTGTGACTCCTAATAATGATAAAAATATAAAAGAGGATATTAAAAATGTACCAGAAGTTATTAAAGATAAAGCAAAACAATTTACTTTAATATCTCAAGAGCCATTATTTGATGACAGTCCTAATCTTGGAGACCCTTCTTTAGATAGTAAATCTAATGAAGCAACTGCTGATAATAATGATTCATTGTCTTTACAACCTATTGGATTAGATGAAAATATTCCAAGTCACAATAATATTGTTAAAAAGTATGCAGGTGTAATGCAAGCAATGAATGAGAATATTAGTAATGACTTTGGAACTAATTTAAGTGGAAAAGAAATGTTTGGTTTATTTGCTTCTCAAGTAGGATTTGATGTGGCAGAGAAACATTTTAATTTCTTTAAGAAAGCATTTCAACAAACTATTAATGATGATAATACTAATTGGGATAATTTATATAATAAGTATTTTGATAAGATGAAGTCATTTAGTTTTAATGAAACTAATATTGAAGTACCAGTTACTGTTAATGAAGTAAAGCAACAAGATGCTGATACTAATTCAATAATTCAAGAAGATACTAAGCCTATTGGTTATAATCAAGATAATTCTCCTATCAAATATCTTGGTAGAAAGATTGCTGTTGCTGTAAATAAAATACCTTTCTTAGGTGTAAAGTATAGAGCTATTACAAATGAACTTGATGGTAGTGTTACTTATGTAGATGATAATGAAGGAGAATTAAATACAGAAGGAATGTCTAATTTAGATATTGTTCTTAATCCTGATTTATTAGTTGCAGGTAAAAAGTTTACTTTAGAAATTCCTGAAGATTGGAAAACAAGAGTGGTGTCTAATTGGAACAAAAATGATGTTGGTGTATTAGTACAAAATACAACTACTATGGAAGAGTGGATGCAAAGTAAAAATATTGCAGAAGGTTCTCAAGAGTGGTTTGATAAAGTACCAATGGATATGATTATTGATGGTATAAATATAGGTTCTGGTGTTCATGATGTATCATGGTGGAATTCAAGAAATGTAGCTGATTTTATAGATGCTACTATTAATGAAGAAAAAATAACTATTGACCAAGCTAAACAAAAACAAGAAGCAGTAATTAAAGAAGGTAGAAATATTACAAGTAATATTAGAAAGAATGTTTTCCAAGGTAATAATGAAATGATAATTACTGATAGAGAAGAAGGGCATACTCTTTCTAATACTGATGGTAAATTGAATTCTATAGCTGAAGCAAATCCTGAAGCACAAATTGCTATATTTAGTCCTCAAGGATTTATTATAAATAAAGGTGATAATGGAAATGAATATTCAAAACTTAATATTATAAATTTAAATTCTATTACTGATAAAGGACATGTTTTTATGCTTTCAAGAATTGGTACAGAAAATAAAGATGGAAAAAATGTACCAACTTATGTTGCTCATAAATTACATACTAACCATAATCAAGATAATTTAAATGAACTTGCTAAGTCAAGACAAAGAATGTATGATGCAGCAGATATTTTAAATAAACTTGGTAAACATATAAATCCAACTTCAGAAGAGATTAACTGGGCAGAGAGTGTAAAAAATCAAGTTAGAGTTATGACTGGTGTATCTATTGATAATATTTCATCAGAGGGCACTAATATTCAATATATTGGTCTTGGTAAATTAAAACAATTATATCCTTTACCAGCTAAAGATAAATCTGGGTTAATGTTATTGCCTCAACTATCTAATGTAAGTAATAAAAAATTACCAATCATACATGGAGATGGTTCTGTAACTAATTATAAATCTAAAGTAGGAGAAGGTTATAAGGCTATGTTAATGGATAATTTACATACTCAGAAAAAGTTTCATACTATTCAAGACCAGGAAGGTAATAATATTAATATTTTAGATGTACAACCTAGAATTAAATTTGATTTAATTAATAAAGAAAAAGATGTAATTAAACAAGAGAAAAAAGAAGAAGTTAAAAAAGCTAAAGAACAAATCAGAACTGAAGCTCAAATAGTAACAACTCCTATATCAGAAATAACTCATGGTCAAAGACAAAGAGTTGTAGAACATTTATTTCATAATATCTTAAGCTCTGTTGATATTAGTAAAGATTTTACTAATCAAGATATATTAAGAAATATTAAAGATTCATTTGAGAATCATTTATCTGATATTAAAGGAACTAAAGAATATGATTATTTATCTGAAAATAAGGATTCTATATTAGGTCTTGGTTCTTTTAGTAATGATATTAATACAGTTAAATCAGAACTTGAATCATTTTTGAATCAAGAATTTTTAGATGAGAATGAAGATGTAGAGACTCAATTAAATGATGAAGGACAATTTGAAAAAAATAATAACAAAGCCTCATTTGAAAATGATGTAAGAACTTCTTTATCAACTAAACTTAAAATGTTTTTTGCAGGTATTGAAAAAGATAGTTCTAAATCAGTGACAGATGAATTTGCTGGGTTAAGTTCTTACTATGGATTAGATGAAGTAATTGGTGGGCTACAAGATATGTTGGTAAATGTATCTAATAGTCCAGTAGCATTTACAAATAAAATTCAAAATCAAATTGATAAGAATCCAGATGAGTTTGGATTTCTACAATCTGTGTTGAATAAATTTGAATCAGCTCCTATTGAAATACAAAAAGAAATTCTTTTTAGATTAAATCAAACTAAAAATGAAATGGCTTTTGTAATGTATTCTAAATCTAAAAGTGGTAATTATACTTTAATGGCTTATGATGCTAACTCTAAAAATCCTAATATAAAAACTAAATTAGAATGGCAAGAGAATTTCAAACAATCTAATTTAATTGAAAATTATGGAGATAATTATAAAGTAAAACAAGATAAAGCTGGGCAACTAATCAATCAATATAATTCTTGGAAAGGTAAATATGAAAATGTTTCTAATAAAGAATATGTAGATTGGTTAAAACATTTTGGTGTTCTTGTGTCTGAAAAAACTATTCAAGATTACAAAGATGGATTGGTTGAAGGTAATATTAATTTTCCTGGTGTCTTTGCTATAAATGGTGGTGTATTTGGGACTTTATATAATAATCTTAATCATATTATTACTAAACAAAATAATGATGCTGAGATTGTATTTAAATATAGAAATGAAAATAAAAATGATAAAGGTGCATTTAATCTTCTAACAAATAATAATAATGGTTTTTTAAAAACTATGATTGATGTACAAGTAAGTAATACTTTTACTTTAGCAAGTAGTATGTATATTGGTGGAAAAACTATTAATGCTTTTTCTCAACCAAATTATACAACTGAACAATTAAGAAAAATAAAAGATGAAACAAATCCTTTAAATCAAAATTTAAGAGATACTGCTTTTTCTAAAAATAGTTTATTATTAAATTTAATTCAAAATCCTAAAATTAAGAATGCATTAAATATTGGGTATGTAAGTTTACAATCTTTAAAACAACAAGGTCAGAAAGCTTATCAAGATTCAGAAATTGTGGATTTATCTTCTCAAGATTATGATTTATTACTACAAGGTTTCTTTGAAAATGAAGGAGCTTATTTTAAAAATCAAGAATTAGAGGATAAAGGTATTTCATTAAGAGAAACTAAAATGACTTTCCCTACTCTTTCAGATTCTTCTCAAATGTTTGTATTCAATACTGTTGGATTAGATTTGAAAAAAGGTAACTTTACTTTTGAAGATGATAAAATTAAAATGAATCAAGAGGTAGTTGATGTTTTATATAGTCAATTAGTTAAACCAGATTTAGATAGAATGGAAGCATTCTTAAAATCTACTGGTAATACAAATATACAAGGATTAGATTTAGGTTCTCAATTGTTTACAATGATACCAAGTCTTAATACTTTACAAGTTGAATTAAATGATAATAAAGTTAAATTATTGACTGTATTACATACAGCAATTAAAAATGGAAATAATATAGATGATATTATTGAAGATTATAAACATTTGATTAATAATAAATTACAACAACTTATTTCAAGTAGTACTGAATCTAAATTAAGAATTGAAGATAATAAACTTGCAGGTTCTTGGGTTGTTAATGGATTTGTTAAGAATGCTGAAAATGAATCTTCAGATATTGATATTAGTTTCTTAGACTCTAAATATTTAACATCAAGAGGTACAAATGTTAAATTAGAATCTGCTAGAATAGCAGCTTATGATTTTACTATTAACTATTATATTAATCAAGCTAATATTCAAATGCTATTTGCTGGAGATATTTCTAATTATGTTCAAGATAAACAAGCTTCTAAGTTTAATTTAGATAGTAATGGAAGACCTGATTTAACAAAACCTAAAGTGTCTGTTGATGTTAGTGAAGACCAATTATTGAAAGAACAACAAATTTATACAGACTTGATTAAAGCAACTTCTGTAAATATGTCTAAAAGGTTAAAAGAATTAATTAGTCCTGGTAACAGGTTAGCTGAAAGTTCTAATGAAAAATACATTCAATTAATGGTAAATGATGTTGAAGAATCATCTAATACATTAGAGTCTTTAGTTAAAATGTGGTATTCAGAATTATATCAAGAGAATAAAAAAGATATTCAAAAACTAAAAGAATTAGAGAAAAATATAAGAAAAGAAAATAAAGAAGGTAAGTCAGCTAAAGTTTCAGAAGGTGAATATAATGCAATCAAGAAATCATTACAAAATAAATTTCCTGATATAGCTGATTATTTTAATATTACAGCAACTGATGCACAAGAATACACATCATGGAATGAACATTTAAATACTCTACTTAATCAAGGTAGAATACAACAAAATACTTATGATAGTATAACAAGTAAATTAAAATCTCAAAGTGATGAAGGATTAAATATTAATAATAAATTAAATAAAGATGAAAAGAAAGTAATATTTCAAGTAATTAAACCTTTACATGCAGGTATGTATTTTGAAGATTTAAAAGATTCTAATGGAGAAGTATTATCCAAAATACAAAGATATGTATATGTTAAGACATCATCATTTCCTTTACTACCTGAATTAACTTATGGTCTTGAATTAGATAATCTAAGAAAGAATGTTGAGCAATTAGAAAACAAAACTGGTAAAAAAGTTAGAGTTTCTTATCAATCAGGAAATAAAGTAGGTGCAGTTAAAAATGCAATAAATATGTCTGAGTTGTATTCAGAATACACTCCTGATTTAGAATCTAAAATAATGGCTAGTTCTGCTATACTTGATAGAGAGAATTTTTCTATTCAACAAGATAAACCATTTAAGACTGATAAAAATATTAAAGCAAACAAAAGAGATGAGATTAATAGAGGAACTCAATTTGAGAAAATTTTATTAGGTAATGGTATTAACCAAATATCTGAGAAAATATTTCCTAATAAATTTGATAGTTCTTTATTAGAATCATTAGGTATTAATGACACTGATGGTAAAATATCTGGTAAAGATTTATATTCAATTTATACAAATCTTTATACTCAAGAGCAAAATATTCTAAGAAATCAATTATATAATTCATTAGGATTAAATAATAATGGTGATTGGGTTAATAATATTGAGACTTTAGAGCAAATTAAAAATGCTTTAAATAAAAGATTATCTAATCAACAAGATAAAGAAATTTTAGAATTATCTTATATTGTTCCAGAAGAAGAGAATGGTAAATTAGTCAATCACTATTATACTAAAAAACAAATGGAAGAAAAAGGTCTAAAACCTACAAGAGCAGAGTTTAATATTCCTATTTGGATGTCTCCAAATTCAAGAAAATTTGAATCAGTTCTTAATTCAATTGTTAATAATAAATTAGTGAATCTAAAATTACCAGGATTCTCATCTCCTGTAGCATCTCAAGAAGGATTTACTTTTACAGATGATTTAAGTAATAAAACAGGAATTATTTTTACAGATAGTTTTGATGGTGAATTAAAAGCAACTCATAATTCTGATAGTAGTTTAAAATCTGCTCAAGTATTAGTGGCTTCTAAATTTAGAGTTAAAAAGAAAAATGAAGATACAGGTAAATATACAGATGAATTATTAGATTTGACTCAATATACAAAAGTAAATGAAGATGGAAAAACTGTATTAGATATAGATAGAATTAATCCAGATTTATTACAAATGTTTTCTTTTAGAATCCCAACCTCAGCTCACCAATCAGGTGCTTTAATTGAGATTGTTGGTTTTTTACCTCATAGCTCTGGAGATTTAATGATTGTACCAAAAGACCATACTACTCAATTAGGAGAAGATTATGATATTGATACAAGATATGTTTATTCACAAAATTATAGAATAGATAGTAAAAATAATGTAAGAAAAATTGATGCAGAATATATCAATAGAAGAATTGATATGTTAGATGAAAATTTAAAATCAGAACAAGAGACTGAAAAACAAATAGATGAAATATTTAATTTGTTTGATGCTATAAAAAATAATGAAGAGATTCAAAATATATTTGCTAATGAAAGAACAAGTCAAGAACAAAAAGTTCAAATTTTAAAAGATAAATTAAATCATATGTTAATTGAGAATCAAATAGTTGATGTATATAAATCAATCTATTCTTCAACTAATAATAAAGTTCAAAAAATGATTGGAGCTACTTTATCTACTAAATTTGCTGAAGATACTGCTGAAGCTATTGATAGTAAATTAAACAGTCAAAAAGATGAAAGTAATTTTTCAATATTTGATGATGCTCATCAGAAATCAATACTTAAGTTAGGAGCTTCTGGTAAATTAGGAATTGGTGTACACTCTAACTGGGTTGTATTAAATTCTTTGTTTCAACAAATGGAAATAAAACCTAAATTGGTTAGTGGATATAATGCAAAAATAGGAAAAGAAATACCATTTAACATGACTATTGGTAATTTTACTTCTTATGGTAACTTAGGAGAAATAAATGGATTAGAACCTAATAGAAATATTAAAGGATTTATTCCAAGAACTTTAGCTGTTATTAATATGGAGTCTCAAAACTCTGCTACTGATAATCAGAAATTGCAGATTATGGGTAGAAGAAATGAGAATAAATATACTATTAATGTATTTGCTTTAATGTCTAATCTTGGATTTGATAAAGATATAGTAAATGGAAATGAATTATCATTACCATCTTTATTTATCTCTCAACCAATTATTAGAAGATATGTGCAATTAAAAGAACAATATGATTCTATTATGTCTGATTATCAAGAAAATGTTGATGAAAAAATAAAAGGACAATTAGTAGAGGAATTTGGAGAGGGTGTGGATTTTGTTAATGATAAAGCTTTTGGTTTAAGAATGAATTTTGACCAAATGAAAGGAATAGAGAAAACTGAATTAACTTCACAAAAATTATATGATAGTTTATTAGTAGGTCCAAATGCTCAACAATGGGCTGTATATGAAAAGTTTATGGATTTATCAGCACATGCTATGAATATTAATAAAGTGCAACAACTTGCAAATATTGATAGTGATGGATTAGGTATATCATTTTTTAATACAATTAATAAAAAAGATTCATTGTTGTTACAAATGACTTCTAATAATTTAAATATAGAAGGTATTGAAGGTTTATTTGGTAAACAAGAAGTTATTAGTAATGATGATGAGAATGCTCAAATAGAATTAATTAATGAAGGTTATATCAAAGTAGAAACACAAGATGTTTATAGTGTATTTGTAAAACCTACATCACCTTTAAATGGAAAATTAATAAGTTCTATTGCTTCTGGTTACAATTTATGGAAAAATGTATTACCATTTGAAGATGAATTTATTGATGAACAAATTACTAATATTATTGATATTACAGGAAAGACTCCTGATACTAAAAATGGATTAGAATTAAAATATAAAATAGTTTCTGAAATGAAAGATTTTATATATTCTTATTCAAATCTTGGTATTTTTGATAAAGGCACTGATGAAGAAAGAAAAAGTTTATTTATAGACACTGATACTAATGAATCATTAGCATCTTATCTTAATAATCTTAAAAAATCTGGTCATAAATTATTTAATGAACCATTTTTTAAAGATTTAGAATTTGTAATTAACAAAAACAATGATGCTTCATTAGTTAAATATACAACTAATGACAGAACTAATTTTAATAAGAACTCAGTTTATAATACATTTAGTGTATTAAATGAATCAAAACAATCATTACCAGAATATAATGGCAAAGAATATAGTTTTGAATTATTAGCAAAAGACTTAACAAAATATAGTTTGCTTGCTAACCAAGAAAATGGAGCAATTGGATTTAGAAATTATATTCCTTTATCTATATTAAGTAAATATAAAGTGAGTGACAATTTAAGAAGATATTCTGGAGTTGGTAAAAATAGTAGTCATAATTTATTATTAAATGGTAATTTTAAAGGATTGATGAATATTATAGGAGCTTATCAAATTAATGCAGATAATACAATTGATGTGAATCAAGGTTCTACTAAAGATATTCAAAGTAATGTTGATGTTATTAATACTAAGTATGGTACATCATCTTTAGTTTATGATAAAAATAATAGTAGAATAATTGTAAATACAGATTTATCTAATTTTAAAAGTATTTTTATTAGACAGTTCTTTCAACATAATCCATCAGAAGCTAAAAAGTTCAATTGGAATAATAAAAAAGATTGGCTTAAACAAGGTAGTACTTCTAAATTAGAAAATCTTGAATGGTTTGAAGTTTCAAAAGAATTACCTGAATATATATCTATTAGAGATTCTAAAAATAGTATGTTCTTATTATTTGAAAAAGATATAAATGGAATTTATAGAAAAGTAAATACATTAGGTGGATTTGGATTTAATGAATATTCTCCTTTTGTGAATAATCAACAATCATTATTAGATGTAAATGTAAAAACAAATATTATAAGTACTCAACCAATTTCTAAAACTGTCAATATTAGTGATGATTTTGGAATATCAAATGGAGTATCTTATTTATTAGAAACTATTATTAGTGATAATTCTAAATTTAAAGATGTAGCTAAATTAATATTACCTTATATTAATGATGTAAAAATTGAAGCTAAAGATTTGAAAGGAATGGCTAATGGTATTTATGTTCCTCTTCAACAAGGTGGAAATATTAATACTAAAGTGGGAGATTTAAATAGAGGTACAGTTTATATTTCACAAGAACTTATTGATAGTGGAAATAAAGAGAAGATAAACTATGCAATTATGGAAGAATTAGTTCATGCATTGACTGTTGATACTGTTGATAAATATGTTAATACAAGAGAGACTTATCTTAATGAAAATGGTGAAACAAATGTTCAATATCTAAATGATAATCCACCAACTTTTATTATAAAATTAGTGTCTCTATTTAAAGCAGGTTCTAGTCATATATTAAATAAATATGATAAATCATCTGATATTAAAGATTCAATTGGTTTAATAAATGAACAAAAAGCAATATGGAACAATGATACTGAAAGTAAATTCTATACTAATGAAAATACAGAAGATAATGATTTAAAAGTAGATACTTATAGAACATTAAATTTAGGAGAGTTTATAGCAGGAGTAATGTTATCTGATAAATTTAGAAGTGAGATGGATAAAGTGGAATTTAAAAGTTCTGGTAAATCAATCTTATCACAATTTGCAAGTATTATTACAAAAATTATAAATTCTTTATCTCCTGAAGCTGTTAAAGATTCTGTAACTGAACATACATTTGATGCAGTAATGTCATTATTAAATAATATGGAAGAAGAAATTAGTCCAGTAAACAAGTCTGGTTTTAATGAAACTGAAGCTGATATTAAAGCTCAAGAATTATTAAATAATAATCCTGAGAATGATGTAAAAAATGAGAATAGTATTGATTTACAACCAATGAATTTAAATGAAGTATTAAAAATTAAAACCTGCTAAGATTGATTTATTTCATATCTTTGTTAAAAATTTTAAATAAAACTATATGAGTTTAGGATGTACAATAAAAGAAATAAAAGAAAATGCTTTTAAAAGTATTCAAGAATTAGTCAAAACTAAAACCATCTCTATGTCTGGAGATGGTTTTATTGACTTTGATTACTTAAAGAGTAATGAATATAAGACTAAAGAGGCTGCTTATAATGTAGCTGTATCTGTTCAGAATAAAATTAAATCTTTCATATCAAATGAACTTGATTCAAAATTATCTGATGGATGGACAGAAATTATTCAAAATGATGAACAAGTAAGACTTCAATATCATTTTCCAAAACATGTTAGTGATTCTTTAAATAGAAAGTTTCAAATTGAAGAAGGAAGAGAAAAAATTGAAGAAGAAGTTCATGAAGCAAGAATACAACAAATTGAAGATGCTAAAAGAGCAGGAATAGATGAGTCTGAATTTAAAGATGGTTATATGTATTTTCAATATCAAGAAGATTTTGATGATTTTATGGACCCAGATATTCAAGAAAGATTAGAGAATTCTATTCCAAATGATTTTAGTTCTTATAAAAAACATAAAGTTGATTTGTTAAAAAGACTTGAAGATAAGTATGAAACATATAAAACTCTTAATAAAACTAATTATGGTACACATAAATATAAAGCTGATACTTATGCTTTTCAGAATACTATAACAAAATTAAAAGATGAGATTGAAAATATTGATTTAGATAACACTGAAGTTATGTTTCAAGATGTTATTAATGAATTAGACTATCTTAATGGAATTCTTGATACTACTGATACTGAAATATTAGGGAACCAGGATGTTATAAATAGAATAGATTTCCTTAATCAAATGATTACAGGACAAAATCTTAATGGTGAGTTGGTTAATTATAATGTGTGGAATGGTGATACTTATGTAAAGTATGATTCTCTCATTATTGCCAATATGACTAAATTAACTAATAAACTTAAGACAAAACAACAAGAACTTATTAAAGATTTACTTTCTAAAGATATTATATTTCAAGCTCATAAAGATAATTTTACTGAAGAAGAAGTTCAATCTTTATTTGAAAAGATGTCTGATATTAATATACTACAAGAATTATTTCTTGGTATTAATTCTAATAATGATAGTGTAGTAGCAACATTATTAAATACTACATTTCAAACTAATGTTCAAAAAACAAAACAATTTGCAAGACCTTTTGTTGAATCTATTAAACAATTGGATAAAAAACTAAAAGATAAAGACTTTCAACTTGAAAATTTCTTTGAGAAAGATGAAGAAGGTATTGATACTGGTAATATAGTTCATAAATATACTAAAAAATATTTTAAAAAATTATATGATTACTATGAGATAAATAAAGAATTCAATCAAGCTAATAAGGAGAAAAAGCCATTAGTTTATAATAAAAAAATTACATGGTTAAAAGAAAATACTAATGTTATTGATTTTAGAAAGATAAAATACTTTAAAGATGTGTATGGAGACCAATATGATAATTTTTTTACAACATCAGATGAAGATATGTCTTCTTATGAAAATGAATTAAAACAATCATTAGGTAAATTATATGATTATCATATTAAAGATTTAGAGAAGAAGTTATCTGAATATGAAAATTATAAAATGAATGAAGAATTAAAAGGTAGTAAATGGTTAAATAAAAATATTAATTCAAATAGTCCTTGGGTATTTATTCAAAACTATAATTCAGAAAATGCTTATAATCAAGTTGAATATTCAAGTGGAGATAATACTTATTTTACATATAATAATAGTAAATTTATTGAATATGTTCCAAAGAAAAATAAAGTTAATGTAGATACAAATGAATCAGAAAGTACAGGATATTTCAATGATAAATTTAATGATATTGAAAAAGATGAAGATGCATTTAATTATTGGGAAAGTATTAGAGAAGTTTATACTAAACATATAAATCCTACTTATTCTTCTATGGGTAATCATGTATCTTCACTATCTTGGGCTAAGTTTGAAAGAAGCTTTGGAGAAGAGATGAGTGTTAGTAAAGGTATAAAAAGTTTCTTTAAAAATTTATATGAGGAAGCTAAAAAATCTTTTAGACAAATGTGGTATGAGAGAGGATTTCATAAAGAAGATTCTGGTATTAAAAGTAATTATACTGATGCTACAAATAAGTTAATCAATACTATGAAGAAATATTTAAGTCTAAAAGACATTAAAGAAATTCAGGAAATGGCTGACTTAGAAGGTATAGAATATAAAGATTTAGAAAAAATTATTAATGGATTAAAAGATACTGATGCAAAAGCTAGTTCAGAAGAATTTAAAAAAGATTTAATTGATAAGATTGCAAGAAAAAAAGTATTCTCTGATTATTCTAAAGATTTAACAAAAGTTACTTTAGCTTTGTCTGACTTAGCTACATTACATAAAACAAGACAAGAAACTCAGTTTATTGCTGATATGTTATTAAACTATCATAAAACAATTAAAGATAATGATGGTAAAAAAGATAGAAATAGGTCTAATAAGAAATTACAGTCTTGGGTATCAACTAATATCTATAATGAAAGAGCAGTAAGTAGAGGAAATAATGAAGATGGATTGGGAACTGAAAATAGTCAAAGATTTTGGAAGTATTATTCAGATACAGAAAAAGATTTACTTAAAATATTAGAAAGTTTAAAAGATAAGAGTGCAGACAATACTATTAATTTTTCATTCTTTAATAATGGAGTTAGCTATACTAAAAAAGGAAATTCATATTATGAAACTCTTGAAGGTAAGCCTGCTAAATTAGATAAGGAAGGATTTGAAAAAGCTTTAGAAAATTATATTGATAGTGAGATAAATAGATTAGGTATTCCTATAACTCCTGGTGGAGTTGGTTTAGGTATAATGAAAACAATTATTGCTAAATCATTAGCATTGAATCCTATATCTGGTATATTTAATAGGGTTGATGGTTTGTTTGCTAATACTATCAGAGATAGAATGGGAGATTATTGGAGTTCTGGTAATCTTAAACATTCAAAAAGATTCATGGCTTTAGCTAATATTAATAAATTTGCTGGGGAAAAATTAAGTATTGAGAATAAACAAAAAGCTTTACAAATGAAGTCTTTTCAGTTATTACTTGATGAACTTTCTTTATTCCAAGATAAGAAGAATGAATTAGATAGAAAAGATAAAGAATCTAAATTTGATTCATGGAAAGAAAAATTAAATATATTTCAATTTGCAGTAGATAATCCTGAATTTAAAAATCAAGGAGAGATTGTTCTCTCTATGTTAATGGACACTTATATAAAAGATAATGAAGGTAAAGAATATAGGTTTTTTGATGGTTCTGGTTTTCCTGCTTATAAACCAGGAACTCTAACATTAGCTGATAACTTTAAAAATGAAGAAAATAATGGTTGGGAAGATTTTCATATTAATACTGAAAATCCAAGCTTTAATCAATTCTTTGTTCAAAAACTAAAGATTGAAGATACTATTAAGAAAACTCAAGGTAATTATGCTTCATTAGATAGTATTCAAATACTTGATAATAACTGGGGTAAATTCATGATGCTATTTATGAGATGGATGCCTGAACATGTTAATCAAAGATTTGGTACAAGAAGTGTAGATATTGTGCAAGGTAAGAAGAAAATTGCTGGTAGATATAGAGGACTATTAAATAATGCTGGAGCAACTGGTATATTTGGTTCTGTTGCATTAGGAATAAGTTTTGGTCCAATTGGGGCTTTAGTGGGAGCTAGTGCTGCTATTATACCTTTTGTTATTCAGAAATGGTATTCTAAAAATGTATATGGAGAGAAAGATGTTCAAAATCATTTATTTGATATACATACAAGTATTGGATTTATGAAAGAAATATTAATTCAATCTATGAACTTACCATTAAAAATGGCTTATGGTAAAACTAATCTTGATACTATTATAAAAAATAATAAATTATATCAAAATCCAAATTTATCTCAAGATGAAGTAAAAGCATTAAAAGGTATGGCTCAAGAATCAGCTATCATGTTAACTCAATTAGTTACATTAATGTTATTAAAATCTTTATTATGGGATAATGATGATGAAGATGAAGATTATAGAAGACAATTTCATAATTTTGTTGACAATCAAGCTAATAGGTCTATTGGTAATATGTTAAATTGGAGTAATCCAAGAACACTTGTAGATGAAAATTCTAAATTAGCAATGCTAAGATATATAGGGGATGTTGAAAAATTAATTACACATATTAATGATTATTATGTAAAAGATAAAGGTAGTGCTTCTGATTTAATGTATGATTTTACTAAAATACAACCATTTATACCTGTACCTAATTCTGTTAATAAAGCAACATTTAAAGGAGAAGTTCCTGGTTTAGATAAAAAAGAATATAAAGGTAGTCAATGGTTTGATGCTTATGCTAAAGGTGAAGAATGGGTAAGTAAGAAACAACTTCAAAATAAAAGAAGTAAGTTTAAGCAAGAATATGAAGAGATAATTAGACAGAAATATGAAGCTAAAGATATACCTGAAGAAAGATTAGAAAAAATAATTGATAAACAAGTAAATAAAAGAATGGCTAAATATGATATAAAGAAAAGAAAGAATGAAACAGCAACTGAAGCTTTAAAGAGAATTGATTTTGAAGAGAAGACTGATGCTATTACTAAATAGGTAAGAGAAATTTTTTAGAAAACCCAATAGTGTAACAAACTATTGGGTTTTTTACTTAACATAAAGTGAAAATCAAACTATTATGTTTCAACATTACTATTTTAGTATTAAAAATATGGTTTTACGATACCAATATTTAATATACTATTCAAGATTTATTCACCCATCTTTAAATAATAATTGGGGTGTTGCAGGGATTTGAACCCTATCCTCCTGATTCACAGTCAGGCACTTTACCAATTAAGCTAACAACACAGTGAAAGTACTTAGATTTGAACTAATGACACTCTGCTCTTCAAACAGATGCTCTACCAACTGAGCTATACTTTCTTCTTCAAGTTAGTTAAAGTGCAACTTGATAGTAATCACTATGTAAACTTATCAGGACTCGAACCTAAAATAACTGCACCAAAAACAGTTGTGTTACCATTACACCATAAGTTTTTTCATTGTGGGTATAACATATTGATACACACTTAATCCTTAATCAAATTGTTATTAAGGCAATTGCAGAGAGTACAGGATTTGAACCTGTGAACCCCTTTTCAGAAGTTGCCTGATTAGCAGTCAGGTGGATTAAACCACTCTCCCAACTCTCTATTATGTGGACCTCAAAGGACTTGAACCTTTAACCTTTTCATTATGAGTGAATTGCTCTAACCAATTGAGCTAAAGGTCCAAATTTGCTGGATAGATAGGACTCGAACCTATACTCTACTGATTAACAGTCAGTTGCTTCACCATTAAGCTACTATCCAATATTGTGGAGAAGATGGGATTTGAACCCACATAATCTTCATTGCAAATGAAGTGCATAACCAATCATGCTCCAACCCCATAAAAAATCCTCCTATTATTAGTAGGAGGATTTATGTTTTTATAAATAAATTTAATTAATTATATACCATCAAAATCCTCCTTGAGATTACTCTCATGGTTGAAATTAAATGCTATATTTTGAATTGACTTTTTCATCTGTATTATTTATTGCAAATATATAAACTATTTTCTAATATACAAATAATTAATTAAAATTATTTTGATTTTCTTCTTTGATAGGAACAAGAACTGTTTCAGTTGTAAGAATCATTCCAGCTACAGATGCTGCATTCTCTAAAGCAACTCTAGTCACTTTCTTAGGGTCAATAATTCCAGCTTCTAGCATATCAACATAGATTCCAGTTTTAGCATTATAACCAAAATTATCAACATTATTGAGAACTTTATCTACTATCACTGAAGCTTCTAATCCAGCATTTTCTACAATAGTTCTTATAGGAGATTCTAAAGCTTTATTAATAATATTAATACCAGTTATAAAATCAGCATTCTCTGATTTTATATCTATTTCTTTTAATACATCTTTAGCTCTCAATAATGCAACACCACCACCAGCAACAATTCCTTCTTGAATAGCAGCTTTTGTTGCATGTAAGGCATCAGTAACTCTATCTTTTTTCTCTTTCATTTCTAACTCAGAAGCAGCACCAACATAAAGAACAGCAATACCACTTGTTAATTTAGCTAGTCTTTCTTGTAATTTATCTCTATTATACTTGTCTTTTACTTCAGTAAGACTATGTTTAAGATGTGCTACTCTATTATTAATATCTTCTTTATTACCAGAACCATTAATAATTAAAGTATTATCTTTATCAACATTTATCTTTTCACAAGTACCAAGATTTGCAAGAGTTGCTCCCTCTAGTGTTAATCCTGTCTCATCAGATATTAAAGAACCTCCAGTTAAGATTGCAATATCTTCTAGCATATGTTTTCTTCTGTCACCAAAACCTGGAGCTTTTACAACACAAAGATTAATCCCAGCTCTTAATTTATTCATGACAAGAGCAGCAATAATATCACTATTTAAATCATCAGCAATAATAAGTAGTGGTCTTCCAGTACTTAATGCTTGTTCAAGAATAGGAATTAATGAAGGAAATGATGTAATTTTTTTATCAGTAATTAATATTAAAGGATTTTCATACTCCACAATCATTTTTTCTTGATTAGTTGTAAAATAAGGAGATAAATATCCTCTGTCAAATTGCATTCCTTCTACAACTTCAATGTAAGTATCTGTTGTTTTAGACTCTTCAGTAGTAATAATACCTGTTTGTCCAATTTTTTCAAATGCACTAGCAATTAAATCACCAATAACTTTATCATTATTAGCTGAAATAGTAGCAATTTGTCTGATTTTTTCTATAGAATCTCCTACAGCTTTAGCATCTTTATTCAAATATTCTATCACTTTTTCTACAGCTCTATCAATTCCTTTTTTTAAATCAATAGGATTTGCTCCAGCAGTAATATTTTTTAGACCTTCAGTCATAATAGCTTGTGCTAATACTGTTGCAGTTGTAGTTCCATCTCCAGCTAAATCATTTGTTTTTGAAGCTACTTCCTTAACCATATTTGCTCCCATATTTTCTATTACATCTTGAAGATTAATATTCTTAGCAACAGTAACTCCATCATTAGTAATATCAATATCTCCAAATGCACTTTGAATAACTACATTTCTTCCTTTTGGTCCAAGAGTTACTTTTACTGCATTAGCTAATTTATCTACTCCTCTTTTTAATCCACCTCTTGCTTCAATATCAAATTTAATTTCTACACTCATTTTATTCTATATTTATATTAAATGGTTTTAATAATTTACCATTTTCATCAATTTCTAATAAAACTTCTTGAATCATTCCATCATCATAATAATTATCAATTTGGTCTTCTGATTCTTTTCCTAATGATTTTAATGCTTCTTCTTTTGTATTGTTCAATTCTACTGAATTAGAACCATCTCCACAATCCCATGCTGAAAGCCATAATTTTATTCTCATTATAATTGTTTTTTATTAGTTACCATGAAAATATCATCCTGTTTCATCATTAAAAATTTACCTTCTGGTAAATCAATATCAATTCCAGAATATTTACCAAATAAAACTTCATCTCCTGGCTTTACAACCATATCAATATCTTTAGTTCCTGGTCCTACCAAAACTACTTCACCTTTCATAGGTTTTTCTTTTGCACTATCAGGGATATAAATTCCTGATGCTGTTTTAGTTTCAGCTTCTGCTGATTTAATTAGCACTCTATCTGCTAACATTTCATTATTTGTCATTTCATTTTTGTTTAAATATTGTTCAATTTCATCTTTTAATTTACCTGGTACTAAATAAACATCTTGTGTACTTCCATTTTCTAAAGAAAATCTTATACCAATAAGTTCAGTTTTACCTTTTTTTATCATGGTATATATAAATTAGTTGGATTGTCTTTATGAATCTCAATATCTTTATAATTTTCACTAAACTCTCTTAAATCAAAAGGTTTTGTAATTAAATGTAATCCAGATTTTGAAGGAATATAAACAATAGTGTTTTTACCATCTGGTTTAGAACTATTAATTAAGTCTTCCATACACATTAAATATTCATAAGTTTTATCACCATCTATATCAAGAATCCATTTCTTTTCATTATCATTATGACCTAATCCACAAGCTCTATCATAAGATGCTTTTAAGAATTTATACTCTCTATTCATCATAGTATTAGCTAAATTGGTCATAGCTTTAAAACCTACTTTCTCATAAGACCTCTTATTTAATCTAATAGAAGCTCTTGCATTAAAAACTTCACATAATTTTTTAATTTCATCATAATGACTAATTAAATATTCTTCTGAATTTATGTAATAGTTTTTAATAACTCTACTATTGCTACCTATTTGTGGATTCTCTTTCTTTCTTTGAAGAATCTGAAGATAATAAAAATCATCTTCAGATTCAAATTTTAAGAAAGGTAATATTAATCTTAAATTATCAACCATTATTTTTTAGAATCATATTCAAGATTCATTACTTTAGCTGAAAAACTACTATCAAGAGTTCTGACTACTATACCTTCAATCATATTTTCTTTAAAATATTTATTACAGGTATTTATTAAATGGTCTTTTGAAACAAATGGTTGCATAAATACAGTTTTTACTTTTTCAAACTGTAATGTAGAAGGTGGAGCTGAAAAATAATTTAAAACTCCTCTAAATTCTTCATCACTTTGTCTAACTGCTATATTATTTTCAAATTTATCTAAACCAAAAAACTTAATATTAGCTTTTTCTTTAGATGCTGGATTATTTTTATTACCAGAACCTTTAAGACTTCCACCATTTAATTCTCCTCTTAACACCCAATTTTCCATTGAAGATTTTATAATTTCATTTAGATATGGTTTACCATATTTTACAAAATCATCATCATTCTCAACTTCTTCATAAATTTTTAAATCAGGTATAATACCAAATACAGATTTAATCCATTCCCAAATAGTTGGTTTTCTAAAATCCACTACTTTTTTGATAGTTAAAAGTTTATTAACATTTCTTGAACAAATAAATCCTTCACCATTCTTAATGCCAATAGTTATAGAACTTCCATCTATTTTTTCAGTACCTACTAAAATAACTGGATAACCTATTTTGTTTTCTAAATGATTCCAAAGATTATTAATATTTTCTTCATCAGTTTTATAAACTCCTTCAGGAAATACTTTACCAGCACCAATTTTAATACCATATTTATTAGTATGTTCTGGTTCTTCATATTTAGTAATTTTTAACATCTCTGTTAAATCTAATAAACTAAAACTATCTGAAAATATATCAATTTTAATTAAACCTAAATAATTTAAAACTTCATTTAAAGGTAATAAAATACCATTACTATAAACAGGGTCTCCATTTGGTACTTTAGAAAGATTAAACTTTTTAGCTCTAATTCTTCTTGCTTGACCACCAACTTTACCTAACATTGATTTACTTTCATCACCATTAGGTCTAATGAATGAATCAAATAAACTTATATCAGATAGGTTATAATCAGGTTGAATAAGTACAGCTTTATCACCTATCTGGTATAAAGTTTTGTTTGCTACTAATTCATATCCTACTTCTTCTAATGCTATTAGTTCAATAGCATTAGCTTGTTCTTCTCCTTTAAATAAAGGAATTTTGTTTTTAATTGTTACTATTTGTACAGCACTCATATTATTTAATTAATTCTATTAATAATTTAGGTTGATAATCAACTACTTCACAAGATACATTTACATATCTTGCATCATCAAGACTATTTTCATGTACATGACCATGTATATTATACTTAACTCTATAATCTAATTCACTTGTATGAATAGGATAATGAGTTAAAAATACTTGACCAAGTTCCTTATGTTTATATTTAAACATTCCACATACAGAATTTACATATTTAAGTAATTCTGGTATATGTTGGGGTTCATCATGGTTTCCAAGAACTACTTTCTTGATACCATTAAGTCTATTTAGTATTTCATAATTAGACTTTTCCATAGTTATATCTCCAAGAATCCAAGTAACATCTTTTTTAGATACTACTTTATTCCATTGACTTATAATATGTTCATTCATAGATTCTGCATTAGTAAAACCTCTTTTTATAGCCATATTAGTATGATGAAAATGTGTATCTGAAATAAATCTAACTACTGACATTTTTTAACTCAAATTGAAAACTATTATTCCATATAGTTTTATCATTTATTTTCAATTCAATAGTAGATTTACCATTATTTTCTACTACTGGTAAAAATTCTTCTGTTTCATTAATAACTTCCCATTCTACATCAAAATTAGGATTTGAATAAGCAATATCTAAAGGTAAAGTACCTTCATTTAATTGTTTTATCATTTCTTCTTTTGTAATTGTTTCATTTGGAAATTTTAATTTACACCAAGTTGTACATTTATAATATAATTCCATAATTTAAAATCTAATAAAATTATATTGAATACCTATTCCAATAAATACTTGAGGTTGAAAATTGTTTCCAATACCATAATAAACTCCTGGTCCTATACCTATCTTTTTAATAGGTTTAGTTTCAACTTGATAAGTTCTTAATTTAGTTGTTTCTGAAAATGGATTCAAATTAATTACTTCCACAAAAGGTTTTTTAGGTTTAAACCAACCTTGAGATTCTTCTCCAATAATAACTGAATATTCATTAATAATTTTTTGTGTAAGATGTAAAGAATCTTTAGTGGCAATAGCATTACCTATTACCCATACTTTTTCTTTTTTATCTTTTAACAATATATCATATAAATATTTATGTGTCTTTATTGTATCATTATCTATTACTTTTGTCTCTATTGTATCTTTTTTGATACTAAATGAATTATCAATTTTAGTTTCAGATGTAAAATTAGTTGCACTACCTTTACTATCTAATTGTTTTTTATACTTTTTAACTAATTCTTGTAGTTCTATAATTTGTTTGTCCTTAACTTCTAAATCAATAAAATCTTTTGCCTTACTTTCAATAACATTATTTGTAGTATGATTTAGACTATCTTTATCTTTAAATGTTTTTTGATTATCATTCAAAATAGGATTTACTAATTTACTATTATCATTCTTATTGAAACAAGTATATAATAACAATAATAACCCAATACATAACATTATTAAGAATATTCTTTTAACTTTTTTTAAAGAATCATCAAATTCTTTTTGTTCTTCTGTTGTCATAATTTTTCTTTTTTACATATTTCATCTAACCAAAAATCTAATACATCCCAATTAATACCTTCATTTGCATCATGTTTTTGAATCATTTTTTCAAGAGCATCTTCAAATTTTGTTGCATCATAAATATTTTTCCAATTTGATTTTTCTCTTTGTTTAGCTCTCATTTTAAAATCATCAGCATCCCAAACAACACTTTTCCATTTTGGTACATAGTTTTGTTCAATCTCTTTGATAACTTGCATCATACCATCTCCTTTAGCTTTTTCTTTGGAATTGCCAAAATCTAAAAGTTCTTGTGCTTGTTCTTTTAATTCTTTTATTGTTATCATAAAATTAGTTTAAAAGAGAGGATTTAATTATCCTCTCTATCTGCAAATTTGTCAATTTGTTCATTAGTAAATGTGTTAGAGAAATCAACAGAATTACCATATTTATTCAATAAAGTAATAATACCTGTTTCATAGTCAATTTTAATTTGATTTCCTTTTTTATTTACATAATATTGTTTCTCACTATCAGTTTCTTTGAATTGAAACCCCATCATTGTGATATAATCTACAAATGATTTCTCTACTGAAAAAAATTTAGCCATAATAATATATAATTATATGATTAATAATAATTTAGAAAACTCTTTGTTAATTATTGTAGTTGGATATTAGTGTGTTCCACTACTACCAAACCCATTTTCTCCTCTATCAGTTACACTAATTTCTAATTCTTCTTCTGGAATTATTCTTGCTGAAATAGAAGGAACAAATTGAGCAATTCTTTCTCCTCTATCTACTTGATTTAAAAATGGTGTAGAATTATAAATAATAACTCCACAACTACCTCTATAATCAGAATCAATAGTACCAGGAGCATTAGCAATCATTAGTCCTCTTTTTAAAGCTACTCCACTTCTTGCTCTTACTTGAATTTCAAGTGATTGATTCATGTCAGCAAGAGTTAAACCTGTATGAAAAAGAATTCTTTCAAAAGGTCTTAATTTAATATAACCTCTTTCATTAAATCCATCTTGCATTTTTTGTAGCTTTTCTCCTGTAATTTCTGTATCACCTTTGTAAGCTTTAAGAATACTATGAGCAATTACATCAAATCCTGATGCTCCTGTTGATTCATATTTTGGTAATTTAACACCTTCTTCTAATTTAAACTTTATCATCTTCTTTTTTTGTTTTTATATACAGACTATATATCCAACACTGTGTTCCTAAATAGCTATACATGATTATTAAAAATTAACTTCACAAGCTCCTGAACTACAAGCCATACCTGATAATTCATCTGCCTGTAAATATTTTTCAGTATAATTTATCTTGTTGAAATCTATTGGTTTGTTCTTCAAAACTCTGTTTATTTTAACCCATTTATGATATAAATGAATATCTTTCAAACAATCTGTTGCTTTAGTTAAATTACCTTTAAAATAATTCTTTGCAAATTTCTTGATTCTAGCTACAATATCTTTCTTTACCATTACAGTAATTCTATCTCCTGTTAAAATAAAATCTCTATCAGTTACAGCAGAACATACATCCCATAAATCATCATTGAAACAATGAAGTGCATCAACTACAAGACCAGAAGCAAATATAGATGCATCTCCATATTTTTCCACTAATTGTGTAATATTAAGAACTTCTACAAATGGAGCTTGTTTATAAGCTTTATCTCCTGTATCAGCTAAAAAAGAAAGTCCACAAAAGTATTCTTTATTTTCAAAAATATAATCAAAAGTTTTATCCCAATCTTTTATAGAAACAGTATTACTCACATTATGAGTAACTCTTGAACTATAACCTTGCAGTTTATTTGTTCCTTCTAATACCCAATATTTATAAACAGTTTGTACTGCTTTTAGAAATTCAATTTCATCAACTTGAGATTTCACTACTGTTTCTGGTGTTTCTTCCATAGGAATAAAACAAGCATAATCTGTATTAGTTGGACTCCAGACTCCTTGCTCTAACAATTCAGAATAATTTTCATTAAGATACTTTGCCATAGGTGTATCTTTATTTAATTGAATAGTTCTGAAATAATTATGAGCATGAGCAGGATGAATACCTGAAGCTGTTTTAGCAAGCACTGAAGCATTACCAGAAGGTTTAACACATGTAGTTCTTGCTGATTGGTTAATACCAATTAATTTTGCAATTAATTCATTTGTTTCTCTAACAATTTTTGCACCATTCATTAATACTTCTGGATTTAATAATACATCAGGATTATTCATTATACCTGTAATAGATACTCCTAATAAAGATTCCCATCTTACTAATTCTTCAGTATCTTTTCCTAAGAAAGAAAAATCTGTATAACTAGCTTGAAAAGTTCCTATAATAGCAGCATTATGACATGCATCATAAAATTTCTCAGGTGTATCACATTTAGAACCAATAATTTCATTAAGATTACAGAATGACCAACATGATTTTCCTGTAAATGGATTTCTTGGTATAAATCCAATTTCAACACAAGGATTACACATCATATCAATATCATCTACTAATAGTATTCCTGGTTCACCAAATTGTTTAATAAATTCTTTATAACTATCAAGTTCTTCTTTTGTTAAAGAATTCTTTAATATTTTAGCAGAATTATTAGCTCTAGCTCTCCAAGGTGTATCAATAAACCAATTACCTGTTTTACAAGATAACATTAATTTATCATCTTTATCAAATAAAGAGATTAATGCACTTCTTCTAACTCCTCCAGATAATACAGCATCAGATAGAATACAAATAATATCATGACAATCTAATGATGTTAGGACATTATCACCATTATTAATTTTAGCATCAAGAAGTTTTTCAAGCAAATCTAATGATTTCTTTAATCCTTCTGGTCCTGGAGCTAAAAACTCTCCAGCAATTAATGCTCCTCTTTCTCTAATTAGAGAATAATCAAAAAGAACTTTTTGAGCATCTGGAGTAAAATAAGACATCATTAACATATCAATAGCTATTGCCCAGCCTTCAATACTATCTTCAACAGTATGAACAAATTTACCATCTACCTCTCTTTTAGAAATTTGTGGTAATTGACTAACAAATCTATTTTCTACTGAAAATCCAACCCCAGCTCCATTTAGTAATACCCACATAATCTCTTTAAATACTTCTGGTCTATCAATATAAGTAACAGAACAGTTATATAATTTAGTATTATGTTTTAATATACTTTTTTCTCTAAATTGAAGATTTCTTTGTG